TGGGTGGATAAGAAAGTAGCTCCCAATCGCGTCAAAGTAGCTAAAGAAGTCATTGCTAAATATGACCCCTCGCAATGGTTGCTGTCGCATGCGAGCATCATGGCCTCTGTAGATGTAGACCTCGCTGATCCTAAAGATAAAAAAAGTGATTATTTGATAAAGCCTGAGTACTCCATTTTTGTAAACAATAACGGGGACAGCTGGGAGAGGGAACTGCTCAGGGCAGCGTCTAAATCATTTTTGGGGGCTGATAACTATATCGAACATTGTCAGATAAGCGAATTGTCAAAAGGTAAAGTAATTGACGTGGCTCTGAGAGAAGTCCCTTTTATAAAAGATCAGGACGGAAAAGATCTCACGACTCTATATGTAGATATATTGATCGCTACTAACAGAAAACATAAAGACATAGTAGATAAAATAAGTAGTGGAGAATATTGCGCTTTGTCAATGGGCTGCCAAATTCAATTTTCCATTTGTACACAGTGTGGTCGTAAAATAGAGGATGAGACCCAGGCGTGTAAAGATATTCGTTATTTCAAGCATAATACTTACTATGATAAAAACGGTATCAAGAGAATAGTCGCTGAGCTCTGTGGACACAAAAGCGATCCCGATAGCTGCAAGTTCATTGATGCGAGCTGGGTCCGTAAACCGGCGTTCGAGGGTGCCGTCCTGAGAAATATCCTCAATATGGGAGATACAGCTTCTCAGGATGTCGGTGACAAGATACAGAAAGCCGTAGCGTTCCCGAGTTTCGAGTATGCGCCGGGTATGTATCTGAAAGCAGCCTCTGCAGCGGCGAAGTCCGTAGTGAATGAGATAGAGGCGCAGGAGGAAAAAGCCCCCGCCCCTCCTAAAGATGACATCGGGTTCCCGGAAGCCCCCGCAGAATCTAAAAAGGCCCCCGAAATAGATATGCCCCCTCCTGAAGAAACCGCTCCGAAGGAAGAGGCCCCCGCGGAAGAACCACCACCTGAAGAAGCTCCTGCAGCTCCTCCCTCTCTCGGTGGGAAAATGGGAGAGCCGGGCGCTGCTCCTGCTCCAGAACCTCAAATAGAAGAGCCTAAAGAAGATGCGACGGTGAATGAAGTCAAAGACATGGTGAAGAAACAGATTCTGAATCAAATCCGTCGTGAGCTTTTAAAGGACCAAGCTAAGGAGCCGGGACAGGAACGTCCGACTGAGATGGAAAACGCTTCGAATAGCTCTCTGGTAAAACAGGCAGGTTTTCAGAAAGTATTGCTGGCATCTAAAAAGTCAGGCAATGACAGACTCCATAATGGTCTGATGATTCTTTCGAATTTGAATAATTGGAAGCAATTTAAAAAATACGGATATAAAAGAGATGATGTACTAGGGCTGTTATACTTTGTGGATAAAAATGCTTCCAGTCAGCCAGTGGGAATGGATGCCGTAAAAGCGCTTTCCAAAGTCAGACTGGGATCAGAGGGACTAGTGCCTTTTTTCACTGAAATCATAGTGGAAACAGGCAGGAGACCTCGAAAGGTGGAAGCTAAGAAAATCGCGGCATGGGCCAAAATCCTTTCAAATTTCGAATGATTTTAAAGAGTTTTCGTAATAATCTATTAATAATGGAATTTTAGATGAATTAAGAAGACTCTTAACTAGTCATATATCCTTTCATCAGGAGGAGCCACATGTCAAGAGAACGGTTGACAAGTCGTACTGCTGAAGACCTCAAGGCAAAAGCGGGTACGCAGGTGTCCGATAAAGGCACTGGTATCGACAATGATACTGCTGCTATGAATAGTCCCGAGCATACGAAGAATGATCCGAAAGTCGATCAGTATGCCAAGGGTGATCCCTCTGCATGGGGTGAGGACGTAGCTGCTCAGAATTGGCCGTCACAGAATAAAGGCGGAGAGAAACGTGAAGATACGGGTCATGCTGAACTCATCGACAAGCATGCTGCCGCGGAAGCAGTCGCCTCTGCAAAAAGACTCGAAGAAAAAGCTGTGAAATGCATCATCGCCGCTCAGAGAGTACTCCCTGGTGCCACGGAAGAAATGATCGAGAAACAGGCCGCCATTTTCATGCATCTGCCTCAGGAAGGTCTGGATGGTACGCTGGCCAATCAGGAAGAGCTCGCCAAGCAGATCAGCAAACAGGCCTCGAAAGCTGCTGAAGAATCTGAAGAGGAAAAGAAAGAGGATGACGACGAAGATAAGAAAAAAGCAGCTGCTGAGCTCGCTGAGAAGCAGGCAAAACTCGAAACTCTGAAGAAACAGGCGTCTGAGATACAGAAAGAAATCGAAGCCATGGACCAGAATGCTAAAGCTAATAAGAACTGGCCGACCGGTAAGAAGACTGAAAAGAAGGCTGGTGAGGAAGAGGAAGAGAAGGAAGAAAAAGAAGAAGAGAAAGATAAAGATGCCGCTACTGCATGTGTGAAGGAAGATAAGAAAGAGGACAAGAAGGAAGATAAAGCGGCTGCCAAGGAAGAAAAAGAAGAGGAAGAGAAGGAAGAAAAAGACGCGGCCAAGAAAGACAAAAAGGAAGAAGAGGAAAAAGAAGACGATAAGAAAGAAGATAAGGCCGCAGCCAAGGAAGAGAAAAAGGAAGAAAAGGAAGAAAAGGAAAAAGAAGAAGATAAAGATGCGTCTGAGAAGAATCTCCTCGACCAGATTTTCGGGGAAGTGCTAGCATCTGATACCAAAAAAGGTGCGACGAAACTCTCCGGCATGGTCAAGAAAGAAGCCTCTGAGCAGGTAAATGATCTCACTGGTCTGTGGGCATCCGCTCCTGACGTAAGCAATATGTTCTAAATGACAGGGCGGAACACTCCGCCCTGTTTTGATAAACACAACCCGCCTCTGAGTAGGGGATAGGGTAAGAAATATTAAACTGGAGGCTCAATATGATCGGTGAATCAAGCGGACTAGCACCTGATAGGGGTTTAAATATCCTCTATCGCGTGACAATGAATACGTTGATGAATCTGACTGAGACTGACCTGACACAAGCAAATTACAATAATGGTCATGCTGAATCAGTGATAAATACACGTCTCAGCCCCAATACACCTAAAGGTCTCCTCGCGGGCTCGATCGTGTCAGCGAGTGCGACTGCAGGCGCAGTAGAAAAATGCGTCGGTGGTGGACGTCCTGGTAACTATCCTCTCGGTATCGTGATTAATAATGCCGTGGGATATCCTTTCGAATCCAGCTCCGGCGTAGCGAGTGGAAAGTGCCCATATCTGCATGGAGCAGGCACAGTGTTTTCGACGGATCTTTATGAGACATTTAACACCAGCAGTGTGGCTCTAGCGTATGCAGCTGGAGATTCTTTGTATTGTTCCCGTAACGGTCTTTTGGAAAATTCCGACGAAACTTCTAATCTCATAGTGGTCGGTATCGTTTTGATCGCTCCGTCGACGAGTGATCCGTTCATGGTCGTACAGTTGAGAATCTAAGTAGGAAAACGGACATTCAGATTGGATAGATGCCGCTGAGTGTCTCAAACAAAATAAACAGGAGGTTAACATGATTGGTGAAGCAAGCGGACTAGCCCCCGATAGAGGCCTAAACATCCTCTACAGAGTCTCGATGAACACGCTCATGAATCTGACCGAGACTGATCTGACTCAGGCGAATTTCACAAATGGTAACGCCGAGACAATTACAAATACCCGTCTCAGCGCCAACACGCCTAAAGGTCTTCTCGCAGGTTCAGTCGTGAAGTGCAGCACTACTGCCGGTGCAGTTACAAAGGCAATCGGTGCCGCCAGTGAAGGTGCCCTTGGTATTGTGATTAACAATGCTGTGGGATATCCTTTTGAATCCAGTTCCGGTGTAGCAAGCGGAAAGTGCCCGTATCTGCATGGTTCTGGTACAGTGTTTTCGACGGATCTTTATGAGACGTTCCTTCAGGATGGCTCGACGGCTTTGGCATGGGCTGCTGGAGATGCTGTCTGTGCGTCACGTAATGGTCTTCTTACGAGATACGCCGTGAATCAGACCTCTGCCAATGAAGTCATTGGTATCGTTTTGATCGCTCCGTCGACGAGTGATCCGTTCATGGTAGTGCAGATGAGAATCTAATACGTTTGATGATGTTCGGATTGGATACACGCCGCCGATCATCACAAATATAACCCATAATAGGAGGTTTTAAATGGAAGGTAACATCAGCAATGAACTGAAACAGCAGATCATTGGTGAGTACATCAAGACTGCTGCGGGTCGTCAGAAGCTGGCGGCCTCAATGGTGCAGCCTCTACGTCTGCGTAGGGACTACACGTCAGTCGCACGTAAGGCGTTTCTCGTAGAACAGCTGCCCGATGGCGCACTGCCTATCTACGATAAAGACCCGAACGTGACGGCTTTCGTGGTCGGTGAAGAAGGCGAAAACATTCTCGCGATTACCAAACCGCGCCGTGTGATTTTCCCGTTGTTCGAAATTGCGTCGAACCCGGAAATTCCATTGACACAGGTCAAAGAGCGTCGGTTCGACCTCATTGAGAGGGCACAGGATCTGGCGAAAGCTCAGATACAGGCTGCGGAAGATGGGCGTGCTTTTGATGTGATGGACGCGGTGTCCCAGAATGGTTTCGATAATCTCGGTACAGCCTATACAAATGCTCAGGTGAATGCGGTCGCTCCTCTGACACCCCCGAACCTGATCGATGCATTTGCTCGTATTGAGACGCACGACCTGAGGGCTGCTCGCGTGTTCATGAATGCGCTTGATTTCGCTGACCTGAGGAAGTGGGGTCGTGATGTGTTCGATATCGAGGCACAGGCACAGATTCTGAAGACCGGTCTGATGGGTTCTGTGTGGGGTGCTCAGATCATCGTCTCTCGTAAAGTCACTCCGGGTTATGCGTATGTGTGTGCAGAGCCGGAGTTCTTCGGGAGGATCCCAGTCCGTACCGAGTTGACGGTGCTCAGTGCGGATGATCCAAAGGCGAGACGCATAGGGTTTAGCGTCTTCGAAAATTTGGGGATAGGTTGTCATAACCCACTTGCTATTACTCGTGTTAAGATTGCTCGCTAATGTAGAGTGTTAATAGCAATTGTAAAGTAAAAAAGGTCCTAATAATTTTAGGGCCTTTTTTATTTGTTTTTCTGATCCAAATGCAGTATATTTAGAATATTAAGTTTTCGAAGTGTTAACGACCCTTAAATAAGGGTCGTGGTGAGTAAAGGTATTATAAGCCAACTTTTGAAAACCACGATTAAAATGGAGACTAGAGTGGTCAAGATCATCACCTGTAATTCCGAAAGGGATTTAAAAGATCTCGTAAGAGATGGTGATGGTCGTTTGAAGACAACTGAACCTATTGCCCGTGGCAGGGTAAGAGATATAGAGGGTGCTTCCCTAGCTCTCTCTCCCTCTATAGGTCAGTCTCGAAGGGAGCAATTACCTGAATTATCTGCAAAGGTTATTCAGAGAAAGGTACCAGTAATGGTGCCAGTTTTATCTGTAGAGGGGAAACCGCTTATGCCGTGTCATCCGGCAAGGGCGCGTGAACTTATTAAAAAGAAAGGAGCAAAAGAGAGATGGTATCGAGGTATTTATGCGATTCAGCTTATTCACAAGAATGGGAGTTTTTTACAGAATTCAGTATGTGGTATTGATTCAGGATTTTATAGGGAAGCATTTACGATACAATCTGTTGATCATACTTATTTAAATGTACTTTCTGATGCTGTATGCTGGGTAAGTACAAGAGTTGAAAATAGACGAAACTCTCGTAAATCTCGTAGAGGAAGAAATCTTCCCTGTCGAAAAAGTAGGAGTAATCGGATGAATAAAAAGTCATGGTTAGCTCCTTCGATTAAAAGCAGGTGGGATATTAAATTAAGAATTATTGATTTTTTAAAGAAGTTATATCCTATAACAACTTATGTTATAGAGGATATAAATGCGAAAAATAAAAAGAATTGTAGGAGATGGAATAGGGTTTTTTCTCCGTTACAGACAGGTAAAAATTGGTTTTATTATAGAGTAGAAAAAACAGGTGAATTGATACTAAAAAAAGGGTACGAAACATATATTCGTAGGGATTTATTTGGTTTTAAAAAGTTAAAGGATAAGTTTTCTGAATCTTTTTATAGTCATAATATTGATTCTTGGGTATTAGCAAGTTTTGTGACGGGGAAAAGAGATTTAGATATGACTAAGGTGTTTAGGATGGTTCCTCTTAAATTTCATAGAAGAGTACTTCATAATTTAAGCCCTGCAAAAGGCGGCTATAGGAAAAAATTTGGTGGAACTATGTCTTTAGGATTTAAGAGGGGGTCGGTTATATATCATAAGGAGTTAGGCTATGCTTATATAGGGGGTACGGCAGACGGGAGAGTTACGATACATAATATAGTGACTGGAAATATTCTTACATCACGGGCATTTCCTGCTGATTGTAAATTTATATACTTTAATAATTGGAGGACGGTATTTATTGATGAGTGTGGAAATTTTATTGGTAAGAGACATCGTGATATTTTTTTGAAAATAGAATACTGTACTCCTGAAATAATAGAAAAGAAAAGACAGACAAATTTAAAACGTTATGGTGTAGAAAAGTATACTAATCGGGAGCAAGCGAAAAAGACTTCTTTAGAGAGATATGGAGTAGAGTACACATGTGCTGTCCCGGAAATTATAGAGAAAAGGGTAGCTACTCTTATGGAAAGGTATGGTAGGGTTTTTAATGTAGATGAGCCGCATAATAAGTTTCATTTGGAAAATAAAGAAAAATTCATACAGGATTATGAATCCGGGTTGATTTTAGGAGATCTGGCTATTAAATATAAAATTAGCGAACCCACATTAAGTCGTATTATTAAAGATTTGGGATTGAGTCGTACTGTAGTAAAAGCAAAATCTTATGTAATAGATACTCCTTCAGAAGCCACATCAGATTATTTGAAAGCATGCCTTGAAAATAATAAAATCCTTTCTTTTTATGAGTATGGTAAGATAAAGGGGCAACAGTATTGTACTAAGATGAAAAGATGGTTTAATAAAGGTAGACTCTACAATAATTTACTTGAAGAGTTAAAGTCAGTAGCTCTATGCGCTGAAGAGCACGAGACTTTTTTAAACAAGTTAAGATAACTATGTCAGCTTTTGAAATAAAAACCACGGATAAAGACACTATACTCTATAACAAATATGGTGTTTTTTCTAAAAATGAGCTATTTCAGCAGTTGAAGGAAGGAATGCTTACAGAGAAAGAACTAGGGAGTATATATGATCTGAGCGCATTTCAAATGAGGTTGGTTTTAAAATTTTTGAGTATAGATTATAGATGCCCTTTGAATGAAACGAGAGTACACGATCCTATTGTTTCTTCATCGATGCATCAAGTCTTGGTAGGCACGTTACTTGGTGATAGCTATATGAGGCATCCTAAAGAGTTTGGGATAAGCCATAGTATCAATCAGATGGACTATTTGTATCACGTCGCTGAGCAGTTGGGGGATTTTGTTTCTACAGTAGAGTACAAAGAGTTAACATTTGGAGTAGCTTTAGATTTTTGGACGCACAGACATAGTGTTTTTGTATCGTATTTCGATAGATTTTATTCTAGGGGAAAAGAAAAAAAGTATATTACCGAGGGATCAGCATACGATTTAGAACCTGAAGGCTTGGCTTATTGGTTTATGGATGATGGAAAGTTTGGTGATTATGGTATGAATTTATGCGTTGGAAATATTTCTGACGAGGAAGGTGCCCTATTAGTGAATTTATTATACAATAAATTTGGTATTGTATCCACTTTTCAGATACACGATGCTGCACGAGGTTATCACAATCTTTATATAAAAGCAGAGAGTAGGAGTCGTTTTATTGAAATTATTGAGCCCTATATCATTCCGTCTATGCGATATAAACTGACTGGAGAAAAATATCCTAAGTTATACCAAAAAAGTGATATAGCAGAAAGGCATATATCATATTGTAAAAAAGTAGGTAGGACTGTTAGATTTTCTGGGGACAGAACAGTGGAGAGTTCTATAAGATCTCATTCAGCTATTTTCAGTAAAAAAGAGTTGTATGTGCAGCAGGTTAAGGAAAAAGTTAGGAATCGATGTTTAATATCTCATAAGGATATGAGAGTATGCTAGAAATCCGCCCAATCAATCTTAGTGATATCCCTCCGGAGATTGTTTCTGAAGGTAAAAAGAAGGGGCTTATTTTCAGGGACTCGGGCAACGCCTTTTATTTTGGAGGGTTCATTGATGGAAATCTGGTGACCTTAAGCTGCTTAATTATATATAAGAACAAGAATGCGACGATTAAGGCCAATTTCACTTTGGAAGAACACAGAGAGAAGGGCTATTTCTCGGAACTGAATAAGTACGTTTTGGCCTATGCCCGGGACCACGGCGTGGAAGTTATTAACCTGAACTGTTTGGAAGATTCCGTGGACATACATGTTAAGCAGGGGGCCCGGGTATGGAAGACTACCAAGAACATATTCTGGCTGATGTACGATAAAGGATTCTGATATGGATAACAGAATCTTTTTCTCAAAGGATGTGAATGGGCTATTGGAGGCCCAGTTCGGTTCGGATTTTGGAAATGATACTATTGTGGCCTATCATGCGATGTATGAGAAGCCCGAGGTTAAGGCGGGGAAAGTGGTAGAGTGGGAAAAGTACAAGGGCATTTACAGTACTCTGGAGCCCTCCCGGATTGTTCTGATCGGGATCAACCGGATGATTGTCCCATCGAACCGGTGTGATTTTATACATGCACATCTTACTGTTTTGACCCCTCAGATTCCTAAAATTGTGATAGACACCGCTCCTTTCATAGGGGAACCATGGCGGCTATATTTCCATTATCAGGTGGCTAATTGTTTCAGCAAGTTTGGAGCGAACTACAGTTATCCGATTGAGGGGGAATGGCGTCGATGGTTTGAGCGGGATATAGATGAGTGTCAGTTCAGCCCACAGAATTTGAAAGACCGCATAATCAATACTCATTCTGATTTGTCGTCGCTGGTGACCAGTTTTGAGTTGGTTACTCCGTCTCAGGAGGATTTGGAATGGTATGGGGAGGCACGGAAATTCGAGTTCGATAAGTTTAGGGCCCCGAAGATGTTGATATTTAATCTGCTGAAGGCATCCAACAAGCATTTTGGGTTGGATGTTTCCTATGACAGTTACTTGACGAATCAGGTTTACAGGGTTCCGGACATCGGGATTTACCGGTTCATAGTTGAGGAAAATCGAAGGCGGATGGGCATTTACAATCTCTTTACTGCAGTATGAAGAAGTATCATCCGACAAAGAATGTTTTGGAGGCTGCTCGGGAGCGGGTGTCGCTCATTTTTGATAATTTTAAGGACATTAGTGTTTCGGTAAGTGCGGGTAAGGACTCAACTAGTCTGTACCACCTGTTTCTTCAGGAGGCGATCAAGCGGGATAGGAAAATCCATGCTTTTTTTCAGGATCAGGAGGCGGAGTATCAATCCTCGATTGATTTGATGAAGATCATGATGAAGCATCCCAATGTAATTCCTGAGTGGTATCAGGTTCCAATATATCTGACTAATGCGACCTCATATACGGATTACTTTTTGTATGCCTGGGGGGAAGGGGAGCAATGGATTCGGGAGAAGGATCCTATGGCGATACATAAAATTGAGGGGGAGTATCCTAAAAGGTTCTATGAGTTTTTCAAGTGGTATGAGAAAAAGAATATGGATGCGGCCTACATTGTGGGGTTGAGGGCTGAGGAGGGGATTACCCGGTATCGGGCGGTTACCAAATTTCCGGGATGGCAGGGGTTGAAATGGAGTACGGTTTCTGATGGGGTAAATAAATTCTATCCTCTGTATGACTGGGCGGTTTATGATATCTGGAAGTTTCTCTATGAATACAATATCCCATATAATAAGATTTACGATCTTATGTACATGAACAATTACAGTCTGTATTCCAAAATGCGGGTATCGAATTTGATTCATGAGAAGGCATATAAATGTTTGGTGGATTTGCCGAGATATGAGCCTGATACGTATGAGAAACTGTGTCGGAGAATTGGGGGGATTGCGACGGCGTCTAGATATGCCTCTGAGAGAGTGATGTTTAATAATAGGAAATTGCCGAGTCATTATAAGACTTGGCAAGAGTTTAGGGATTTTTTATTGGAGAACATTCCGAATGAAGATCAGAGGGAGCGGTTTCGAGCTCGGTTTGAGAGGCAGAAAAAGGATGAGCGCATGTATCGATTTCAAGTTGGGCAATTGCTTCTAAATGATTACGAGGGGAGCAAATTGATTGATACGAAAAAGGATGAGAAGGTTCAGCGGGAAAAGGAAAAGTGGATGAGGATACTTTAGGTTATGATAACAATAGATAATATGAATATTTTGGCACATAAGTATGGCGGTAAGTGCTTATCCAGTGCCTATTCAGATTAGAATACTAAACTCAAATGGGAATGTAAAAATGGCCATGTATGGGAAGCTTGTTCTAAAGGAATAAGGGATGGTCATTGGTGCCCAAAATGTGCTGGCAGGGGTTTTACAATTAAAGATATGAATGACTTTGCTAAGTCAAAGGGTGGAAAATGTCTTTCGTTAGAATATATCGGTAGTAGAAAATCTCTTAAATGGGAGTGTTTAAAAGGACATACATGGACTTCCTCTTATTATTGGGCTCAACGAACGTGGTGTGCTGAATGTAATCAAATAGAGAAAAATAAGAGCACTTTAGAAGAAATGAGGAATATTGCGAGAAAAAGGCATGGAAAATGCCTTTCTGAAGAATATCATCCGAATAAGAAATTAAAATGGGAGTGTAAACAGGGCCATATATGGGAGGCGGTTGGTTTTAAAATAAAAAGGGGGAATTGGTGCGCGATTTGTTCAGGGAAACAAAAATTCTCTGTTAAGTATTTACAGCAAACGGCTAAAAATAGAGGGGGCAGAGTTGTTTCGGACAGATATGTAGATGCACACAGTAAAATTCTATGGGAGTGTGCTTATGGCCATAGATGGGAGGCGAGATTATGTGACATTAAGAACCATAAAAGTTGGTGTCCTTTTTGTACCGGGAAGAAAACTATAGAACATATGCAAAAATGGGCTGACAAATATAAAGGGGAATGCCTATCTGAAAAGTACGTCAATTCAAGAACTGAACTTAAATGGAAATGTAAAATTGGTCATATTTTTTGGAAAACTCCCCAAATTGTTCAAAGGGGCGGTTTTTGTCCCGAATGCTCCTCTTTCGAAAGTGAACAATTTTGTCGCGAAATTTTTGAGGAATTATTTGGCCAAGAATTTCCTAAAAAATGGCCAAAATGGTTAAAGAGATATGATACGGGGGTGACATTGCAACTTGATGGTTATTGTGAAAATCTTAAAATAGCTTTTGAGCATAATGGCCTCCAGCACTATAAAATGTGTGATAGATTTCATATGTCTAAGAAAGACTTATTAGATGTTAGGTATAGAGATGATGTAAAAATACAAAGGTGTAAAGAGAAAGGGATATTCCTTATTATTATTCCTCAGCTGGGTGTGAAGATTCACGGGTTATGCGTTACTCGGGATAATTTAAGGATATTTATTCTTGATGAGTTAAGAAGAATGAGCTATAATTTTCCGATCAAAGGGAAGTAGGAGGGCGGGAAAAATGGTTACGTATACTTTGAAAGAGCAGGAAAAAAAGATTCCTATTCGGAATAAGGTAATGGATGTGAAGATCGTCCCATTTGATTTATTGCAACCGAATGAATGGAATCCCAATAGATTTTCGGGCGGTAAAGATGGGGAGATGATGGGTCTTTTGAAGGCGTGCATCTTGAAATATGGTTTTTTGTTCCCGATTCTGACTTCCTGGGATGAGGATCTGAAAAAGTACCGGATTATTGATGGGTATCATCGCTATGAGGCTTTGAGGCAATTGGGGGCGACAGAGGCGGCTATTCTCGACATGCAGATTCCGTATCACGATGCGGTCCAATTAACTGTTTTAATGAATCGCATCAAAGGTCATCATCAGGTCAGTTTGATGAGTGACCTGGTGGTTAAGCTAGAGGATTTGGGATTGCAGGACAATGAGATTTGTGAAAATCTGGGAATGGAGGCGGAGGAATATCTTCGGCTGAAACAGCAGCTAGGGATCGCCCACGCGTTTAAGGATCATGTGTATTCGAAGTCCTGGGAAATATCGAATGAAAAGTAGTTTCAGCCAAGAGCAGAAGTCTGAACTACACAGACTGTATTCCATGGGTTTGTAATACTCTCCTCATATCTCCAACAGATATAAACATATATCCGTTGGAGATCCTTTTTTGAAAAAATCTCTAGTCAGTCTGACCCCCCGGCAGGACGCGATCCTCAGGTCCCTCTCCGAGGAGCTGGAGATCTCGTTGTCAGAGCTCATCCGTCGTGCTCTCGATAAATATATCGAGGACCTGGTGAAGGATGGTACACTCGTGAAATTTACCTGGAGCTCTAGTGATAAATCTATCGACATGGAATTTCCCAAAAGAATGTTTAAAGAATTATATGATTACGTAAAATCTCATCCTGATGGTGCGATTAAACTAGTAGAATAATTATCTCTTAATAAGTCTGGATAATTGTTATCACCATACAGGAATGTTTTTTCATGCTCACTATAGCTAAGTTAAGAAGAATAGCCGCGGATGTACAGGAGTTTGGTGAAAAAGTAGATGTCATCGAACGTATAAAGGACACCTATAATATCGGCATCGATCAAGATACTGATGAAGAATATGTGGATATTTTGAATAGTAGTTTGAAGAAGCTGCCCCCGGATTTGGTGAAAGACTGTGGGATAAAATTACTGGCGTTTGAGGACCTCGGTCCCTCTAAAGAGTATTATCCTAATCACGGTAAATATGTGCATAACACTCTCGTTTTGAATCATAATATCATAAATGATCCTACCCTGATAGTGGATCCTGATAGTGGGAATGCTGTAAATAAATTCGATCAGACTTTTTATCACGAGCTGGGTCATGGATGGGATGATGTGCACGGTACCGGGGGTACGGATCTTTCTCTTCAGAAAGAATGGTTGGGTTTATCTGGGTGGTCAAAAAAGCCAGTACCCGGGCATAGGAGAGTGATTATAAGGGAAGAAGGGGCTCCTGTACTCAAAGGTGAATATTATTATTCGCCGGAGGCAGGGTTTACGAGATTCTATGCTAAGCGAAACCCATGGGACGATTTTGCAGACTCTTTTTCTTATTATGTGGCTGGATTGAAAAGCTTTATTCCTGAGAATAAAAGAGGATATTTTGATAAAAAATTAGGTAAATATTTCAAAGGAATGTGATTTTATGGATATCGAAAAAACTTTGAAAAATATAGTGTCGGATCTCAAAAGCAGGGGGTTCGATAAGCATGCGGCTGTCGTCGCTGAGGTGGAGGCGGGCTGGACGCCCGGAGGATTTAAAGGTACTCCTTATCAGATGAGATCTCCACAGCCTACTCCTATAGGGACTCCGGGGTTTCATACAGGAGATGTTTATATAGAGCTTACTCCTTTGAATGAAAAGAAAGAAGAAATGAGGAGGTGGGATTTTCCAGAAGAAGGTCCTTATACGATGGATCAAATGATATTTGGTATCAAAAAAGGTTTTTTTGCAGTAGACAATATAGCTAAGGAATTGCAGAAAGCACAGAGTCCCGTGTTGAAGAGACAGATGCAGACGCTGCTCAATTTAGCAGAAGAGACTACCGGTCAAAAGGCTGTCACCAGGCTGGCGTCTCTGTCTAAGACTCTCACTGAAAAGGGATATGACACTCTAGGTAGGAGATTGATGCAGGCTGCGGATAGTGTGTCTATGCAGATAAGGCATCTCCTCGAGAAACATGAGGTCCCGAGTCTGGAGTTACTCTATGAAAAGAGTGGCTCTGCCAAGAAATTTGAGGAGAGTGTCCAGAAGTTGGTAAGTATTTACGACAACGTCGGTAAAATCATAAAAGATTTCGATAGAGAGTATCTCGATCAGATCATGCACCCTCTGGATAGAAAAGAAATTGGAGAGGAGGAGGCTACCAAAAAAACTTTGAAAATGGTCAGGGATACGGATGCCTCGGTGGATGTAAAGTTCAGGGAGATTTCGAAAAGTCTTTAACAAAGGAGTCGTCGTATGGCGAATCTAGTCAGTAAAAATGTTGAAAAAGGTGTCACGAGCACTGTCGTGGTAGTTATCGCGTCTGCGTTGTCTTTGGCAATAGTAAAAGGTGCCAAAACGATCGGTATAGATGTCGACAACATACAGGTCACCGCGGCCCTCGTGATGGTGATCAGCGGTTTGATAGCTGCAGGACATAACTGGTTTCGGCATAGAGATAAACCTGCTGCGGCAATATTGACACCTGATAAAAAAGGATGAAAAATGCCGGATCCTGGAAAGTACAAAAATAAAGCTCAGTATATGGAAGACTGTATGCACCAGACTCGCAAGGTTGAAAAGATGCCTCAAGAACAGTCGCTAGCGGTATGTCTGGGAAAATGGAGAGAAGAAAAAGGCGGCAAGAAGCCCAAAAAAGCCTCCTATGACATACTCCGTGCGCTAGCGGATAGGATGCTGTCCCATGTCTGACGTGAGAGCCTCCAAACTCGAGAAGACGGTCCAGAAAGCCACTAAAACTGATAAGGTAAAAGTTTTTTTAGGTGGGCTGTGTGATCATAATGAATGGCGTGAAGAGCTCAAAAAAGAGTTTGGAGGCTCTTTCTTTTTTCTCGATCCCTATGATGAAAACTGGGACCCGAAAGATAATATTTACGACGAGCTCGCAGGGATGGTCAATGCTGACTATATCATTTTCTATAAAGGCGGCAAACAGACTGAGCGGGAAAAAGATTTTTTAAAGAATATCGGTGAAAAAGATCCTGCTAAAATAAAGGAATTCGAGGACCTGAATAAAATCAAGGAATTTTTAAAGAGCATAAAGAAAATGACTAAAAAGGCATGTGTGGCTGACGTACTCCGCCGGTGTGCCTCTATTTTGAATAAAAGTGCCGTACCCTATGAGAACACTCTCAATAAAGGTGGTATCGATTTTATTTTTGAGAGTCTGGATAATAAATCCAGAGGAGAAGTGATAGAGGATTTTGAACGTGGTAAGACTATCATTATTCCAGAGATGACTGTCGGTAATAAAAAAATAACTAATAAAACTATCAGTAAAAAAGATTTTGATTATGATGCCTACGCGGATGTCCTCCGTCAGATGAAAGGATTTTTGAGGCAGCCCGCGCACAATCCTACCCTCATATACGATCCTGTAGACAGCACCTATATGTATAAAGAGGCCAAACTGAGAGCCACCTATAGCAAAGCCTCCACTCAAATAGAGCTGCCAAAAGAAATAGCGCAGGAGATTATGAGTTGGGGTATGGCTAATGTACCCGATAAAGATCTGTATACCGAAGATAAAAGTATGGGGAGAGAGAATGAGATCCATGTCACACTGTTTTACGGGATACTGGATGACGACCCCGAGAAGATACGGGCTATACTGAGTGGTATAAAACCGTTTGAATGTCGTCTGGGGCTCGTCACAGCATTTAAAGATGAAAAGAAATATGATGTTTTGAAGATAGACGTGGAATCTCCGGAGATGGTAAAGCTGCACTATTTGATTGAAGGTAATATAAAAAACAAAAATACGCATCCTACATTTCAGGCGCACTGTACGATAGCGTATGTGAAAAAAGGTGAGGCCGATAAGCTCATAGGTGAGGATAAATTCAGAGGTGTCACGTTTAAAGTGACTGAGGTGATATTTTCGAATAAAGATCACGATAAAGTAAAAATCCCTCTAGGGACATAAATATCTCAAATAACAACCATATTCAAAGGAGTCATGGTATGTCAGAGTCCACAAAGTATGTAGCGGTAGCGAATTTCAGCCTCAATCTGGACAATGGAACTAAACAGCTCCAGATAAGGGTAGGGGACGAGATGATGTTTGACGGATACCAGGTCGAGTGCAAAGGACAGAGTGGCCAGGCCTATTCATTGTCCAAAGTCATTGGAGAATGGATCCAGCCTGCAAATGGGCACACTGTAATAAAGTCGAGTGCTCCTATGATAGACCCCTCGCAGCGCACCCGTAATGCTACGGGAGGACGTGCCATAGAAGATAGTGACGTGGCCCATGATTTGGATGTCCGTAGTCAGCAGGAGAGCTCTCATGAGGAGCTGACTAGACTAGTCACGCAATATGAAAATACGCCCCCTCCTACGCATATCTCGCAGAGGACTACGGATGACATGGCTGATATGCGGAAAGAGTCTCGGGTCCAGGTGGAAAATCATGACGCCCAGGAGGTAGCTAAGGTCTCCTCGACGGAAAAAACCAATGCTCCCGTGAAAAATACGTCCGGGGTGGAAATACAGGACCAGAAAAGCAGAAAGACCACTGTCATTTCCAATGAGGAGCGCGTAGTAAAAAAGACAGCATATAACAAAAAGCCTGAGGCACCTGCTGAGCATAAGCATCTCAAAGTGGATAAAGAGGGATCGGGAGTAGAGGTGCGTAAGGTGAAATCTCCTACGACTCACCGGAATGATGTGAAGACATCTACAGCTGAATCCAGGCGAGAGGTCTCTGTGGAGCAGGATGCTGTTATAGAGACTGATTATGGGACGGGGACTCCGACTGAGGTCGGATCATCGACGCAGGCCCAGATCGAGCACCAGAGGGCTCTGGGAAGGCCTACGACCGCGGTAAAGCGTCAGGTGATAGCTGAGGCCTCTCAGGATGGTGTCGTGGTCCGTAAGGTCTCTAAAATGGATGAGGAGAATATGTCTACGCGGGATGGCATCACCTCTAGAGTCACGGTGAGTGCTGGTGGTGAGCTGGATGCCGGAGAGGTCACGTTTTCCTCTAACTCCGAGATCAATGAAGGAGAGGCTACATTTTCCAAAACTGAGGATGCGGTCACTGATCTGGGTGGTGGTGGAGATGATGGAGAGATAGATGTGAATGATATTCTAGGCAGTGTATAAACATGATGGATAGCATGGTCAGAAGAGTGATAGCCAGATACCGGGATGATCCTGATGAGAAGGCCCCTGATCAGGATCAGTCCTGGATGGATTATATGAAGAGTCAGGCCCAGGGTATACCACCGTCTGAGACTGCCGTGAATATATTTGAGACTGGTAAGGGTACTGAGTCGGAATTTTCTCAGTATAATCCATATGATTATGAGGACCCCTCAGGGAAGCCTAAAGACCCGAAGGGTCCTCCTTTTGAGAATGAGATATATCCAGACACCGAATATGCAATTTTTGATCATCCCAAAGTATTTAAGGGTCAGGGTGAATTGAAAGACTGGTACGATGTAAGAGAACAGGACTATACCACAGTAGAAGAAGATCAGAATCCCGCTATCAGTATCACCAGGAAATATGCCTCGGTGCAGAATGTAATCGCACGCTATGTGATGGATACTATACCTCTGATAGTGTCGGAGTCGGAGTTTAATGGTTTGTTCATGGTGCATAAAGTAGCAGCGTCTTTTAATGAAATTTTAAATAAGGATTTTCATTATCTCAATGACAGGAAATTAGATCGAGCAGGGGCCGTGGCTCCAGTGTGGACCAATAAAGGTAATAAAGAACAAATAGATAAAGGCTATTTTACGTTTAGTGTGAGCAGCCCCGGGTCTAAAACCGGTCCTCATACTGTTTTTATTCAGCTCCTCAAAGAAAAAGGAGATGAGGGTAAAAGGCCTACATCCTATACTGATCATCCCATACAGCTGGCCTGTACGTGTCCCTCTTTTTTATATCACGGGGCACAATATTACGCTGTCCTCGACAGATATATGTATGATCCTGCCCGTCGTAAGGATTTGGTAGCACCAAAATCTCAGGGTGCTTATGTGGTGCATAAGAGTGAAGAATATCCCATGGGTAGGAGATATCCGGGCAGGGGTTTGAATTTCAGAGTATGCAAGCACCTGGTAAAAGTACATGAATTTTTAGATAAAATGAAGGTAGAGGTAGTATATCGTGAGTATCCCGTGACGGGCCCTCCATCTAAAATAATGAACATGTCTGAGTGGAAGCGTCTGATGCAGTTTGATTTTACAGAGGCCAATATCAAACAGCGTCTCCGCGGGGCCAGACCTAAAATACCTGTATATTTTTATAATGAGAAACTTACGCAGAGTGTCATTGATTGGTTTGATGAGGTGTGGATGCCTCGTACAGAGGACCAAAAGGTAGAGGTACTGAAGAAACTGGTGGAATATCCTGAGAGGATATTTTTTATACTTTTGAAAGAAGCGCGTTTGGCGATAGCTCGTGGAGGTCGTATCTCAGATAGGCTCATAGCTGAGGGATATGATCTCATGTCTCGGACAGTGCAGCCGGATAATAAGCAGACTCCGCAGCAGGCTGAGATGCCTGATGTGCCTGAGGAGGAGAAAGAGGTAGGTAAAGGTACCGGGGCGTTAGCTCCTCCTGGTGGAGAGATGCCCGCGGGACAGTTTATCAAAGGAGTCGAGCCCGCTATAAAAGAAAAGCCCGAGGAGTTGGCTCCTAGTACGTTGAGGAAAGTCCTCACTCCTGAAGAAAAGAGAAAGCAGCGAGAGGAAAAGCGTAAAGAGGAGCAGGAGCAGCTACGGGAGCGGGGTCTATCGGATAGGGCCCGAGGGGCCTTGAGAAGATTTCAAGAGGAGACCGTAGAGCCCCGTAAGCAGAAAAAGCGTGAGTTGGGTAAACGTCCTTTCTATGAAGAAGAATGACGATGCAAACATATTACATGGAATATGACAAATCAGATCTGGAAAAAGCCATAAAATTAGGATTTTTATATTTGGAGTCTCGCGATGAGATAGTAGGTACGATATATGTCGCTCCAGCCATGGCGAAGGATATAGTGCTGAAAATGCCTGGCGAGGTGACTTTCGACTATATCCCGGAGGGCATCGGGATGTTGAGGACGGCGTATCTGAAGTATCTACCCTCTGCCAGAAATAATGAAATAATATTTATCAATCAAAATAATACTACCGAATTAAAATTACATCTCATATAAACATCATATGCTCAAGGAGTATCACCATGCCGACCTACGAATACAAGTGTAGCGCCTGTCAAAGTATCACCGAAGTCACTCACTCCATTAAAGATTCTCCCACTATAGAATGTCCTGAGTGTCTCAAACAGGACAAGCATACCTCTATGGAGCGTTTGATCTCCGTGAATAGAGGTGGTTTCATAATAAAGGGATGGACTGAGGCTATGGCCTGGAAGACTAAACGGGAAAAAGTCAAAAAGAATGCTGAACTCGGAGTGAAGCAAATAGAGAGATATTCGAACGGTGTCCGCCTCCAGCCAAATGTAGCTGGTATGGAAGTAGATAGCTGGAGTGACGCTCAAAAGGTAGCCAAAGAAGCAGGCATGGCTGCGGATACCTATGAGCCTCTCATAGAGAAAGAAAAGATCATCAGTAAGACCTCTGGTGTTGATGACGTTAAATGGAAAGCCGCTAAAGCAGAAGCCTCCAAGATTTAAAAAAGTATATAGTGTTTTTTGGGCGTAGTCCTAAAGGAGCTCTTTAGGGGCATTTTCAGTAATAATCTCTTAATAATTAATAAGTATATAGTACACACAGAAAGGGGTTTCATATGGAACGTGTAAATTTTCACCTCACTGATGGGGAGCGTAAAGGTCTGGAGCTGCTGTCGGAGCTCACTGGTATAAAAAAAGCGGAGCTGATCCGACGTGCGATCGATGAATATATTGAGAGGAAGAAGTGGCAGGGATGTACGGGTCTGGAGAAGTTTCAAGAGGTGCTGGCATGAGTAAAGATAATCTCCTAGGCCTGAATATAATCGTCGGTGGTAAATCGGAGAAGGAGCTGGAGCGATGTCTCAAAAGCTGTACTCAGGGGGATTTGTTCGATGAGATAGTAGTCACGCAGACATGGGAAGATGAGAATGTCCGTGCTGTAATAGAAAAGTATGGGGCGCGTAGAGAGTTTTTCGCCTGGAATGAGAATTTTTCCGATGCCCGTAATTATTCATTTGATAAGAGTACCACTACCTATATTTTATGGCTGGACAGTGATGACGAGATAAAACCCGCGGAATATCAGAAACTCCTGGAGCTCAAACCCAAAATTTCCAATTTTGATATAATCCTCATCGATTACGTGTATACCCATGATGAAAAAGACAACCCCGTACTAGTACTCCCCCGAGAGCGTATAGTCAGAAACTGTGAAAAGATTAAATGGCACGATCCTATCCATGAATATCTGAATATGGATGTCCCTCCGGAAAAGATTTTAAGGACTAAGATTAGAATCGAGCATTACAGGAGTAAGCCCTACGAACCTAGTAGAAATTTAGATGCTCTACGGAAAGCCTATGATGGCGGTAAATGCTCTCCTCGATTGAAATTTTATTTTGGAAAAGAGCTATCTGACTGTGGCTACTGGAATGAAGCTATCCCGATATTAGAGAAATACATTGAGGAGGCCGCGGATTTCAGAGATAATATGACCGTGGCATGCATACGTTTATCAAAGTTTTACTATGATGGTAAGAATTATAGTGCAGCTAAAATATATGCCATGAAGGGCATCCGTTTCAATAGTATTTATGCTGAGAACTACGTGACTCTCGGGACTATTTTTGAGATAGAGAATGATACTGAGTCGGCGGCCAGCTATTATAAAGAGGCTCTCACGAAGAAGCTGGAAGGCGGGATGTCTCAGATCGTCGATTTTTATGGGTTCATACCCGCGGCGAAACTCGCTCTCCTCTATTTCTCCAAAAAAGACTATGAGGAGTCTCTGAAATACTGTGACCGGGCGCTGCAGCATAAGTCTGATAACGTACAGATCCAGGAACTCAAGAAAACGGTATCTATAGAGTTGGAGCGATCTAAAAAAGGGAGCACGATACGAGATGAGGATATTTCGAAAATAAAAGAATTTTTTGAAGGTATCAATTTTAAAATGGATGTCCAGAAGAATAATCAGGAGTTCGCGGACATACGAGTCAGTCGTATTAAAAAACTCGATATAGTGTGGCTCATACCTACACTGGACCTCGACAATCCATCTATACGTATCCGCAGATATAATATCTCAAAAAAGCTGGAGGAGTCAAAGATATCCAGCAGGATTATTTCAAATTACTATGGTAAAAATGTTTATGAGATGAGGAATGAGGTAGGGGCTGCCTCGGTAGTCATATTCACCCAGTATAGTAAATTTGATCTGGAGCTCATACGACATCTGAAGCCTCTCGGGATCAAGATAGTATTTGACCACTGTGAGGCCCTATTCGGATATCCTTTTGAGGGTGACTGTATGAAAGAGGCTGATCTCATAGTATGCTGCTCTACAAAACTGGAGGAGCTCACTAATAAGCAGGGACTATCGCGTACTGCGGTCCTGAAGGATGCCGTGGAAGAACGGACTCCTACTAATGAGATGGTATATGATTATCGGTATCCGAGACCTAGGGCCATTTTTTCCGGCATGGGAGGTAATGGCTTCCTTATTTCAGAATGGCTCAAGGACACTATTGAAAGTGCGGGTTATGATATCGTAATGATGACTGAGTGGGACAACTGTACGGTCCGATGGAACAAAGACACATGGCCTGATGAAATGATTAAATGTGATGTGGCTCTGTGCCCTCAGCGTGTGGATGTACAGCCCGCGAAGAGTAGTGTGAAAGCTACCACGGCGATGGCGCTGGGGATGCCGGTGCTGGCGTCGCCTCTACAGGCGTATAAAGAGGTCATAGAGCATGGGAAAACTGGGTATATCTGTGATACCAAAGATCAATGGTATGATGCTCTGATCAAATTAAAGGATGCCAGCCTGCGTAAGGAGATAGGTCTCGCAGCTAAAGAGGCTGTGAAAGGATACTCCCTCCAGAATATAGCCAAAGAGTGGCAGTCCACTCTGGAAGCTCTCATCAATGATAAATTGAAGTTCCCGGAGCCGGTAGAGGTAGAAAAGGTACCTGACCGTCAGCTGGTGGATATTATCATCGCTAACTATGGCAATGTCGAATATTTGAAGATGTGTGTCAGCTCTATCCTGATGAATACTCTATACCCGTTTCATGTTATCATCTCCGATGCGGGGAGTGATGAGAAAACCTGGGAGTATCTGCATACTTTAAAGGGGATCACGGTACTAGGTGAGCCAGGTAAACGTATGTCGTTTTCTGAGGCATGTAATGCGGGGATCAAAGCATCTGCATCAAAATTCTTCTGTATCATGAATTCTGATGTCATAGTATCTAAGGGATGGCTCACGAATCTCGTAGATAAAATGGAGCATATAGACAGGCTGGCGGCATGTGGTGTTTTAAGTAACTGCGATAAAAGCTGGCTCCATAGCGTACCGGGTAAACCGGAGCTCCCTACGTATCCTATGAGGCTCGATAAGGCAGGGATAGAGCTAGTGCCTGGTATGAAGATAGAGACTATCCAGCCTCATGTAGAAGAGCTCTATGATTTCATGCGTAAATCTAATGAGACCTATAAGGGTAAATTTGTGAGGCAGCCCTGGATAGCGGCCTATGCCATGATTTTTGCCCGGTGTGCTATCGATGAGGTGGGTCTGTTTGATCCTCTGTATAAAAACGGATGTGAGGACTGGGATCTCTGTCAGCGTCTGTCTCGCTATGGATATGCTATCGGTCAGGCTATAGATGCTTTTGTTTTTCATTTCGGTGGGGTGACTAGAGGTAGCTATGAGGAGGAAAATAGGGAGTCTTATAAGAAAGAGGATATGGAGAATCACGTCAAAATGCGTCGGAAATGGGACAAAGAGCGTGTCGTGATATGGACGGGTCCTGCTTGGGAAAAATGGGACCGTGCTAAAGTAGATGAGGGTATGGCGGGATCAGAGACGTGGGCGGCATATCTGGCGCGGGAGTTTGTGAAGAAAGGATATCGTACGACTATCTACAATGATCTTCGTACAGATGATAAGACAAAGTCAGTACTGGATCCGGTGCACGATGCGGATGATAAACTGGTAGGAGAGGTGATTTATAGAGATCATACCAATTTATTAGCGGACATACAGTATGACGTAGTGGATTACTTTATATCGTCCAGATCTCTGGAGCCTTTAAAGAGTAACGTACATTCTTTGAAAAGCTATGTCATGATACACGACGTCTGGATTTCGGGGGACCCTGCTACGGATATCATGGCATGGCGTATACAGAAATATGCCTATCTGTCGGAGTGGCACAAACAGTTTCTAATGCAGCATCATAAGATGCCGGAAGATAAAATGTTTCTCACGGCTAATGGGGTAGACAATACTTTATATGCGGACGTCGATCAATATCAGAAGAAAAATCAGACGGTATATAGCTCGAGTTTAGATAGGGGGCTGTATCAGTTTCTGAGGATGCTGCCGGAGATCAGGAAAGCTGTACCTGATTTTAAGGTGATAGTGTGTTATGGTATGTTAAACTGGGAGGAGAGTATAAAGGCTCGGAATGACACTCAGGCTATGGAGCTGCTCAATAAGATAAAGGCTCTGATGGAGCAGCCGGGTGTGGAGTATAGGGGTAGGGTCAGCAAGAAGGTTTTATCTGGTTTGCAGAAGGAATCCAAGGTATTCTTATTTCCGTCCTGGTTCTCGGAAACATTCTGTTGTCATCCAGAAAATGAAATATTTACTGAAAACGGGCCTAAGAGGATTGTATCTTTGAACATAGTTGATAAGGTACTTACTCATAACAACAGATTTAGGAACATAACCAAGATATTATCAAGGCCGTATTCTGGGGATCTTATTAAGTTTAATGTGCAAAACCACAAAGCAGGGACTGGGATGTACACCCCTGAGCATCCGATATTGATTTTAAGAGGAAGTAATGTTTCTAGATTAAGACGTAACAGGAGTTTCATTAAATTAGGAAGACGTTCAGACTATTCTCCTGAGAGCGTTAAAAGATTTAACAGAGAGCCAGAGTGGGTTGAAGCAGGAGATGTTATAGCTGGGGATTATGTATGTATGCCATACTGTGATGATCGTAGCCCAGATGATTGGTTTTATCCTTTGGAGGATATGAAAAAAGTCAATAGAAATTACAAGATAGTAGGAGAGCACATAATAAGTAGGGAGTCAAAAATTTTCAAAAGATTACCTGCTAAGATAAAAATGGATCATGACTTTGCGAGATTTCTTGGCTTTTATTTCTCTGAGGGATGCTTTAGCGGCGGATGCGTTAAATTCTCATTTAACACAAAAGAAGTAGATTATATTAATTTTGTATCATCTTATGTGGAGAGGGCTTTTGGAGTTAAACCTAAAATAAAAAACAGAGGAAATTGGGTTGAAATATGGTGTTACATGAATTCTATGGGTATTCTTTTGAAAGAGTTGTGTGGACATGAGGCTTCTCAAAAGAAAGTCCCTTATTTCATGTATCGGCAGGACAAAAGTTTTGTGAGAGAATTTGTGCGAGCTGTGTTTGAAGGTGACGGTCATGAGAACAAAAATGAATTTACAATGGTTTTGGCAACAAAAAAAGGAATGGTAGGTCTTAAAATACTGGCAGCTAGTTTAGGTCTTCACCCTAGCTACAGGAATTCTCCACGTTTTGGAAGAGACTATTATACAATGGGTATTAGCAAGAAATTATGGAGTGATTTTTTTATAGGGAAAAAAGAGTACGGCTTAAAAGGTACCTATAGGGTCTATTTTGAAAGGGACTCAAAAATTTTCTATAAAGTTAAAAGTGTTGATAGAGTGCCTTACGTTGGGCTTGTGTATAATTTAGAAGTGGAAGAAGATCAGTCGTATACATCAGATTTTATCGCTGTCCATAATTGCTGCACTTCGGTCGAGGCGGGATTGTCTAAAAACCCTATACTCTCCACTGACTTCGCGGGGCTCAAGACTACAGTAGGGTCTGCGGGGATATTGCTACCTCATGAGGGCATATCTCGTGATTTGGACTATCCTGATACATATAAACGTAGGTTCATTGAGGAGTCTATACGGCTACTCAAGGATGAAGATTATCGTAATGAGTGGGCTGCCAAGGCCTACAACAAGATGCAGGCCTATAGATGGGATAAGATCGCTGAGGGTTGGATAGCTCAGTTCAAGTAGGGTGTAGAAACTCCTATGGTTTTCAGAGGCCTGGAAGATAGTATCTCCCAGGCCTTTAATATTCTCTTAATAAAATATCGTACACTGTTTGGTGTGGGTGCGTAATTCAACAGACAGGAGAAACATTATGCCATCACAATTCGACACAGCCGGTATGCCGAGCCTCACCCAGAATGAGCCCGTATCAGGTGGCCTCCAGGACACTAAAAGAGGTAACCCACTAGGAGACAGAGTCGAGAATACCGCGGGTGACAACCCGATCGATCCTAAGGCCCAGGGACTGAGCTCCAATATGGGTGCTGATTTGAATATGCAAGCGAGACCCAGCTGGCTTTATTAGTTAAAATGATAATAATCAATTAATATGCTGATATGAATAGAAGCTCCTGACGGAGCATTTATTATACAACAACACCAGTAATCCTAAGGAGGATGTATTATGGCAGTAGCGACTCTGACAGTTAAATATTTCGGCACCAACGTCGGGAAAATCTATCTATCCGATATAGATAGACGTCATCAGCTCGGTGGGGCCCCCGAGGGTGGGAACTACAAAGCTGGTCAGGATGAGTTTATGACATGGGGAGAAGTCAAAGTCCTGCAGATCACAGATGATGTGCTCTATAGCAGACTCAATGGCGTCCTCAACTATTTCTCGACAGAAGCCAGCTCGATCATTTTCAAGAGCAACGGTGCACCGCTGACGCTCGTCGATGCTACAGACACTGTAGCGAATGAAGTACCTCGCGGTGACTATGCGAATACCGGTCTGTTTGATGACAGATTCATCAACAACGTCCTGGCTGGAAACTACAGCACAGGCGTCAAAGGTACTCTCGGGACAGGGTATACGGGATACTATGTCGCAGGCGACACCGGTTACAATTACGGAAATGTGCTCTAATCCGTAAGATGTACTCGTTTTGATAAAAGGTTGCCGAGGTTGAGAACCACAACCTCGGCAATTTTTATATATAGCAAATAAAATCCAAATAGTAGAAAATACTGAGTTTTTAAATATATAAATAATATGGAGGATGAAATGGCAGATAATCTACACGGTGATCTGATATGCACAAAAGACGGATATAAAACATGTGACCTCTATCTGGCGGCTTTCTTTGCTACCAGCGGATGTAAAATAAAAAACACCACCCGGGATCTGAAGAAAGTATATTTTTTCTTTGAAAATTCCGAGATCATTGAAAAATTGAAATCAGCCTATTTTCTCAGGCAGGGTAGTATCGACGCCCTATCCTACGCGGATAATGTCAAATCATTAAAAAGTCTGTGCGCGAGCATAATCGGCAATGAAATAAAGAAGATCTGAGAAGGACGACACACCATGGATATTTTTCAAGGCAGCATAGGGACCATATCCCCGGCTATGGGCAACTACGACCTCCAGGTCTATATAAATATAGATAAACAGACGGCAGGGGTGACTGGGATAGGTGAGACGGGTACCGGGACTCTGGAGCCTGTGAAATGGGATATAGGAGTGACGGGGATCCAGAGCGCTAATTTCACCAACACTAAACATGGGTTTTTCGCATGATGAAAGTATCTGTAGTAGCGGCTATGAAGCAGAAGGCCGCTGAAAATTTCAAGCTAAAAGACGTCTCTTTTATAGATTTCGAATCTATCGACATGGAAGAGATGAGTAAGGTCATTACTGAGGCCGATCTCCAGGAATTTTCGGCTACTGTAGAAGTCTCAGCCAACCTCCTCATAACCTACGAAGGAGTCCCTCCAGATAGCTACAGAGTCCTCAATAGCATGCTGCAGGACTGGGTGGATGATCATGATGAGGATTTGAAAAAGATCATTAATCCTAAACTGATACCTTTTTTAAAAGAGCACTATAAAGATGTCGATGTCAGTGACCTGAAAGAGGATTTTGATGACTATATCTGGGAGGACCAGGTAGATTATATGCCGGAGATTAATGAGGATAAAAAAGAGATACGTTTTATGGTGGAGCTGGTCCTAGAGGTGGAAGAATCCGAGGACGGTGACGAAGACTAAAGAATGGCGTTTCTGTTAGGTGATAGGTGGACGATAGGACCGGTCTGAAAAGATCGGTCCTATTGTTTTATGCTCCTGTGAGCGAGAAAACCCACGGTTTTAACCGTGGGATGAAAGCGAACCAGTACTATCTATTAAAAATAGTCACACTCTTTGTGCAAAATGTAGTATATTACCTCTAATGCGCAAAACTTTCAAATACCGATTATACCCAACCAAACTTCAAACCACCAAGATGAGTAATATCTTGGAACAAACTCGTTGGGTATACAATGAAACTCTTGCACTCAGAAAAAACGCCTGGGAAATTGAAAAGAAATCTATATCCCTTTATGATACAGCTAATAAACTTCCTGAATGGAAAGCCAATAAACCTGAGCTGAGTGACGTGTATTCTCAGGTACTTCAGAATGCCCAGATACGCGTAGATCTTGCTTTCAAAGCTTTTTGGAGACGCTGTAAATCTGGGGAGAACCCTGGTTTCCCTCGTTTTAAGGGAAAAGGCTGGTACGATTCTATCACCTACCCTCAGTCTGGATTCAGACTTCACTCTGACGGAGTCTACCTCTCTAAAATAGACCGAGTTCCTATTGTTTTTCATAGACCTCTTGAGGGTACCATCAAAACCTGTACAGTTAAAAAGGCTCCTACCGGAAAATGGTTTGTGTATTTCTCTTGTGAGGTAGAGAGACCAAGACCACTTCCAAAAACTGAGAAAATAGTTGGAATTGATCTTGGACTTCTCACCTACGTTCAATGTTCTGATGGAGCTAAAATTGATAAGCCTCGCTTTTTCAAACTTGAGCAAGAGGCTCTTGCTCAAGTTCAAAAGCGTTTCTCTAAAAACAAGAGCCCCAAAAATAAGTATTCTGTAGCTTTTGTACATGAGAGAATCAGAAACAAGAGAGAGGACTTTTGTCACAAGGCCTCTAAATCCCTTGTTGATAAATACGATTTTATCGCTCATGAAGACCTGAACGTGAAAGATATGTTGGAGCAGAAGAAATTCAGTAAGAGTATCTCTGATGCTGCCTGGAGTACACTGATACAGTTTCTGATCTACAAAGCTGAAAACGCTGGTAGAATCAGAGTAGCAGTTAATCCAAGAGGGACCTCTCAGAGATGCTCTCAGTGTGGGACTGAGATGAGTAAAAATTTGAGTGTCAGAGTACATCATTGTCCTCACTGCGGTTTCAAAACGAGCAGAGATTTAAACTCTGCGTTAGAGATCCTCAGACTCGGGCTGGAGTCTGTTGAGCGACCAGGGCCTCGCCGTAAGGCGAAAGCACCGGTGAGGGCTCATGGAAGCCCACGACTTTAGTCGTGGGAGCAGTCACGGCTTTGGGATCATGGCAATGGATAGCGTCACATTCGTTGATCCTGGCAAAATCAGCAAAGGATTTTATTTTTTGCTCTATTTTTTCAGGTTCACTCTCATACATGACTGTTTCACAGATATATCGGGCGGTAGCTCCTTCAGGAGCATAAACATATTGATCTGAATTCTTCTCTATGATCACTGCATCCCGGAGTTCTCTTATTTGATTTTTTGTATACATAAATTTAAAATTGACGTAAACGCCATTTGGCTACTGTTTCTAGAGCATCATTGATGTGGAGCGGGGCTATTGAAATGTCTCCAAAAAGCAAATCATAAGCTAGTTTATAATTGGTTTCGTCATTTGAGTGTGGTTCATAGGATAGTTTTATTCTGGCATAGGTTTTCATGCTATTTTCTATTTTAGCTGAATCACTCTCATATATTATGTTGTCGAGAATATGCTGGGCGGTTTTACCAAATATAGAGCCTATATAAAGGTCCGAATTCTGCTCTTTAAGCATCATGTCCCGGAGTTCTTTTATTTGATTTTTTGTGTACATAAATTATCTACCGGGGAGTTAGGATTTTTAAGCCTCCATATAGAGATAATTTCAAAAATGTCATTAAGATGTAGCGGCACTATGGATATGTCCCCAAATAACAAATTATATGCTAGCACATAGTCTATTTCTTCAGGGGAAACATATATATCTTTTACGCGTTCAGCAGAAGAAGTAATACTGTTTTTAAAGTCCTCCGGTTCGTTGTAAATCATGAGAGAATTATAGATATAATCAAAAGTAGCCCACCCAGAGCTGAAGTCTGAAGGATATTTGCTTCTCTTTTCAATCAAGAGCTCTCTCAGATTACATAGATCTTTTTTTGTGTACATATTATCACCTCCACTATAATATACTATTTTAAAACGAATAAATCAAGGAATAGTAATATCCTTTTAATACCGCGTGCTTATTGGTGGTACTATATCTATGGATAGGGGTTTTTTCTATGGGCATAAAAAAAGATGTGTTTCTTAGGGATTTGACCAGGGTAGTTATAGCGCAGCAGCAGGCTGTACAGAGAGAATGGGCGGAGGTGGTAAGAGAGGTGGGGCCTGATGTAATAGGCGCAGTCAATCTGGTGTGGGGAAATCGACAGAGATTCCCACATATAGGACGTGATAGATTTTCTATGGACAGGGTTAAAGAGCTTCTTAGTTTTGCATCAGCTACTATTGAAAGAACAGAACAACTCCCTGAATATATACTGCGTTATCTTAAATCAAAATATGCCAGTTTTTTCCAAATTACTGCTACGGATGAAAGAAATATTAAGCAATTATTAGCTCAAAATGCTGGAACAGAAAACATCATAAAAGCTTTGTATGAGTATTTAAATAAGACACTTATAAAAAGAGAATATGATAAAATTTATGTGACTGATGTACATAAGAGACGCTTGGCCTCTCAAAAAAATCCTGCTTTCGTTCATAGCGTCGTTTTAAAATACCTGGACTCTCTAGATAGAGGATTCTAACCATGGCAATAGCATTTTATCCCGGACAATCGCTCGGGCAAAATGACCTCAAAATATCTATACGGGATAGTTCGGCAGTACTTATAGACCCGTATTACATACGCTATTCCCTTTTCGATAATACCACGGGAGTGGAGGTCCTCATAGGCCCTCCCGATCGTATACCCGCTACCACGGGCGTCGGACAGTATTACGTCGACGCTACACTCCCTCTGGACTCCAACATAGGGGACTGGGTGGTCCGCTGGAACTTCAGGGAGACCGCCACCTCGCCGCTAGTGCAGGTGGCCCAGGAGTTCGCGGTGGTGAAAATAGATGTCGTGACGAATATCACTAACAGCACTACCGGGGATTTACTGGTGAGAAGGTTGAGGATCTTGTTGAGGGACGGAAATCCGGATCGCAATTATCGCTTCAGACCTCCTGCACATGAAAAGTTTTTACAGGCACAGGCGCAGGTGTTCGGATACATATGGGAAGATGAAGAACTTTTTGAATTTATCCTTATGTCTATTGATACATTTAATTCAGCCCCTCCCGTGACAGGAATAGATTTGAATAACATGCCGGATAGATGGCGCACTACGGTTCTCATGAGGGCCGCGGGGATGGCGTGCGGTGCCCTTTCTGTCAATTGGATCGCCGATGAGTTCGACTACAGTATTAGTGGAGTCTCCCTCAGCATAGAAAAATCTTCCAAATACGAATCGATGAAAAGAAACTTTTATGAGGAAGCCGACAAGTCGCAAGAGCTTGCTAAACGGTCAATAAAAATCGTCCTTGGCCTTCGTCAACCCCGATTTTCTGTGGGAATTTCGAGTGCTTTAGGCCCGTTTAGTAAACCAGGCACCCAGTCAAGACGGAACTGGTGCGGAGGAGGTAGAGGTGGCTGGTCTTGAAAAATTTTGTCTATGAAATTAATTTATTTTTAGGAATATTTTAAAATGAATAATAATATAATAGATCTTTACAATGATATAAAAAATTGCTCTGTATGCCCGTTGATGAATAGAGAAAAATCTTTGAGAAAGCACGAAGCAGTAGATTTTCATTGTGATGTGTTTGTAATTTCTCAAGCGTTAGCTGAAAATCAACTCAGGCGTAGTGGAGTCAATTTTTTTGGAGTAAACGGGCGCGCAGGAAATACAGGAAAAAATCTCGAGAAGTTTTTGAATGAATTTGGTAGAACCATATATCCTTTAATAGATATACAGCTTTCAGATAATATAATCATTCCTAAACGCCAAAATGGTTTGTTGTCCGTTTATAATACAGAGGTAACTCAATGCTATCCAGGAAAAGACGCCAAAGGAGATAGAAAGCCAAATAAAGAAGAGATCCTAAATTGTATAAATAAATCTTTTTTGATAAAAGAAATAGAAATAATAAAACCAAAATTGTTATTATTGATGGGGAGATTGAGCCGGGATAGTTTTTTTAAATATATACTGAAAGAGGATTATCCTGAATCTTTATCTGAGCATATTGAGAATATATCTAATACTAAAATACCTTTAAAAGAAATAGGCGGTTTAAATATTTCAGTATTGCCAATTCAACACGCTTCAGGAGCTAATCCAGAATTTTATAAAATGTTGAAAAATGATAGATTGATAGGTCTAATTAAAGATGTTTTAAAATCGGAGTGATTTCAATATGTCCCTCGAAGTCCAATATTTCGGTATCACCGGTATCGTCGGTCCTAGTAATAATAGAGAGCTATACCTCCTCACCGGCCCTTCCACAGGCGTGGATGGCAGGTATGACGTGGCCGTGGACCCTATAGACGGCCCCGCTCAGAAATATGGAGTCGATTTCGGTGTGACCTCCTATGGGTATACCGCGGCAGTGGTCCTCGATATAGCGGGCTCTGATATAAAAGACGTCCAGAATAATTACTCTCATGGAGTGACCGGAGTCCTCAATTTGAGAGTGATCTACAATTATTAAATAATATCTAAGGTTTTTATTATGGTATCTACCGTCTCAACGACAAAAGAAGCTTTTATAGATGTGTTTCAATATAGCATCAAGAAGTCCAACCAGTTCACCTGCATAGGATGGATCAATCAGCCTCAATTCCCGGACGACAATCCCATCGTATTGCTCGCTGTGTCTGATGTGGCTGGGAATGTGACAGGAGTAGACTCCGCGCTCAGGTATGAGATTGTAAAAGACGGCGTCGATTATAGGCTGCAGTTTTCTGGCTCTAAATCTAAAAAAATAAACAAAACAGTGGGGATCTCTTTAGGTGATACGAACTGGCATTTTTTGAGCTATGTGTGTACCGGTGATGGTACTATGTTCTACTATGTGGATGGGGTATCAGTACCGTCTGAGGATGGGCTGAGTCCTGACAGTGTACTCTACTCTATTGCCTGGTCACGTAGTGCGAGGCAGGGTGGGGGTCAGGTGTGGGTGCCCTATATCTATAAAAAAGGGCAGGCAGTATCTATTTATAATTGGAGATTCGCATCAGGGATCCAGATACATCAGGGATGGCTGCAGCAGCTGATGGTAGTGGATAAAGCTGTTCTAGAGGCCGCATAAATGAGACAGATAGTATACGTAAATTCTTTATGGGGTGACAATGCCTTTTCAGGGGATCTTCCCACCCCTGTTAAGACTTTGTCTCAGGCTATAGCTCTTGTATATGAGGGTGGTACGATAGTACTGCAGACAGGTGATGCGGGGACTTCTTACGGGTCGGCTATTTTTACAAAGAATGTGACGGTTAAAGCCGCCTATGGGGCTGTTCCCTATGTAGGTACTCTCACGTTTAGTAATGCTCAGGGACTTTTTGAGGGTCTGAATTTTGACGGTTTGAAATTTGGTGGTATCTCTCAGGGGATAGTCGTAGATAATCCTGATTTGGGGTCGGTGATCGTAAGAGATTGCAGGTTCACGGATGTAGAGACGGCGATCGATCTGAAAAGAGTACAGTATGTCAGTGTACATAGAAATAATTTTTTGGGTCATAAAGCGGGTATCAAAGTAGATGTCGCTCAGGAAGTTTGTCTCAGTTCGAATATTTTTAATGGAGGGTCTCGGTCTGTAGAAATAAGTACCGTACAGAGGCTGGATCTTTGGCACAATACCATATACGGGGCGTCGACTATAGTCGCGGGCACTTCTCCCAATCAGAATTTGAGAATAATTTATGTGACTCTCACCTCTTTTGATATTCTCTATAAAAGGATACAGCTGCCGGGGTTCGCGGTACAGGGGATGAGCGGTCAATATGAGGTCTCAGTAAACTCCGTCAATGGTCCGGCGTTCCAGTATAGTGTCGATTATACGGTACAGGCTTTTGGATCTATAGTGAGTTGGGATGGGCTGGCGCTCCAGCAGCAGCTGTCCGCGGGGGATATGATACGGATCATGTATTCTGAGGACCAGGATCCGGGTGGTGGGGACGCTATACGTGTCATGAATGTGGGGGATGAAAATAGCCGTATAGATTCTAACAGTATCACGGGTAGGATATCGGATATAGATATAGGAGTGTTCTTTAATACTCCCTTAAAAATAGGCTATAATAATTTTTACAAAAATGTGAAATGGTGGGACGGGGCCACGCCTACGGGGGCTACCGGGCTGAATAATATAAATGGAGACCCATTATATCGAGATCCGGTGGGTAGTGATTTTCATCTACAGTATTTAGGGATATCGGGGACCTCTCCTAACATCGATGCGGCTGATCCTGGCAGATGGATAGACATTTATTCTGAAATGGGTGTTACGAGTATAGGGGGTCATTATACGGCTCCTGTAGCTGGTATCCGCAGTAATGTAGCTCCTTTTGATAGGGACATCGATTATGATTTTTATAATCGAGGTGTCACGGGTATAGTAGGCACTACAGGCGATATAGGGGCTCTGGAGTTCAATCAGCATGAGACTGCCCTAGGTAACTATGTGGCGGAGAGAGGATACGATATAGCGCAGCCTGGCACGGCTACAGGTCCATACGCCACACTCGATCGTGGGTATGCTCGGGCGGGAGACTCGGATCTTTTTGTTTCCACCAATTTTGTACCGTATCAGATAGGGGTCACGGGTATATATGCGGTCCCTATCGCGGGTCCGTCCTACGGTCGATATCACAGTAAAAATATTGTTTTGAGTGGTAGTGATCTCAGAGTAGGTCATACTACCGGTAATGATATCACCTATGTGTATTCTTCTTATCCGGCTTATGAGACAGGGCTCGTATATGTAGGACCGGATTCTGGAGCAGGAGTCACGGGGACTTTTGGTAATCCCTATCGGACTATTACGGAGGCGCTGACTGCAGGGAGTTCATATGTTTTAGTGAGACCGGGATTTTATCCGTCTTTCCAGGGGCAGACGGGAGTGAGTTTGGCGGGTGTAGAGGAGCTCAGTACTATTTCTTTAGGGTCTCAGCTCTACAGTAGTTTTGTTACCGGGTCCTGGACGGGTGTAGGGACCTATACGACGAGTAGTTCTACGCTCACTTTATCGGATGCCGTTGATATGCGGAGTGAGTTCAGTTTTGATCGTGGTATTGATCTCAAGTGTACTACCAGCTCTACTAGTGATACTTTATGTGTAGGTATTACCAATGATACGGACAGTGTATATGCGGTCCTTGATAGAGTCACTAAAAACAGTGTCATAGGCTATGGAGTGACCGGCCCTATTCATTATGATGTCTACAAAGCATATACGGGGCCTGCTGCATTTTCTGATGTGAGGGTGCATATCACTTTAGAGGGGGCTGATTTCAGGGTGACGCTCCGTAATCCTTATATAAACAGGACCTATAGCGGCACACTGGATTCATACTATACTGATCCATGGCGATTATTTTGTAGGACGCAGGGTGTGGGTGTCACTGGTATAGTGAGTGATATTTATTTGATGTCGGATCTTTTTCATGGTATCACCGGTGTTTTAGACGCACAGATCAGTAGGAAAGTTTTTGGAGTGTTAGGGGTCACAGGTTTGAACAATACTAGGACTATATAATGGCACGGCCACATAATTTTCTCGACAACTATGGGCGACCTGACTTCAAACTACCCTATCGGTGGAATGATGACACGCCTCTGAAGATGCCGCTAGGGCCTAAGAGTGTCCAGGCTACCAGTCCGTATCTCATAGGGGTGATAGATATCCGCTGGGACAATCCGACTATTTATGCCGAGCATAATGGGCTGCAGGTGCTGGGGGTGAATATCTATCGGGCATATGATAGTCCTGAGTCTACGTATACTCAAATCAATCCCAGTCCGATAGGTGCCCTTTATTATAGGGATCAGACACGGGAGGTTTTGGCGTCCGCGGAGGATCCTGTATCTGGTGGGAGTTTCATAGCGGGCACGAATGCCACGGGAGACTGGATTATCCATACCTATCACAAACCGATTATTATACCTGGTACGAATGGAAAGATAGCGGAGCACCCGAAGCATGTGGTAGTGCAGATAAAGCCCACTGCGGTGGATTCGTTTCAGACGGTGCCCGCGTGGAGGGTGGTGGGTGAAACTGGTGAAGTATTTTTAATAAATCGAAAAGTCTACAATAACATCACCAATAGATTAGATGATCCGATACTCCCTATATTATCTCAGGGTGGGGAGATCAGGATATCGTATACGTATATTGATGGGTGGATACAGACTGACATCAACAGAAAAATTTATTATAAAGTCACGACGGTGGCTCTTGATCCGGAGTCGTCGACTCTTATAGAGACTCCTCTCAATGAGGTGGAGGCTGTCAGTTTATATGACATGGAGCGTATAGATTATATCTGGGCGGAGGCTATACGCCGGAACCGGTGGATACTCGAGCAGGCCGGGGAGCGGGTGAAAGTTTTCATTCGTAAATGGGCTGGAGAGAAATGTCCGTGTTTTGATGAGCAGTATGGGCAGGGGAAGAATGATTGTACCTTATGTTTTGGTACCGGAATAACATCCGGTTTCGAAGGACCCTATCCAATTATTATCGCCCCTCCAGAGGCTGAAAAAACGGTACAGTTATTAGACATGGGTTTACATGTGAACTACGACTGGAATTCGTGGACCTCGGCGTATCCTCTCCTCAACGACCGTGATTTTATCGTACGTCAGAATAACGATAGATTTTCTATAGCTCATGTGAATTCGCAGGGGGCCCGCGGTGCTATTTTTCAGCAGCATTTTATGTTGGCACCTTTGGATCAGCAGGATATACGTTATAAGGTGCCTATTAATGGCGGCCTTACAGTGCCCGCGGCGTGGAATGCGTACAGGACCGGTAAACCCACGGACGCCAGCCCGACTATACCTGATAAACCTGAGATACCGGAGCAGTATCAATTGAAAGGAAGAACTGTCAGTTTCGAGTCGATAGTATATTGACAAAAGGAGAATAACAATGCTGGAATATAAACTCGCGGATGGATCAATATTTATGCTGGATAATTTAATCAGTCTGATTATTACCATAGGTGCTGTGTATTATATCTGTTATAGAGAGGCTAATCAAAAGGACAAGGCGGCGCATGCAGCGCTGTCGGCTCTGATAGTCCTCAGTACGCTGATACTGTTGCATTTGGCTGATTTGAAAGCCTATTGGTGGATCGCTCCGGTGATAGGAACTGTTTTAGGTTTTGGTAAAGAACTGTGGGACAAGATAAATCCTAAAAAGAAGCTATTTGATTGGAGAGACATAGGAGCAGACATGGTAGGCGTGATATGGATTACCACGGTGTATTTTTTATCATTCTACATACATAGCAATCGTATGCACTAAGATACTTAAATCATAGAAAAATATCCTTTCGGAATTTTTCTATAAATCAAGCTAAAACTCTGGTTTTTAATGCCAGAGGACTCTATATCTCAATTTAGAGTTTTTACTATGCCACACAAAGAGTCTGAGTCATTTAAAAATTTTAGAAGCCTCAAACCCATTGCTTCCAATGCATGGATAAGAGCATTTTTAATTTCCTTAAGCTCTAACAGTGTAGCATTTCTTTTCTTTTTAGGATTAAATCTTACGCTCAGACCTAGTGACTCTGAGCAGCCCATAAATTTAATGTCAAAGAACAGAAGGAACTTTTTAAATATAGTATAGGGAGCAGAAAAAATCAAATGATTTAATTTTATTGAATAATCAATAGAATTTTTTATTTTAGATTGGTCGGAGAAACATAATAAACTCTTAATATATTTTTGAATAAATACAAGATACATCTTTACTCGAAAAGGAGTCCCCGTATGCCTTTTAATCTCAAAGAAGCTGCAGAAAATTTATTGAATGTGGCGAATGCTCTGGAGAAAGAGGCATTCGATAGGACATTTTTTGTTTGCCAAAGCTGCAATCACACTGCATCTCTCACCTCGATCAATGCCAAAAGGAATAAAGTCGCAAAAGAGATGGGTGTGAAGAATGTGAATACCGTGACCGTGAATGAGAAAGTATCCTGCCCGGCATGTGATGGTGTCCTGGAATATGTCCCCACAGATGAGAGCAGTAAATACTATGTGGAGGCTGCTGAGGGTGCTCCTCTTGAGATAGCGCCTCCATCTGATGTATCGCCGGATATGCCTAAAGATGAGCTACTCCCGCCTCCTGAGAAGAAGAAACCTCCGAAAGAGGAGGCTCCAGAGGATACCGGTAGTATTTTTGCACCTGTCGATGAGAGAGAAAAGGATGAGGAGCTCAATTTAGATTTTCCTGAAGGGGAAGGTAAATCTGAAGATGAGCCCCCTGAGATGCCGCCTGAGGGTGATAAACCTCCTGAGATGCCGCCTGAGGGTGAGAAGTCCCCTGAGATGTCTCCTGAAGGGGATAAACCTCCTGAGATGTCGCCTGAGGGCGAGAAGTCCCCTGAGATGCCTCCTGAAGGGGAGAAGCCTCCTGAGATGCCTCCTGAAGGGGATAAACCTCCTGAGATGTCACCTGAGGGTGAGAAGCCTCCTGAGGAAGCTGAAATGCCTCCTGTGGTTGAGGAAGAAGTACCGCTTCTAGAGCCTGAGAAGAAGCCGAAAAAGAAGAAGGAAAAAGTAGAGTTCCCTAAAGAGGACGTGCCGAAATTTGAGAAAATGCCAAAAGATGCTAGTGATGATGCAGCCTATCAGGCATCCCTTAAAAAGTACATGTTCTGAATGTTTCGATATGCATATTCAAATAAGATCGAAATATGATTTTAGTGATAGGAAACACTCCTCAAAAGGTAGAACTTAAAGATCTTGGCGATTATATATACTATAAACAACAAAAAATTTTTACAGATTCGCAGTATAATCGATCGCAGGATCTTCAGAGAGAAATCCAAAAAGGGTCTTTAACGATACTCAAAAGAGCCGACGATAAGAGCGGCTCTTTTGATATACCCTCTGTAGGCTATTCCTCGGTATCTGCGGACAAATCTCCTGTGACGGATTTTTCTAAGTTGGATACTCTTCTGGAGCGTATTAATAGTCTGGAAGAGTCGATCAATGCCAAATCGACCCTTTCTCCTGAGGCTCATAATGATGTCATCAAATCTCTGATTGAGAAGGTGACTCGTTTGGAGAGTGAGCTCATCGCCGGTAATAATGGTCAGAGTTTGTCTATATTGCATGATGCTATTAAAAAATTGGAGGATAAAGTAGGTCGCGGGGCTGATGAGACTATACTCAAGAGACTGGAGGATATCTTAAATAGGGCTCCTGCTGCGGCATCGTCTGTTGAGCGTAAAGAGGAGACGAGACCTGAGGATGTGTATGTGCCCACGGTCACTGTGGAGGATGCCAATACGCATATTAAATTGGATATACGGACTATTGGTGGTGGGGATGATGTGAATGACTCTTTGAAAAAACTGAAAGAATTAAAATCTAAATCTTAAATACAGGAGGTTTACATGTGCGCAGTCGGACTTGACATCGGGACATGTTTTTTAGTTTCTGCTACTCAGGATGAGAGTGGTCAGACACAAATTAAATCGATTAGGGACGCATTTATTGACATTGAGGCAGATGCCTCCACCATTAATATGCTGAAGATGTCCAACGTGTCTTATGTACATGACGGTAATAATATAGTAGTGGTAGGAGAATCGGCGCTGAATCTAGCGAACTTGCTAAAAAGGGAATCACGCAGGCCAATGAGCCAGGGGGTAATATCTCCGGGAGAGCGCGATGCTGAGCGTATGTTGGCTATTTTACTTAAGAATATTCTTCCGGGCCCTAAAGTGGAGAATGAGAATGTATTTTTTTCGGTACCTGCTAAATCTGTAGATCGTGAGATGGATGTCATATACCATACAGCTATAATAAAAAAAATTATTGAAAATTTTAATTATAAAGTCACACCTCTTAACGAAGCGGCTGCATTGGTATATTCTAATTGTAGTTCTGAAGGATTTACAGCTATGGCCAGTAGTTTTGGAGCTGGATCTGTAAATACTGCCATAGTATATAAAACCATGGTAGGTATGGCTTTTTCATTGGCGAGATCTGGGGATCATATTGATGCCTCCGCGGCTCGTGCTGTAGGGTCTACAGCTACCAGGATGATGGCTATTAAAGAGCTGGGTGTGAATCTCCTGGATCCTACTGAGGGAGATCCTAAGCAGATACGAGAGCGTGAAGCTATTATAATGTACTATCGCAATTTGATACGGTATGTCATTGAGAATATAGCTAAAGAATTCAAGAAAGATAATAGTAAAATAGAGCTCCCGGATTCCCTGCCGTGGATATTGTCTGGGGGATCCACAAAACCTAAGAATTTTCTTGAATTTTTCAAATCTGAGTTTGAAAAAGAAAAGAGTTCATTTCCACTTAAGGTGTCCGATATTCGTATGGCTGGCGATGTTTTAAATGATGTCGCTAAGGGATTGCTCATAGCGGCTATGAATGAATAGGCATTTAATGATTGAAATTTTTGTGTGATAGAACCTATATTTTTACAGTTCTTTTTGTTGTGTAGTATTCTTTTAATTTATTTATTATAGATGTACAGGTCTGGAAGCCTGTGCTCTATCCTCTCATACAGAGTAATAGATAGCTAACATAACCGAGAGTCAGAGATAGCCTTTTCTGTAGGGGTGTCTTCTCTGTAGGGGTCTTCCAGCCCCGCCTCGGTTTATTTTTTAGGAGTGTAGGATAACCTATTAATTTTTTCTATATATTATAAATTTTAATTTTAAAGAAGCCCTATGCAAAATGACCTACTCAAAAATGTAAAGTATCGTTTACTTGACGAATTGCGATATGCTGTCGAGAAGCATCAAGTTTACGTTGACAAAGTGAGAATTTATCATAAATTTCCAATGCAAGAAAGACCCAGTATTGGAATTATTTTACGCAACGCCTCTTCCAGCAGAATAAAACTCTCCGCGGACGACAACGCCGGTACTCTCAAAAGTCACCTGACTCTGGCTAAAGCTGAGAATAAACCCTCGGGGTGTCTGGACTGGGTATGGGAAGATGCCGTGCATATGACCGAGCTCCAGCAGGATGAGGACCTCTCTAGTCAGATCCAGGGTACATCCACCTACGGTCAAAATCGTTTTTTCTATACCTCTAAAAAACCTATCATATCAGGAAAAAATAATACGGTCGTCGCTGATAATTTCAGGCAGGTCTCTCTCACCCTAAACGGTGAAAATGTGCTCGCTGAATTCATAGACGGTAAAAGAGGGATAGTAGCTCTCCCTCAGGCACCCGTGGTAGGAGACTCTCTAAAAATCAGCTATTACTATAATAATCTCACTCCTCCTGGCAGGTATTATTTAGAGATCATATCCGCTACTCAGTTCGTCATAGATCCTTTCTATCAGGTACGAGACGAAGAGCTAATAATAGATACTACAGGATTAGAGACTACAGTCTCGCTGGCTCATGGTAATCTATATGGAGATTTTGATGTCCTCTATACCATGAAGACTAAATTCAGCAATAAAATCTATCTGGAAAAAAACATAGACTACACTATTACGACAGCCGGAGTAATAACTTTTCTGAATCCACTCCCTGTAGGCACTACTCTCTATGCCAATTATCGGTGGGGTGGCGCTACCATGGGACCGTTTGATATCCCTGAGCCATTCCATTATAATAATACTGCGCTGCCGGGGGTCATACTGGCATTCAGTAATCAGCTGGACGTAGGGACTCGGGTGGTGGTGCTGGTATATCCTCAGAGGGAGCCCTCAGCCATTATTTATAGCGGGCATTATAAGATGGTTTTTGAGATAGACGTGTTTGCTAAAGACCCCATACAGCTCCCGGATCTCACAGACCATCTCATATCAGAGATATGGTCTAATCGCAGGCTGCCTCTGATCAGTGAGGGTTTGACCATAGAGGAGATGGATCCTACGGGTGAGTCCGAGGAGGTCTACGATAACAATACAGGGGATTTGTATTATAAAAACAGTATCACTTTACAGATGATGACAGAGTGGAAAAAGTTTGTACCGCTCAGTATAGAGCTCATGGATTATGATACCAAACTCTATCAATATATCACGACAAAAAAATATGTGATCACGAATCAGAATAAAGTGCTGGAGATGAAACTAGTGCCGTGGACGGTGCCTTTTGAGGTGAAATATCCGAAAGTAGGATATGCCCGTCTGATTTGATCGAATAATCTCTTAATATAGATACCATTTTAAATTCATATTCACATCTCATATAAAAAGGAGTGTCGGTATGCCGATTTATACGTACAAGTGTGAGGCGTGCAATTTTATTTTCGAAGAGTTGGTGTCGTACGATAAAAAAGATGATGTAAATTGTAATTTATGTAAAGGTAAAGCTCATAGGGGAGCGGCGGAGACATTCGGGATAAATACGACTCTGAATCCAAAAACAGATACGATTTATAGTCCAAAAGAAATAGATAAAGTAGTGGGGGCTGAGTCGGAGAAAAAGTGGGCTGGATATGATGAGCGCTGGCGGCAGCGATATGAGGCCCGGCAGCAAAAGAGATGGAAGGGTATGACTCCTACTCCCGTGAATATACCAAAGGATCCTGACGGAAAATATACGCCTATCATGCATTTAGGGAATAGTAAAGACAGGGAGTTGAGGAGAGAATATTCTACGGCGTTGCAGGAGCATAGAGCGGAGAGAAAAAAGAGAGGTGAGGATCAGTTTGATGCGCCTGGGGCGATTCTATAGCTTAGTTACTAATACTCTCTTAATATTCAAATCCAAATAAGATACTCATAGCAGATATAGCCATATATACTATAAAATAAAATCAACTGAAAAAATTAGTAATTAAGATATAAAAAGGAGCTCACTCATGGCTATAGGACCTCTTGAAAGTTTTGTATTCCCGGGCGTATTAGTCCGTACTATCAATGAGGCCGCGGGAGCCTCCACTGCAGGTGACATACGTTTCCCAGCTATTATCGGAGTGTCCGCTGAAGAAGTCCGTGTAGCTGATTTTGAATTGGTGAGAGGATCCTCTGCTATAGCGGACAACATTATCCTCGATGAGCTGGTGACAGGGATTTCTATATCTACACCGTCTGGATATACTCCGGGTTGGATAGGTGGGGCGCAGGGTAGTGTGAAATCGTTCCGCGTAGCCAATGTCCCCATCGTCACTGGTGATGGTTCTGGAAAAGTTGGTACATCTCCCTCCAATGTAATAGTCACCGTCAATAATGAAAATGTAGCCGTCAATTCAATAAACGGGCTCACCGGTCAGGTAGATCTGGTCGTGATACCTAAAGACACCGATGTTGTTCGTGTCAATTATTATTTCAAGAGACGTGATACGTATATCGAGAACGAGAATCTCATTCTCCAGGCTGACGGATCCAATAAGATTTTCAAAGTCCATAGCGCTCGTATAGTGAAGGGTGATAACAGTGGTACGTCGGCTACGGATGCCGATATCAACGGTACGGTAAAAATTCTTTATGATCCTACTCCGACCACTAATCCTGGTGATGAATTTGAGAGGACTGTAAAAGTCATCGATGTTAAAGTGGATGGTGTATCTGCCACTATTACCGCTTTGGACGGTTCTACGGGTAGAGTCACTCTGCAGACTGCTCCTACAGGAGGTGGCAGTCATACTCTTACGGTGACGTATTTCACGAATATCTGGCAGGACACATATGATATTCTACCCGCTCCTGTTGTGAATAGAGTCATCGAGGTGGGACTCAGCCAGGACACATCGGATTTCTCCGTGGGTAATGATTGTGTCCTGTCTGGAGATAATAAGCTGCACTGGGGTAATTCTTATCAGAAGACTCAGGGTGTCTACACTGTAGGGTCTACGGCTGTAATAAACAACATAGTGCCTTCTATCACAGATACTAAAGTTTATGGTAGAGTGGCTGCTCCTGCAGTGCCTAGTGGTGTGGATGCGGATAATATTCCTCTGAACACTGATGGCAACAAAGTTTTCATTCTACCCACAGCTCCTGTTGATTCGAGTGGTACTGGAGTGGCTACAGAAGATACCACATTGATTACGGCTTATGTAGGTTCGACATGGGCGTTAGCCTATGCTGGTGGTGCAGTGACAGTCATGTCTATCAGTGGCAGTCAGATTACACTAGCGGTATCTCCTTCGAATGCCCTCTCGGAAAAAGTATATGTCACCTATTATGAGAACAACATAGTAGATGATGACTGGCTGTTTACAGTGCGTGTACCTGGTATTGCTACAGTGGGTAAGTATACGGTTTCTTCTTTGCTCCATGGTAATGCATTATCTGTGACGCAGGCTGCGGGTGGGACAGCAGTTTTTGCTTATGTAGGTGGTTATATTAATTGTGAAGTAAATCCTCTTATAGCATCTGTAGAACGTGTAAGATGTACATTTGATGGCTCTAACAGTTTTACGGTTACTTCTATGGTTGGAACGACCCTCACTCCCTGGGTGCCTAACGGTCGTACCGGTTCGGTCATTACCTATAATCAGAACATAGGTAAACTCGGTAAAACGTATATCGATCCTACGACTGGGTTCAGAGTGACGTTCGATGCTTCAACAGTGCCCGCAAATAGTACTTATGTGGAATTTGATGTAGGTGATCCTACCGTATCTAATGCTACTCAGAGACTCTATATCACTGCCAATACCCCTATCGTAAAAGTGATCCCGGGTATGTATATCACGGTATCGACGACCTCTGGTAGCTATGCTGATGATACAGTAGTGCTCAGCACCTATAATAAGAGCGGTAATGAGCCCAATGTAGGTGATATGTACTATGTCACATTTGATAAGGCTAAGACTGATTACACTACGAAATTCCTGACGAATATGCGTGATGTAATCAAATATTTCGGGCCGATCGACATCAACAATAAAGTGACCATCGCCGCTAATCTGTGTTTTCTGAATGGTGCCCGTGCAGTGGCTATCAAGCAAATTTTAAGAGTGACGGGTGGTACGGACGCGAGTGTGCAGGATTACATTGATGGTATCGATGCTTTTGGTGAGCCGATGCCGAACGGTCTGCGTCCGTCTATGGTACAACCGCTATCGACAAATTCGGAGGTACAGAGTTATCTGAAGACCTCTAATGCTATACAATCCAGTATCCGGTATAGGAACGAGCGTACTAGCGTTATAGGTTTTGCGGTCGGGACTACTTCTGATGAGGTTATTCAGAAATGTAAGAATCTCGCTACCGAGAAAGTCACGGCAGTGTATCCTGATGGTGCTATCATTGGTATCGTCGACACCTACGGTAATGAAGTCGAATATATCGTCGATGGATCGATGATTGCTGCCGCGGTGGCTGGGCGTGATATTTCTCCTGTCTCAGATATTGCTACTCCTCTGACCAATGCCACGATCGTAGGTTTCAAGAGACTCTACAGGAGATTGGATAATGTTACTGCGGCGTTGGTGGCGAATGCCGGGTGTACGGTACTTGAGGAGCAGACTCCGGTTATCAGGATTTTGATGTATTTGACTACAGATATGTCCACATCGTTGACGAGGGATCCTCGTATTGTTGAGGTGAAGCATTCGATTCAGCAGGGTTTGCGTACTGCTTTACAGCGGTATATCGGCTCCAAGAACCTGCCGAAGATGCAGCCTCAGATCAGGGATACGGTGGGGTCTTATTTCAAGCAGCTCAAGAAGAATGAGATCATTGTGGATTTCACGGGTATCAATGTTAAGCAGAACGAGAGTGATCCGAGTACGGTGGATGTGGAGGCATATTACAGTCCAGTGTTCCCGTTGAACTGGATTGTTGTGACGTTGAACCTGAGACAGAGTCTGTAACCAATAACCAAACAGAAGTAAACCACTATTTTGAAGGAGCATGACATATGGATCGCATAGCATTAGCAAAGAGATTAGAGGGTCTTTCGAAGGTGTTTGCCAGTGATTCCCCGTATCACAGGGATCTGAAGGCCATGTCGGAAGTCCTTCAAAAAGTTGATGATGATAAGTTCAAAACTATTCTGAGTACAGATTTTGTATCGGATGTTGTTGCTGGTGATAAAGAGGCAGTTCAGCCTATGCTTCAGCAGCCGCTACCTACTACCAGGGAGCGTATGGAGGAGATGAGAGGCAGGTCTGGTCGTCCGATGCCGACTAGTGATCCTAAGAGTCAGGCTGATTTCATGAAATCTTTTGTGCAGAAAGCTATACAGGAGGGATGGCTCTCTCCTGAAGGTATGCAAGAAGCTAAGAAGCTTCGTATTGAGCCTGCACCGATGCCTATGAAAGCTCCTGCTGTTAAGCCCATACCTGGACTCGTTCGTGAACAGGAGACTGCCATGAGTGCGGAGGCTTCTACGGAGCCGGTAGGGTTGTATTGGAACAAGGAGGCTTCGGAAGCTATTCTGAATAATCTTTTACGTGATGTCGTAGGGATGGATAAGAAGCAGATAGAGGATACTGGGCGTCATCTCGAAAAGAATCAGATTCCGGATGGTTCTCATGATGGTGAGAAGGCCAAGAATCTCAAGCCGGAGCAGACTCCTGATCAGGAATATCTGGATTCAGGTATTGTTGAGAAGTCTCACGGTAAGGTGAGAAAAGAAGCAGCGGCTGAAGAAGATGAGAAAGAGGATAAAAAGGAAGATAAGAAAGAGGATAAAGCTGCTACTGCTGTAGAGGAAAAGGAAGATGCGGAGGAAAAAGAAGCTACTCTTGAGGATATTAAAAAGAAAAAGGAAGAGGATAAGAAGAAAAAGATGGAAAAGACGGTCGAAAAGCTCGAGGAAGAAAAGAAAGAGAAAAAGCCTGAGGAAGATAAGAAGGAAGCGAATATCATTGAGGGCATCGAACTTGGGGAGCCTATGGATGATGTAGTCCTCGATGCCGCTGAGCAGGAGAAACTGAGTAAACTATTTATATAAGGAGATAACATATGGCGGCAAGAGATAGAGATACATACGTACATCGTCGGGGAGTAACTCCCGAGACAGCTTCTATCATAAGTTCTAAAAACAGAATTTATGCTGTACCTGCAGACGTCCAGACAGGCGGTCTTTTTCAGATTGGTGTTGTGGCGACATTTGATCCTTCTGAGACACGTGCGATAGAACCCGTACGTGGTATTGGTTTTGGAGATCATGTTGCTGAGTTGGTCCCTGGAGTTACTGAGCCGATGACTCTAGCTGTCACGCGTACAGCGCAATATCTCTCTATGATCTATCAGGTTTTTGGTTATAAAGGGGGTATTGACGGGCTAGTGCGTTCTTTACGTCATCATAAATGGCCTTTTGACATTGTTCAAGAGATTGTTCTGAGTAACTTGCCGGATGTGGTTGATAATGAAAATAGCGTTGAAAAGAGTGAATATTTGAGTACTATAGGAGGTTTAAAAGCGATATTGACCTATTATCAGGGTTGTTGGATATCTGATTATAGTGTATCCTATGCCGCGGATGCTGCTTTAGTGCAGGAGTCTGTGACTGTTAATGTAACTGACATTCTTGGTGATATAGCTACTGCGTATGATGAGAGTACGCCATTATTTAATTATGATTATGCTCGTTCTAAAATAGTGGAGTCAGCTTATAACCCTGGCATTACTAATCGTACTGGAGGAGAGCTCGAACCCAGTGCAGGAATGACGCTTACGTAAGTTCTCAACGGGGATATCCCCGGGATTTTTATATTTATATAATATATCATATTTTACATTTCATTTTTATATAACATAAAATAATTATCTCATATTACTTCATAAATCCCCTGTTTGTATATCCCCTTGTAGGAAATATTTATCTGTTAATATTTTTGCCATATCCATAACCATATTTAAAAGGAGCCTTTATATGGGTCTGACTGATGTTTTCCAATCTATTCAGAAGAGTCTTAGTTTCACTAAAGCGGTAGAGATTTCCGGAATAAAATTTGATTTAGGCTTACTTTCTTTTGAAGAGGATACAAAGACTGATATTCTTCCTCAAGAAAATATTGAGCCTTTAGTTTATTACAATGAAATGCGTATACAGACGCTATCATATGCTATAAAAAGTATCAATGGAGAGCCGGTACCCGCTGTAGTGGATATAAAAAAAGGGGATATCGTAGAAAAGAAACAAGGCTCTTTATTTGTGAAAGAATTTCTTTCTACACTACCGGTTAAAATTATAGAGCAGCTTTTTGATGTCTATATAGATCTTAAAGAAGAGTCTGAAGCTACTTTGGAAAAAGAAATAAAATATAACTGGTTTAAGACGCCGGAGCAAAGGGAAGAGGAGTCTAAAAAGAAAAAGGAAGAGCCGTCTGAAAAAAAGAAAGAAGAGGAAGCAGCATCAGATAACACACAGGATATAAAATTAAAAGAGATTCATGAGCCTCTTGAGGAAGATAAACCTAGTGCATAATTATGGAAGTCCAGCAGGCATATAATAACATTGAGAAAGTCATAGTCCAAGGTTTTCTTATTGCAGGACTATCCTTTAAAAATCATTATTTTTTGCTGAAAAACATTACAGACAAGGAATATGAGAATCTTAATTTGTATGTAAAAGAAGATGATTCTATCTATAATTTGATTTATCAGATTTCATTTTGTACCGCATTTGTAGATAGTAATAATTTTTTAGAGAGTAGGTTCGAAAAGATACCAGAGCTCGTACGGTTCTATTCTAAAATGCCTATAATATTTATTAATAAAGTGAAGGATACGATACAGAAGATAAATACGGAATATTTTGAATCTCTTGAATTTTTGGAAGGTTTTTGTTATACGGATAAATCCAGGCATTTGTGGAAGGTTTTCGATTATACGAATAAAGATACATATCTAGGGATTTCTGGGTTGAATAATGTTGGTATGAATTCAGTTCAGGAGAATTGGATTATTATAAATAAGAGGCTTGATGAGGAGGAGGCATACAGTAGCAATTTGAATATGACGTTTATCATATCTTCTTCGATGAACCCCAAAGGTACCAAGGAGATGTCTCGGAATTATGATTTTCATAAAAGGGAGTTAGATGAGCTTCGTAAAGACATAGCTAAATACGGTCATGATAAGAAAAGAGTAAAAGAGCAGCAGGAAAAAGCTGAATGGACAGCGCCAATAAAGAGTCGTGAGGATTTGGTACGTGAGCTTTATCGGCAGATGTCTGGTAAAAAAGACAAGCATGATCTATTCATAGATGAGTGGGTTAAGCAGCAGAAAGCGGCTGCTGAGAGGATTAAAGAGCAGGCTGAGGAGCGTCAGCGTGTGTTTAGGGCTAAGATCCAGGAGGTTGATTTGAGTTCGATAGAGGATTCGAGGCCTATATCAGCATCAGAGCTTAAAAAAGTATTGGCTCAGAAGAAGATTTCTAAAACCGATATGGTAGTGAGTCAGCCTATGATGTCTTTTGATGAGCGTGATGAGAAAGAGCGATTTTTGAAGAAAATAAGTGCTACTATCATACGTCCGAATAAGAAGGATTGAAAATATGCCTATTGATGATTTAAATAAAGAACAAAAAATTCTAGAGGCTAAAAAAGCTGGTAACGCTCTGGATAAAGCAGCTATTGCAAATAATAAAAGTCTTGCCAGTATGTTGGATAAAATGGTAGAGAGTCATTTGCGAGGAAATAGGGCTCGTGAAGAATCTAGAAGAATTTCTAAACTCGTGAATGAAACTATAAAAAAAAGAAAAAAGATAGAAGAAGAATATACTAATAAATTAGAAAAATCTAAAAAGGAATATCAGGCTGTTTTAATTGAGTCCAAAAAACTTATTAAATATCGTAAAACGGAAGGTAAAGATTTTAAAGATATTACAAAAAAACGAACAAAACAATATAGAATAGGAAAAAAAGAACAAGAAAATATTAAAAAAGCGTATGAATCACAATTAGAAGTTGTTAATAAAGAAATTACTGCTCGGCAAAATCTTTTTGATTTGCATGAAAAATATTATAAAGATAATATACTTTTTATTAAGAATGAAAAAGCATATGACGACGCTTTAGAGGAAAGACTTGTAGTTGAAGAAAAAATTCTTGAAGCACGTAAAGCGGCAGAAAACATATCTGAAGAAGATTATAAAACGCTAAAAAAAGAGATAAGAGGTGAGGAAAATGTAGCTAAAATAAGAGAAGATCTTGAAGAGAAAACTTCTGAATCTGAAGCTGCAAGAGAAAGATATCGTAAAAAATTAAAAGGATATCTTCCGTCTAAAGGAGCTCCCCGAGAGAAAAAAGAAAAGGCTCTCGAATTTGTTAAACAAGAAAGATTCGATCTAGCTAAAGAGATGGGTGGAAAATTAAAGACTCTTCGTTCAGCCAGAGGTATAGGGGGACATCTAGAGGCTGCTAAAGGCATAGGAGAGACTGTTAATAAATTTAAAGATTTGTCAAAAATTTTAGGAGGTGTAGGAGCAGAAGCCAAAGGTGCTGCCGGTATGTTTGGTGTACTTCGCACAGGAATGGAGATGTTGGGTAAAATAGGTTGGATAGGATTGATTATATCCGCTGTTGCCGCCGTAATTAAAGCAGTAAATGAATTGAATAATTTTATAAAAAAATTCAATAAATCTTTTATTAAAATGTATGGCCCTACGATAGCCATGAAAAATGTTACAGCGAGTATGAAAACTTTTACTGATGCTGTTTTTGATATGAATAGAAATTTAAAATATGGTTTAAAATCTGAAGATATAACGGGTCTTTTTGAAGCTATGTCAGCAGGAGGTCTTTCTTTACAAGGAGTAGGTAAAAGAGTACGAGGAGGTTATAACGAAGTTATATTGGAAGCCACCAAACTTAGTAGAGATTTCGGAGTGGATCTTAGTGAGATGGGTAGTATGATAGCTGATCAGATGGTTAATTTGAAAGCGTCTTTAGATGAAGTGCGCGATTCAATGGAAGCTATGGCTTATGATGCTACCATTGTGGGAATTAGCTCACAAAAATTCTATGAAGCAGTCACTGCTGCTACAGATGCTTTAGGTTATTATGGAAATTATTTGAAAAGCACGTCATTCCTTCTTAAGACATTTGCTGAGAGAGGGGCAATGCCTTTTAAAGATGCCGCTAAAGAAGCTCAAGATATAATGGGCATTTTTAAAGGTATGGATATTAGAAAAAAATTGGGATTTATTCAAATAGTAGGTGATCCTAAAGTTAAAGAGGACATGGCTAGACGTGCTGAACTTATAAAAGAAGAAACTCAACTTTTAGAGGACAAAATAGCTGCTACACAAAATATTATAGATAAAACTAAAGATGCCGCTAAAAAAGAAGAATATATACGGCAAAAAGGAGCTTTGGAAGATCAGAAAAGAGAAAAAGAAAGAATTCGTCGTCGATTACAAATGGCTGTTGAAGGAGATTCAGCAGCTAGAGCTGCTTCTTTAGGTTATATGGCAGATCGTACAGTAGATTATCTTATTACGGCTTTAAAAAGAGCTGGAGGTGGAAAATTAGATTTATTTAATCTTGATGACGTAATGGCTAAAGCAACTATATTGAGACAAACTGCGGATGTTCCTGAAGAAGCTCTCAATAAACTTGTAGATACTAGTGCTGCTATATTAGCTGATGCTGAAGAATCCGCGGAATTTATAACAAGTAGTTTAAAAGATATAGGTCCTGAAAGCAGAGCAGCACTAAAAGATGTAATGGCAGGATATGTGAGGGATATAGAATTAGGTAAATCTATAAATGAAGATGACATAAGAGCTAGTTTATTGGCTTTTCAAAAGTCTGGTGGTAAAATAGGCATGTCTATAGATAGATTTATTGATGAATTTAAAAAGAATGCTTTTGTTCTTGATGCGTCTATATCTGGTACGGGTATGGATATGAAGGTCCTTTCTGAAAAATGGCTTACAGCTAATGCTAGTATTATAGGCGGATCGAAAGAACAGGATAAACGTCTTCAAGATATAACTAAAAATACGAAAACTTTTGAAGAATTTATTGGTATAGGTAAAGAAAATATGGAATATATGGCAGCTATGGCTGCAGGAGGTGATCTTCAGAATCTTGCCAATAATGCGATGATAGCCACGGCAAATACTGCTGGGGGCATTTTAGGATTATTACAGAAATGGATTGCAGGTAAAAAAGGCGAATATAAAACAGATGAAGAATTTAAAAAAGGTCATGAATGGGGTGATTTAATATCTGCTTCTAAAAGGCAAGTTTTATTGACTAGATTATTATATAAAGCCCAACAAAAATACGATAAAACTCAGAATGCTTCTGATAAAGAGCAGGTCGACCTTATACAAGCTGAAATAGCTAAATTAGAAGATTTAAAAGGAACATTATCAGAAGTACGGCCTGATTTAGCGGCTGGCGCTGTTATGGAAGGTACTAAACAAGCTCAAGATTTATTAGATCAAAGGGAGAGATCCAAAAAAACATTAGCATATTGGGAAGGAAGAGTAAAAGATGCTGGGGCTAAAGTGACTGAAACTGAAAAAGCTTCTTTAGAATATGCAAAAAAGCAATTGGCATCGACATATATGGAGGGCACAAGTTTCGACGTAGGTGGAAAAAAATTTGGTATTGATGTATCACAAGTAGAAAAAGAAGAAGCAGATGCGGGTTCTATTCCTTCAACAACGGCTAAAGATTTTAGAGCACTAACCAGTGGTTTTGCTAAAATAACTAAAGGAGACTGGGTAATAGGAGATACTAGCCAGGCTAAAGGTATAATGTCAGGGTCCGGACAACTCACGAATAGGTTATTGGGTTATAACAAAGGAGCTATTTCAGGCGGAACCAGTGTGAGTGTACCTATTAATTTACAGATAGGATATGTAATAGGCAATCCAGATGAACTAGTAAATAAACTCACTCCTGCTATAGAGCAGACATTTGCTAGAATGTATTTCGAAAAAGAAAAAAGAGGAGCATAAGGTTATAAATGGCTGATATAGCTACAGTAAAAGTAAATGAGGTGGCTATTCAACAGAGTCCTGCTGAAAAAGGTCCTGATCAGGGTACTGTTATTGTATATACTCCAGATATTAAAAAAATAATTGTAAATAGTACAGATAAAAATCGTTTTGTAGAAATACGCCCTCCTATACGCAGGCTCCCTAATGAGATCCCGGTATATATGGAAATGATAGATGCAAATCTACAGCCATGCTCTATACAGATATCTAATGGAGTGACTATACAGGCTCTGCGGCTAGCGCCTAATCCGGATACTATGACGATAAATTCAGCAAAAATAGTGAATAGATATAGCACTATGACGCGTTGGGTAGAGGAACACTGGGGCGATGAAATGGATGTAGTAAATTTATCAGGTAGCTCTTTTTCTTTTTTATCTTTTGTGCCAGAAGATGTTAGTCCGGGGTTATCGGTAGTGAGTAGACGAGATACTAATGCTTATAAAATGATAAAAGAATTAGTAAAATTTTACAGGACTAATGGATGCATTTATCAGGACAGAGACACTTATTTATCTAATGATGAAATTTCCATAAATAAATCACCGGAAAGCAATTCGGTTGATAAGTTTTTATTAGAAAATCCATCTTTTAAAGGTAATCATCCTAGAGCAGGAATGATTCAAGAACGCCTTTATATTAAACTGTCTTTTGATTATGTTTCTTTTATAGGATATTTAGAATCTTTCGATTTGATAGAAGATTCGGCTAGTCCTTTTAGGATGACTTATAATATTATCTATAAGGCTGAGAAAACTAGTTTTGTTTTAGGATAATTTTATGGAAAATATAGAATCTACAAATTCCACAGAAGTGATTAAAGAGTTCCTAGATAGAGTAGGAGGATCTTTAGATTTTGAGGGAGGAATAAATCTATCCCAATATTCTAATTGGATTCGCTCGAGTACTATACCTAAAGATTTTATACCGTTTGAAATTTCTATATACGATACAGATAAAAACGAAGATGTTTTGTCTCTTATCATGATGATAAATCCTAGAGATTTAAATATAGGTCAAGCTCAAGTAGTAAATGCGGCGTATTCAAGAGTAGGGTGGATTAATACATTGTGGGGTAATCAACAAGCTACTATAACTGCTAGTGGTTTATCTGCCGGATTTTATTATATAACTAATACATTTGAAGGAGGAATAACTAATTTTAATAGAAAAAATAGTATAGCTTTTTTGAATTTGATTTCTATTGTATCTTTTTTTAAAAATAATGCTTACTATTTTATGGATGGGCAAGAAATTCCTTCTTTATTTAAAGACAATCATAGTAGAGCCATTAATGTTATGGATACTATAAAAATAACATACGATGGCTCTGAATATTTAGGATCATTCAACTCTTTTTCTTTAAACGATGTAGCTACTAATCCTTATAGATTGGATTATTCTTTTGAATTTACTGTGTCGTCTTTTGGTACTGATACTAATAGCATCGAAGGACATGTTAAAAAAAATAAAAACGATCAAAGCAATACAGTTGTAACAGCGATTCAGGGATATAACACTAGATTTTTAACTTCAGTACAAATGAGTTTGGAAGAACTCAATAAAACTTTTCCTCCAGATCAGGAATATAAACATAATAAAGAATATTATCTCAATATATTGAATCCACTTAACAGAAATTTTAAATCTGGCGCAGGACTTAATCTTAAAACTGATAATATTCCTATAGCATGGGGTTCTATTATTGCTGAAGCTGTTAAACAACCTATTAGCAAAGATTATCCGGTAGCTGTGGATCCTAATTTAGTAGCTGCTGTCATAAGGCAGGAATCTACAGGAAATCAATATGCAGTATCTTTTTCTGGAGCAAAAGGTCTTATGCAATTAATGGATGGTACAGCAAGACAATTAGGAGTGACATCATCTTTTGATCCACGCGATAATATATTTGGTGGAACGAGATATCTCAGTCAATTACTTAAAAAATATAATAATAATGAGAAACTCGCTCTAGCAGCATATAATGCTGGTCCTAGCAGAGTAGACAAAGCTCATGGCATTCCAAAAATAGCTGAAACTATAGATTATGTTAATAGAGTCACGTATTATCATGATCATTATCTATTATCATCTTCAAAAAGAAGTTAATTTATGGCCCAAGATTTTTCTGGAATTTTTACTTATAGTGAATTCAAATACAGGCGTAATGTTTTGAAAATGGCTCCTGATGCTTTTATAACTATAAATGATGCTATTGAAATGCGCGTGGTAGCTCCTATGGATGCTTTGGGTACAAAAGATACTAAAATGCAGGGTGGTATAGTTACAATGAATGTGAGCGCTGCGTTGTCCCCGGCAGGGGCTTCTAGAGCGACAATTGAAATATCCGCTCCACAATATAAAGGTTTTCATGAAGATTATTATAGAACGTATCCTAATGGTACTAGGATGCCTATTTTTACTCCCATGATGGAAGTTAAAATTTTCATGAAAGGCAGATACTTGGAAGAAGAATATACATGGAGTCCTCGATATTACCCAGTATTTTGGGGTATGATAACTAATGTCCAAGAAAATTATTCTCAAGGAGCTTATAATTTTTCTATTACCTGCGAAGATTTATTATGCTGGTGGAGATATCAAAAGGTCACAGTACAATCCTCTGTTATTACAGCTTTTTTTGGTGGAGCCAATATGACTCGTTTTCCTAGTACTTTTAAAAATATGTCTCCATGGGAAACAATGATGGCTCTTTTTACAGATACTTTTTTTATGGAAACAGATAAAGAAACAGGTATGACTGCTTTTTATAGTTTTTTATATCCCCAGCTTTCAAATATAGCTCAACAACCTCAATATGAAAATTTGAGAGAAACCTGGGGTTATTTCGCTCAGAATGTAGTGAATTATTGGAATCAGCGGTTTGGATTTGGTACGTTAACTACTGGTACTCCGGAACAAATAGCAGCCAGTCTATCAAAAGTGCCTTTGGAAATGTATGGATTAAGAGGGCCTATAAAAACTAGTAGTATAGCTAATAGATTGTTGAATTATCTTAATGATCCTAATAATAGTTTTCCAGAGAGTCAATCCGAGAGAAGCGCTGATTTGGATTTAGATTTTTCAATGATGGCTAGAGTCCAGGCATATGGTCTATTTGATTTATATGGGGATGGAACTGAGCCGTTAATATTATCTAAATTAGAAATAGCTAATGCTGTTTGTGAAAAAGTTAATATGGAATTTTTTGTAGATACCAATGGTAATTTTGTTTTTAAACCGCCATTTTATAATTTAGACGTAGCTACTGGAGATATTCCTTATTATAAAATAGGACCTGAAGACATTATAAATTTTAATGCTAGTTTTGATTCCAATAATATAGTCAATTATTTAGTAGCCACAGGTCCTCTATGGCAGCAACTTGATCTACAAGCCATAGGTCTTCATGCGGATTTTGAATCCATTAAAAAATACGGCATACGTTCTGAACAGATTCATGTATCCTATGGTATGAATGCTAATCAATTAAAAATGGTGGCTGTGGCTGAAATGACGAGAAAAAACGGCCAAGCATTTACAGGTAGTGTGAGTATTCCGCTTCGTCCTGAGATGCGATTGGGATATCCAGTATATCTATCGCATATAGATTCTTTTTATTATGTGACAGGCATAGCTCATTCATTCACTTTTGGATCAGCGGCTACTACTGATTTATCATTACAATTTAGAAGAGATCGTGTATTTGATGACGGCACTTCTGGGTTGGAGGGCAGTATAAAAGGGGATATCCTTAAAAAATGCGTCTATAGGGATAGGTCGACAAACATTACTTTAGATACTGAAAGTATTGCTGATGCTAAAAATAATATGACCCCGGAAAATTTTGCCGCCTTTGTACAGAATAAATACGGTTTAAATATACAAGGCCCCTATAGTTTGTCTTATCTGAATGATTTAATAAATGAAGTTGAAAAAGAACGAATAAAAAAGAATGCCCGGCTTTTTTCAGGACCTGGGATTTTGGGATATTGGAAAATTGATAAAGCAAAAATGTTAACAAAATCTGATGATGTTGCTAATCCCAATACTCCTAATGCTGTGATATCTAATGAGCTCGTAATGATTACTGATACTAGTGTACCTTATACAGATATACAAGGATATAGGCATATAGGAGCTTTTCCTTTTGGAGCAAATTTAGTACTTATGAAAAACGGTAAAATATTAGACAGTACTAATTATGCTCAAGTTAAAGCAGCAGAAGCTGAAAAACAATTACAAGATCCTGGAAATACAGGAACTATTCAAGGTAATAAAGTGAGTACGAATATTCCTAATAAACCAGATGAGACAGGAACAACGAATAATACTCAAAATGATAGTAAAGAAGTTATTACTGATAAGAATAATAACAGGCTACAAGTAGCTCAAGAAAATAAAGATGAAAGTTTAGTGAAATTTCCTTATTTAACAGACACGTTTTTTATGAGTAATCCTAATATGAAAGGTTTGGAAGATATAAAAAAGCAGATTTATTTTTCTCTCTCGGTTTCTAAAACAGGTGATGTTTCTAATAAATAGAATATTTGTATGAGGATTTTATGAATAGTTTTCCATACGCTAAAGTACCTGGACGACAAATAGCGCCTAATGAACATCCTACAATAAGCGCTAGGAAGATCAAAGGAGTAATTTGTGTCCCGGGTGACGTGACCCTCGTGGATGAAGAAAAAATGCGCATGACGGTAGTTTTGAGAGATAATTTGGGCGTTTTGGAAAATGTACCCATAGCACAGCCTTACGCTGGAAATTCGAGTTTTATTCACGCTGTGCCCGAAGAAGGATCAATGGTCGTAATGGCCTATCAAGAAGGCCAGTACTTCCCTCTGACCTACCTACCAAACTATACTCATGGATTGGAAAATAGAAATGTAAAGAGCTGGCCGGATACGGTAAAAAATGTGGAAGAGAATGAACATTTTTTCAGAGTAAAAAAAATACAAAAAGGAGAAATAGCCCTAGGATCATCAAAAGGCGTAGAAGTCCATCTAGGAGAACATTTTAAACTGGACGACAGATCCGGTAACAGTCTCGTGCTCAGAACTGATGAGAACTCAATAATAAATACCGCCTGCAACAATAGCATATTCAGCAGCGGCGTATGGCTGAATACAGGTATAATCAAAAGGAACTCTGTCGATCCCTCTAACCTCAATGATATCCCGAATATAATCAGACAACCACTCCCTGAAGGCAGATATAACTATGTGCTGAGACCTACAGGCCCTAACCTCGCCACCGACCCCTACTATACAGAGTATCTCCTGGAAGTAGATGATAAAGGATACGCCCTACAACCAGAAAATGACATAAACGGAGACTCGAATAAAACCAATAGAAAACCCATAGCTATTTTCTCGATGGGCAATCTCGTGGGAAATAATACCAAGTATCCCGGGTCCTATGGAAGAATTTTACGCCCTGTGCTTTTCCATGATATAGACGATAGTGTGGGAGATTTTACACTGGAACCCGTGGCAGGAGCCGATGTAGACGCCTATAGCATAGCAATGTGCTGGTTTAAACCTGAGCGTGCTAATCCAGAGACAGGGGCTTTCTTTGGTATCGATAAAGAAGGTCATCTATGGCAGTATCTCCCCTCAGCTACCGCGGGAGGTCTGGGTAAAGGCCGGTCCATGTCCATACTGGCTAAAGGCAGCAAAAAAGAGATATGGGGTAATGACACCCGCTATGCTACGTCCTGGGACCTGAAAACTACTGGGGGCATAGTCTGGGATGTGGGGGTCCATAATGAAAAAAACGGCAATCCTTTCAGCAATCGCAGCATAGACGTACGGGCTAAAGGGTCCGTGTTTTATATGTATGGGTCTCAGCTCAGTCCATCTATAAAGAATTTTGATATCGATAAGTCTAAAAAGGATGTAGATGATCCTCGCAACTATTTTAAAGTGGAAAAGATAGGCGGTAAAGAAAGGCACGAGACGTCCAGTAATAGAGAGACTATCATTAAGGGCTCGGATAAAGTACGCATAGAAGGAGCTCGTACTGAACAAATCATTGGAGCTAATACTACCAGTGTAGGCTCCAATATGAATGTGATCGTAGGGGATGCCTCCACTGAAAAAGTGTCTAAAGAAAAACAAGAAGTATTTGGTAACAGGAAGACTCTCATTACTAGCGGCAGCTCTGAACTCCAAGTAAAGTCCCTCCAGGGAGATATCAAAGAGAGCATACTGGTAAAAGGCGGTAAATTTGTAAATGTGAAATTGGGTAATATACAGGATGACATCGCTATAGGTAATCGGGCATTCAATATAAAAAGCGGTAATTTCACGGTACAGAGTATAAAAGGTGATATGCTGCTAAGTACTAAAACCGGTCAGATATCTTTTAAAACTGTGATAGGAAAAGCTGAAATCAAGGCATCCATGGATATTGATATACGCACTAATCCAGTGTCTAATGTAAATGTACAGGGAGGGGCTATAAAGCTCAAAGGTAAAACAGGAATGATGGGAGGAGTTATCACAAGTAAGTCACATAGGGATTATATAACTGGAGCAGCACTAGTGGGATCCCTGTCAGTAAGTGCGTCGGTATAGTATGCCACTATCAGCCAGTCTCATATCAGGAGCTATACTGACTCAATTCACCGCCAGGAAATATACTGGTAGAAATGCAATGGATTTATCGAATGCTGTGGGAGCAGCGGTAGCCAGCTATCTCATGATCCCTAATCTGGTCACCTGTACGCTGTCAGGGACTGTAGGACCTTTGGGAAATATAAATAGTCTGGCTGTGGCGGGACTCATCCCTACGTCTATGAGTAATTTCATGTATACGAAAGCTCTCAGTAAAAAACTGAAAGGCAGGGACCTGAATGGGATACTCAGTGCTATATCACTAGGACTAGTACAAATACTCTCTGCAATGATTTTGTCCGGCACAGCAATAGGTATAGCTATAGGTGCTGGCACAGGAAAATTCACGGCAGTGTCCGATCAGGCTCTATCTAAATTACTAGTGGCTCAAATGCTCAGATATAATATCAAAGGTAGAAATGCTATCGATTTAGCCGATAGCATAGCGTTTGGTCTGGTGAAACAGTTGCAGACTGCGACTACATTTTCTGTCGTAGCGACCGGAGTGATAGCACCAGTGCCCCCCACAGGTCCGGTAGCTATACTCGGAGTGCCCTCGGTTTTTACAAAAATCAGCTGATCTGATAAAGGAAAAAAGTCATGGGATCGGAAATATTTAAATTAAAATCTCTCTACATGGATGATACGGTAGTCCGCGGCTCTCGCCTCAGCATAAAAAATGCTAAAGAGACTAAGACTATACTGACTAATCCCGGAAACGACCCCCAGGTAAAAACAGGGGAGACAGGCGTCAATGTCGAATATATCATACAATCCTCTCTGATAGGAAACGATCTCAAAGGTCAGGGCACGTTCACGAATAACAGCGACGTGGTCCGGGACTACAGCGGCCCCCAGAATATAAAACACAACGATATCATACGCCTCGACTCAGATATCACTTTCTATAATGTCACCGGGATACAGGGCACCGACATATATCTGCAGGAAAAATACGTCAAAAAAGATACGAGCACTCCTGATGTGCAGACAGGACCCGCTACAGTAAGAAAAGTAAAACTGGATAGCGTCCAGTATGAAAAAGTCAGAAACCCAGAACCCTCTACCTATATCTATTACGACAAAGATAATATCGCCTGGGGTATAAAAGGTATACAACCCACCGGACCTTTTACGGCTCCTACAGCGGCAATGTCTTTTGAAACCGGCATGAATATACAGTTTTTGCCGGGTACGAGCAGCAGTAAACCCGATCTCCTCACTATAGGCAGCGTCTATAAAACACTCGTAGATAATAACTCCAGCCCTATAGCCGATATCAGCCTCAGTCCTCTACCATATCCTCACGAGAGCCTGCAGGTCTATGAGGGACCAGCTAAAGGCAAACTGGATAAAAAAATCGAGGGTGAAGACTACGTCGTAAACTATAGCCAGAGTCCTGAATATAAAACTCCTATGCCACCCTACGAAGAAAGACAGGGGGCCTATTTAAAATTCCTGGATAAGCTGACTAATGAAGTCCAGGTGCCCTCGATCAATGCTACGTTTGAGGGCAATATAGCTATAACCAAACAAACAGGAGGGACTAATCTCGTCACTCCCGTGAGCGATATCATCCCCGGAGATAAGTTTTCTATAAAAGTGGGAGATGCTGAAAAAAGAACCAATGCGGAGTATATCGCCAACTATGCTGCCGGTATAGTGACATTCGTGAAACATCGCAACTCTGAATATCTCATCGACAACATATCCTATATCAAAAAAATAATATGGGACGGCATCAGTGTCATCAAAGGCGTACCCGAGGGACAGGTACAGAACGTCTCTAGCCTGGTGATACCGCCTATATCGGGGCTGGCTGGAGTGAGCGGAATGGTCTGCTATGAGGACACAGACCAGAATAATCTGATCAGAGACACCGATTATACGATAGATCCTGAGTCGGGGGCTATCGGTCTCACGACGCCTTTAAAAAGTACTGAATCCGTCCTGGTATCGTATTATGTAGAGGGAGAGGATGTCACAGAAGAAGCCGTGGCCCTGAATGATATGCGGGTGAATAAATACCCGGTCATATCCGGATCTGTGACTATCACTAAAAAATTTAGAGCGACTCAGGATAATCAGGAGACTACAAGTACAAAAATCCTGATAGAGGGACAGGACTATACTTTTTATTATACTACCGGCAGGATATCTTTGCTGAATGTCTCCGCGGAGGAGGAACTGCTATCACTCCAGGCAAACTATACTCCCATGGCCCAGATAAACTGCATCCTGCAGTCCGTCCCTGGAGACAACCTCAAATACAGAATGACCATCGTCGATGATATAGTCAAAGTGGTGGATGTAGAAAAATTGATTTTCAAAATAAATAATCCTGTGGTGTCCGCGCCGGTAAAAAATCTTTTTCCTGATCAGTCTAACAACAAAAACTATACGTTCTCAGGTACGGTACTCCCTGGCAGTCTCCTATGGGTGAAAAATGAATCTGGTACTAAAAATTTTGATGTGACGGGATATGGCTATGAAGATCTATCCAGGCAGATAGACCTGGATGAGACGCTGAGCGCTCAACGTCCTGAGACAGAAGAACTCATAGTAGCTACCTATAGTTTTGAGTCTGAGGTGCTCCCCTACGCTCCTGCTATAATCCTCAATGTGATATTCAATAGTGGGGACGACGGTTTTATAATCGAGGGTTTCAATAGGACCGATACACTCAAAGAGGGTATGATCCTCCGTGTGGATAATTTTGATCCCGAGCATACGTTCTATTTTAAAATCAAAGAAGTCTCGTATAAATACGGCAATACTCTGGTGAAGCTATATGGCTCTTTCTCTGAAACCATAATCAACCCTACATTTTATTTGTTTGATGATACCGTGACCTGGGTGGATCTACCGAGCGGGACTACGATAGACACTACAGCCCCTATACAGGCTGAGTCTATCATCCTCCACGGGAATCCTCTACAGATCAGTCAGAGTATAAAAAAAGATACCATGCTGATGATAAACGATCAGCAGATTTATTCGGTGTCCTCCGTGACTACTGACGCGAATAAAACTACCATAGGGATATTCCCGTTTTTAGAACAGCCCGTCACAGGCACTATACGGTACTCGAGTCTGCCGGTACACACTGAGGGAGACACCAGGCTCCCCTCTCAATACCTCACCCTCCTGAGTCCTACGCAGCCAGCGTTTACTCTGAGCTATCAGGCTCCTACGGGGTTCGAGGGTAGCGCCAAAATCCTGATAGATAATAAAAAAATTGTGATTACAGAGGCCATCCGCGGTATCGTGAATCCCGTGGCATATACCTACACGATAGCGGACTACACTGACCTATACTCCCTGGCAAAAGCCATCCAGGCGACTCCCTCTACCTATCGGACCAATGTCCCGTGGGCGGGAGTGCCTGACTATAATCCGTTTACGATCTCTCCCGCAGGCGGCGCTCAGGAGGATTATTATCTCTCGGCAGGGGCCTGGAGTGCTGATTTGATCATACCGTTTGAGGACAGTACGCCTATAGATCTCCCCTATACGATCCAGATAGTGCCCGAGCTATTCAAATGGACTCTCCTCCAGGCTTTTGTATCTGAGTCCTCATTCCTGATAAAAAATGCTGACAGGACTGGTATGTTTCTCTCGGGTAACCTGCTGGCGTTTAGGAGCAGGATAGATGGAAAAATTTATTTCTTCGAGGTAGATAAATCAAAACTCGTAGATGATCCTGATGACAGCACTAAAAAAAATACAGAGGTCGATCTAAAAGATTCTTTCAGGGTGAATTTGCTGAATCCTACAGTCTATAAGTACGACTCGGTATCCTGGGTCGATACAGACAATAGGATTTCAGATTTTGATTATGATCAATCTACACTGACTTTTGCAGGGGCTCCACAGGGTAATTTGAGAAAGGGCACTCTGCTGCAGATAGGCGGGAGATATATCTATCAGGTCACTGGAGTGACCGTCGATACTGACTCCTACACTATAAAAATGTCCCCCGATCTTTCTACCGGGATGTCTTTAGAGAGCTATCCTGGTTTTATAAAACAGAGTACAGTCCCTGTCTATCTGGATGACATAGGTCCTCAGCCTTTCATGGCGCTACAGTATACTGTCCCTAAAGGGCATACTGGTAGTGCAAAAATAAAAGTAGACGTAGATAGTGTCACTCTGGTAGAGACTGTAGATAATTTCAGTACCAAGAGTACGACCCTCTTTTTTGAGGACTATGCTGATATCATCGAGCTCTCGAGTGCTTTAAAGGATGTGCCTTCATATGTCACTCCGGATAAACCGTATACGGTCGTGATACCGGAGACCTATGTAGCATCTCTCAAAGGGGATGGTTTCAGCAATTTCAAACTGAGGCCTACATACGGTAGTTTTGTAGCGCTCCCGAGTAATATACTCATAGCGGTGTCTGCTTTTGAAATAAATTACACTGCTCCTGCGGGCTATGTAGGTGATGCAGAGGTCAAAATATCTGATACTCGGATCCTCCTGAAAGAGACTATCGTAAATTATCATGCCGGGCAGGATGTCTCTAAAGAGATCAGGATAGATTACGCTGGCACTAAAGATCTGCAGGACATCGCGCTCAATTTGATCCCAGCGATTACATCTCTGGTACCCGGAGACGTCAAACCCTACTCCTGTACGCTTCTAAACGGGGCTCTATTCGATAGGGGTCCGTGGGGGAGTACTCATGTGGTCCCGTACTCAGAGGACTATCTGGCGGCTCCTGTGAAGGTTTCAGGGGCTATAGACGGGGCCTACTGGTATGTGCTGGGGCCTCTGAATGAGCGCAGGCTGGTACAGGGTACTGATTACACGATAGAGACGGGTACTGTCACACTCACGAGTCCTATTATCGCGCTCGATCGTTTTAGATACAGCTATATGGGTCTGTGGAATCTGGCGGAGGATGAGGGGTCGGCTGTCACGTGCTCGTGTCGATATTTTACGACGCTGTCCACGGGGTCTCGTGTAGATGTTTACATGGACTACCTGAACATAGATCAATTTTATTTGCAGAAGCTCACTGAGAGGTTGTTTTCCCAGATAGTAGTAGCGCCTCAGATAACGGAGATCCTGTCTCAGATGGGTAGTGGAGGACAGAGTAATGACAGCGGGGCCAATAATAATGCTGTGCAGAACTATGTGGGTGGACTGGCGGACCTGAATTATGCTCTACGTGATGAGCAGATAAAAAAGCAGCTCTATCTCAGATTTTATCAGTGGTATAAAGATCGATTACGGAATCTATCCGCGGAGCTCCAGCTCACTCTGGGATTCAAATTCGCTCATAGTAACTCTCTGGGTTTGAATAATGGTCAGTATACTTTGGACGATGAATATGTAGAGGATGAGGATTATACTCTCACTAAAGATGAGGATATTGATCAGATCAGTAATGGTTTCTCGGATTTTTTCCCGGTAGGGTATGATGGGACGGCCCCTAAATATTATGACAGGTTTGGGAGGGAGTATCTCTCCTACAACTCTGTCTATTGCTGCAATATCAAACGTACTAATGCGGATCGATCTGTGTCTACTGTGGGTATGATAAAGTCTGAAAATCCTTATTGGAATAGAGGTCTCGATTTCGTGGTATGGGATGATGCGTATGTCACTAAAAATCTGGTAGCTAATTATAGTGTAGATGTGCCCGCTGCGGACAGGACTTTTAGTAGTGGGACGTATACTTTCCTGAAGAGGGTATCTGTAGGGGATAAAGTACGCGTATCAAAATATAAGGATTATTATGAGATAGATCAGATAGTGTCTCCTCCGGGAAAAAATTATGAATATCTGATCCTCAAGACAGCGTTCACGTCTGGGTTGAAGAAGAAAAAAAAGAAAAGGGGTATAAAGACTTTTGATGTGCATTTGGGGAGTGACGGTCAGTCGGTTATGAAAAACAGAGCGGGTACTCATATTTATTTTGATCAGCTGATGGATGCGCTCCCGCCTGATGGATTCAGTATTTATGTGCAGCGGCAGGAAAAAGAGCCATTCCCTATGGCGGATGATTACGGCAGTCTGGGGGCCTCCGCGTATGGTGAGCAGATCGAGGGTCAGGTCACCAATACGCGCCGTATCAAAAAGCCTTTTTTGAAATTGCTACTCGCGTTGTTGTTCCCTCTATCAGATTCGATAGCGGAGGAGACCAAGAATTTTAAAATTCAAGTGAAGAAAGACTCCGAGGGTCCCTGGGAGGATCTTGATCCTATCGATTTGAGTAAACTCAGTTTCAAAGAGGAACGCAATGTAGATGATGTTTTGGATAGTCTGCGATATGATTTTACAGAGATAGCATCCCTGCCTGGAAAAAAGTTCTATGATATCAAAGAAGATGAAACTAAAGGATTTCACCAGCAGTTTTATTTGAGTTTTGAGAAGATTTATGATGCGGATACCCCTGGTGGATATTTCGAGGGCATCGTGCTGCGGGCGAAAGACAGGGCATGGTGGTTTAGGATAGTGGATGGTGGTACTGAGGATATCATAGACAATTATGGGTTTGACTCCTCTAATGAGTACAGAAATTTTTATGATCCCGATAACATTTTCAAAAAAATGTTGAAGGAAAAACAGGCCTGGGAGACAGAGAGTCTCATAATAAAAGATCTCTATGACCATAGTGATAAATTAGCGCGTGCTTTTGATCAGGGAGACATGAATCGGGCTAATAGTAGATATCAGGGATATCTCGCTAAACAGGACATTTCCACTCTTTTTACTACTACTTTCTCGGTCACCAAAGAGATATCAGGTATAATCTCCGATATTCTCACTACCGGTATAAATATTCCATCAGGCACGTTTGTCACTGTGAGCAGCACCGGTGGCACTCTACCAGTCCCTTTGAAAGAAGGCACCGTCTACTATGTGATAAATACGGGTGATAAAAAATGTAGACTGGCTACCGTGACGAGTAATAATCAGCAGGGGTCGGATGTCAATATCACTGCTGGGGGGACTAAAGATAGCAGTAAAAAAACGGATACTGTACCATATTCGCTGAAAATGGACCAAGCTAATCCTGAGGGTATCTCTGATGTACTCACCGCCAGTATACCCGCCTATGAGCCGCAGCTGGGATTTTTGATAGATGGTCAGGGCCCCGTGTATAGGACTCTCTATCCTGATCTGGTCCACCCAGAGGATAGTGCCTCTCGGTCTATTGCTGCCACCTACCAGCAGACGAGTATGGCTCTCGGTATATATAGTGGTGCGTGGCAGAAAGAGCAGTTTTTCAAGAATCTCAATTATACGAATAATAGTACATGGAAAAATGATTATATCCGGTGGGTGCTCGGTTTTTCTCCTGGTTTGATTTATCAAAAAGATGCCAAGCAGATGTATGAGCAGAATCTCGGAGTGATTACGGTAGGTTTAAAAGAGCTGCCCGCTTTGAGATTCAGACTGGTCCCTAGCACTGTTTTCTCGGTAGAGAACGCCACGCTGACGGTGTCCTGGGACAATAGCGGCAAATATATACGAGTCATTTTTGATGTGGTCAATATAGCTGATCCATCTGATGTAGATATCGGTGTCTCTGTCGTGTTCAAGCTCTATGACATAGTCTCAGTAAAAGGTATCGATACTCTCATATATAAAATGTTGGGAGAGGTCTGCGCTGATATTAATGCCTATAGATTTTATAAGTATAGTGGGGTGCCTTTATTTTCCTGTGAGGACATTTTTGCATATTACGAATACAATATCACTTCGAAAATGCTCGCTGTATACGGCATCCCGGTAGATGTCGCGACAGGGGCCGTTTTGAGTGTGACTACGGTGGAGGACCATCGTAGCTCAGACCCGAGAGTGTTGTTTCTCAATAAAGGTATAGAGGATAGGCTCTATACCCATGTGATTCGTAACATACCGGCGTTTAATCTCGGATATACGGGGGATTACTATAGACAGAGTCTGGATGGTCCTGCTATACAGATCATCAATATAGCGCCTATGCCAAATATGTCCTATAGCGTAAATTTAGATGGAGCAGGTAAAAAGCAGTTGGTAATAAAGTATGGGGCTCCGTCACTGAATTTGTCGGCGGTGTTTCCTATTTATAATGCATCGACTGACACCTACAAGACACTGAGTGAGCTGGCCCAGAGTATCAATGGATATCTTTATCGTACGTATAATATTTTTCGTGCCACTGTTTTGTATACTACTTATCCCGCGGCCAATCTATCCGCTGATTGTTTGTCTCTGTGTAATGATTTTATCCCGGCTACACTGTCAGCGGGGCATCTGACAAACATTGTGTATGTGCATGTACAGACCGGTCTGGATGATATCGACCCGGAGATCAATCAGGGTATTTACCGGGTGTTTTATGATACAGATGCCAGGAAAAAATTAGAGATACGATTCAATGAGATAATAGTAAATGGGTCTCGCATTGAGGAAACCCGTAATACCGGTGCTCGTTTCGTGATTGATTTTCAAAATCCCGATGGGACTTTCAAAACTCTTACGAAGTTCTGTACTGATGTGTCAGTCACTGAATATAAACATACAAAATTATTTACGGCTACGCCTGCCCATACAGACAGTCCTGAGGCCACTCAGTATATAATCGTGGATAATACCGATCGATTCCTGGGGTTTGATAAATCTGATACTGTGTATATGGATACGTATACAGTGGATATCAATGACCCCGCGACAGCTCGGAGTGTGCTCAACACTCAAAATGCATATTTTTCTCATCCGATATATACCTCCAACGGTAATCCTAATAAATTACCCATAGACGGTATACCGGTGTCAGGTGAGTGGGACACTACTGTGAGTGAGCAGGTGCTCTCATTGAGCTGTAAAAACGGTACTACCTGGGAGGTGACTTTCAATGATTATGAGAGTGGCTCGAATAAAAGTTTCAAACCTACCCAGGAGATAATCAATCTGATAGATACTGCGCATAGTTTGACTGAGGGGCAGTTCCAGAGTATAGGTAATGTCGAGGACCGCCCTGTAGTAGCGATGATTAAAGAGCTCGTACTGAGGAGGATCCCCTACGCAGATGTTACTATAATATCAGAAATTTTTACCGTTGATATATCTACTGATGAGTTGTCGGTGGCATTGCCTGATTGGTCTGTAGGAGATGTGGTAAAATTTATTACGACGGGTACGTTACCTGATCCATTTGTCGTGAATAATATTTATTATGTGATCAGCAAAACCGGTACTGGTAATAGTATCAAATTAAAAGTGTCATCTACATCTGGAGGGCCAGTAATAGACATAACGACTGTAGGGACAGGTATCCATACTGTTACGAGACAGTCTGTAAATGTACTGAAGATCAGTCTGAGGGAAAATGACACGATCAATAAACTGGCGGCGGCTATAAATAACGCCAGATTTAATACTGATGGACAGGTAGATTCTGATCCTGATAAAGGCATCATCCAATATTTTACTGCGACCGTTTTGGGAGATACTGCCATCCAGGGAGAATATAAAAGCTATGAGCTCGCGGCTGAGTATTTGCCCATAATCAGGAGTTTCTCTGTGGTGAGCGCTACAGGGAGTACTTTTAAACAGAATTATCTCATAGGATGGGAGATTGCTACTACCAATCTCACGGTAGATCAGACGGATGCTCTGACCATGTCCGCTAAAAGATACAGTCCAGGAGACACATATAAATTCACGGTGAGCCCTCCTGATGTGGCATATACTGATACTCTGTTAAATAATCCTCAGGGATTCAGGAGGGACATCCTGGCTTTTGACGTGTACTGCTGGGACATCAGTGGCTATTTTGAGATAAAGGACAACTGGATTTATTTCAGGAGCGCCCTGGTAGGATATACCGCGGAATCCGACATGGGACAGCCTGATAAAACGATAGGGCATGGTATACCCCTGGCAGGGTCCGGACACGCGCTAGCCCCTGCGAATGAAAGTATAGGGGCTCTGGTCGCCAGGATGAATGCTGATAGTGTAGTGAAAAAGTATTTCTATGTGAAACTCAATTTTTCCAGATATCAGGATGCTACACAGAAAACGCTGCCGGAAAATCCTGGATTTTTTGAGTATGGCTATCTGCCTAATTATCATGTTACAGTGCCCCAGTCTCAGCTGGATAAGGTCATGCTCAGGAACGACTCCGTGATGACGCTGGGGCCGGGAGTAGGATATCAGTTTACTGCGTCGTCCTATGCTATAAATGACGCAGCGGACACGATGGATTTGTCGTGTAGCTGGCAATATAGCTATGAATATTCTAAAGAATATGTTTTGACATCAGCATTACTGGATACTATATCTGAGCTGGTAGGAGTGATAAATACGGAGACAGCGCCGTATGTATCGACTTCTATTTTTGAGGCATATGTAGTGGGTACTCACGGGTCTGATGCGAGTAATACTTTGATGACTGGTACTGGTGTCATAGAGGAAAAAGATGAACACTTCACAGCCAATGTATTTACAAATCAATTATCAGTATCTAGAACGGACTGGGCTGTAAATGATGTCGTGAGATTCAGCTCTACATTTCTGCTGCCGACACCATTGGTAGCAGGCACTGATTATTATGTAGTGAGTAAAACAGGTACAGGTACGAGTATAAAGTTGAGAGTCTCTACTACATTTGGAGGGAGTCCTGTAGATATTCTCACTCCTGGAGCTGGTATCCATACTATCCATAGGAGATACACCAATATCTACATAGCGACAGCAGTGAGTGCCATACAGATAAAAGTGAGGAATCTCACTGGAGTAAATTTCAGTATATCTAGCGCCAGTTTTAATAGGTCTCCAGCTAGGAATAGTCTCATTTTACGCTGCAGAATATCATATAATGATACTTCTTCTTTTCTAGGTCAGAATATTAATATGACTATGAAAGATCTGGCTCAGACCATATCTGATTTGAGGGGCTATACGGATTCGATCTTTCCTCCTTTATTCAGCTCCACCGTGATAAATGATATGTATCTCTATATGGGAGCTGATCGATTGTTGGATGTTGTTACTGGGACTATATCTCCGGGGACTGTGCTCTACGCCCACCTGAATGATCTCGTCGCTATGTATATGCTGAATATGAATGCTCAGGCTAACTACACTGTGACGAATACTGTTTTTACAGCAGCATCCTATAAAAGATTTCACGAAACGCTACCCGCGGATAAAGATCTCCATAGCTGGATCGATAGCGTAATCATGGGGGACTATACGACAGGGATGGTCCAGATAGACATACTGCCTATAAAGGTAGAGGCCGTGGACTATGGACTGCTGGAGATCATTCCTAAGACTCAGATGGTCACGGGTAATACGCCTGCGCATGGATATTTTGGTATACTGGGGGATATCCAGTGGATACAGATATCCGATCAGAATTTGCATGTACAGCTGAATTATATAAAGGAGAGGCTGGGGCAGCCCTGGAAGGATGCTCAGGGTAATGTACTCCTGGATAACTATACTCCAGAGAGATTTGATACGCGCCCCGGCTATAATAATTTTTATGCGATTGATATGTCTAATTTTTTGGGGTATATGAAGACAGTGCGGTATAATCAGATCAAAAACAGTTTCGTCAATGAGGCCATAGTAAATAATAATTATTTCTGGCTGTACATGAAATTTCATAAGGAGTTCGGATGCGATCAGAGAGTGATAGCTCTGCAAAAACAGATAGCCTCAAAGAGCCAGGACCAGGAGACGATCGGGGATCTGGGCTGAAAAGAGCCCCTGCCTGGCAGATAGTGGAGGCTGGAGAGAGTAATGGTTTTGCAAAAGAGTTTGCAGAGCCTATACTCATATTGATGGCCAGTCTGTTGAAAAAAGAAGTAGAGGCGATGGAGCAGCAAATAAAAAGGGAAAAACATGTCCGTGCGCGTTAAGTTTGATCTGATACCAGAGATAGTAAAGCCTAAACTGGATGGTTTAGATATCACTACTATCACTTTTTCTGATATGCTCCCCAACTCTACTCTGGCTAAAAAATCCGGGGTCCTGGCTACTAACAAAACGTCTCAGCCCAGCGGTCAGCAGCAAAAACAAAAAGGATATAAATGGGACAGCTGGTCCATGGACCTGAGCCTGTCTAATATGGCGGCTGCTGCAGAAGCTATAGAGATTTTCCTGCAGAAAGTAGATCAGCTGTCTAAAGTAATCACTCAGACTCTCAAAGTAATGCGGCTGCTCAGTGGTAATGTGAAATCCATAGCGATGTTTTTGAATTTCCTCATTAAAAAGGTAGCAGAGGCGCTGAAAACTTTTCTGAATTCTTTTTCATCTACTGGCGTCTACATGAGTGTGGTGTGGCCGAGTATCGATCCTAAAGCCACTCCCAAATACACTATCCCGGTATATGGGGGATATCGAGAATTCATCAGCCGTGTGAATTTTGTTCTGACGAGCAGTAAGGATCCAGACGCCCCTAAATTTGATGATCCGAAAGATAAAGTGGGCGGTGTGATCCTAGCCATGATAGGTGGTGTCAGTGATCCCGAATTTCTTACGGACGCACTAGATAATTTCAGGAAATTGAGCCAATTTTTTGGATTTGCGTCTCCGCAGCCCTCCCCACCAAAAAATTTAAAAGCTGTATCAGGATTTTACAAGAAGCCTACAGTATCTGAAAAGGTCATGGGAGTACAGCTGACCTGGAGTGCGCCGGATACCCCTGTGACTAAATTCAGGATATATAAATCTACTACTACCAGGTCCAGAGCTAAAAATGCAAAAGAGGATGGTGAGGACATAGTAGTGAGAGTTTTTGGGGAAAAATTATGGGATGATCCCGCCGCGGAGTATGTGGAGATACCTCACATCTTCGGTAAATTTTATTTCAGATATACTGATTTCAAAGTAGAGAGTGGTAAGAAATATTATTACAAAGTGTATAGTATGATGGGGGATAAATATTTTGAGACCAATCCCTCTAAAGAGGATATAAACAGTCCTGTAGCCAGCCCTATAGTATCATCCCAGCCCCGTAACTGTATATCTACGGATGAGTTGAAAAATTATACGACTCTGGGTATCAACGGGGAATTGCTGACACCATTCGATATGGAGGGAGACTGGCAGTCTGTCACTGTGCGTAGGCTGCTCGGTAAATCTCTGGATAGTATGTTCACGCAGATAGACGCTCTGGCGGACAAACTGACGGGACTGGTAAATACGGGCAGTAAGGCCATGACTGACTATCTCAAATATTATAGCGATAGAGTGGCATCTCTACTGGATTTAATATCGGAGTTTAGGACTATCGTGGAGAGGCTCTCCGCATATAGTCTGCGTGGGACGTTCATGCTCCTCAGATTGAATATAGAAGAGGGAGGCATGAGACATTTCGTAGATAGATTCAATCAGGCCTGCCAGATAGATAATACTAAAGTGGATGATAAAAAAGGTCCCGCAGTGATTTCTAATAATTCAGGGATAGCCAAATATACTGAGAGAGGGATAATGCTCGGCGTGGTCCTTTTAACAGGGATCCCCGTAGTCACTACAGCGAGACTCCTGGAGGAGGTATCCCCCAGTGAGGTAGATTCTCTGAAGAAAAATATTGAGAATACTGAGAAAGCGATCACTACACTCATGAAGATGCTGGGACTGGGGTAAAATTTTATGATTGCAAATATAAAGAAAGATTCGGTACATGGTTTTCAATCCATAGGTGAACTGCAGCACCTGGTGGATCTGGCCTCTAATAATAAAGAGGAATTTGACTATACTCTCGATTATTTAAAAGCTAAAATGGCGAATCAGGCTGCTGCGATAAAATCAAAAAGAGAAAGTCTGATCACTTTTCTGAAGCAATACGATCTGGATCCAGGTATGTTCCCGATAATAGCTGACGTATATAGCGATGATATCTATCCGGATACCACGGCTGAGCAGAATATAGGTACCGTAGAAGTAGAACAAGCCATGGGGGCTAAAAAATTTCCTAATAAATTTTTTGATATCCTGTATCAAAAATTGGCAGTCACAATACAGAACGGGATCAATAATCGTATAGATGAATTGAGAAAGATGAAACTCTATGCATCACAGCTGGAATATCAGTATGCTAAAATCACTAATCTGAAAAAGGACTATGCGGATATCCAGGAGGCTCATGGGGATGCCTATAGGGCAGTACGAAAAGATCTGGAGGATTTTTATTCTCTGTGGGATAACCTGGGACATTTTAAATATATACTCACTATCGCGCCCGGATCATTCACGTCTAATGATAGAGCAAAAAGCCACGATAGTGCTGTGGCATACTACAGCACCTATTATATAGGGCAAAAGAAAACCATAAAAACTCAGTCAGATAAACTACAGGAAAATTTTGATGATGTCTCTAGATATGATGGAGTCGGTAGCACGGTACATCCCGAGAACATAGTGCCCGATTTATTGGCTATATCGAAATATTTCAGCGACCAGGGGGATGCCGTGTCCTCTGATAGTGTGCCGCAGCACTACGTGGATGCTCTGCAGGTAAAAAGCGCTGTAGTCGCTAAAGTGGATATTTTTTTGAAAACTATAACTACCTATACGACAGGAATCAAGAAGGCTCTGGATGCGTTATGCAGCACGACGGGGCTGGGTAATAAAGAGTTGGAGAGTATTTATTCTAATGTCATTGAGATGGCCAGGTCGCCCGTGAATGCCCGTATATTGGATCCCTCTACTACGAATGAGCTGGCTGCTAAAAATAAGACGGGACTGGATAAATTGGAGCAGGAAGTAAATAATTTTCAGTTTAATCTGCAGCGAGGTATAGAAAAACTGGACGCTAATTTCCTCAAATTTCAAAAAAATGCCCTGATCACGATGGCTAGTATGATAGGTTTTCCAGTCACCTATATAAAAGATAGGGGTCAATCTCTGGAGGATACCGTACGGGAGAAGGTGAGGAGTCAGTATGGAAAGATACCTTTCTGCGACGAAGTGCTATATAGTGATGGTACGTTTGTTAAAAAGTCGGAGATAGATCCAAAAACCGGCAAGAAGAAAACTGATGCTGATGCCAAAAGTTTATTGGAAAAGGCGCTGTTACAAGAGCCGCCTAAATAAAATTCAATACTCTCTTAATATAGATGGCTTTATATGTCATACGATCCTAAATTACAGAATAAATGTGATCATAAAATAAACTGGGAGAGCTATCCGCTCGAGTCTGATCGGATCACAGTCAATTTAAAGTATCCGGTGTCCTCAGTCTATGGCCTGTCTCTGAGGATAAATAATGCTGTCATAGCGCCAAACAGATATACAGTAATATCATATAAACAGGCACAGTCTCTAAATCCAGCGTCTAGTGTCAGAATGAGCTATAAAGTACCGGATTGGGAACCTCTGATAGAAGTAAACTATACTACCTACGCGAACAACTGCCCTAAGTGTCTCGCAGTCAAATATGTCGATGACGTCATCTATACTCCCTCCGGGGATTTTCAAATGGCCCAGAAAGAATATCTTTTAATGCAGACGGTCGAGAAAGCTATCATCACTAAAATAGCCTCTAATCCTTTCCACGACTGGTATGGGACTGGGCTGCAGTCGCTGATAGGTACGAAGATAACAGACCTGAGTTTTATGAAAAATAAAATCATAGAGCAGGTGTCCGCCTCGATAGAAAAAATTAAAAATGTACAGAAACAACTCGTGGCCTCGAATAGGAAAGTGGATCCAGGGGAGCTTTTCGGGCAGCTTTTGAATGTCGATGTACAGCAGATGGATGATCCGACTATCATAATGGTGACCGTGGTGTTTACGTCACAAAGCAATAAACAGATGGAATTCTCTCAACTGATAGACCTATCCTCTGTGAGAGAAAGGGTCGCATTCGCATGATACCAGCACCAGTAATCCTATATCCTAAAACTGACTGGACCACTACAGCAGATACCTACTCATCGGATAACCTGATCCAGATGATATCAGGAGATATCCCTGTAGTACCGGCAGACATAGTAATCAATACTTTTTTCAGTATACGATATCGCTATAGGATCGAGAATACCTCGGGCCCAGGCACCTGGACGGCTTTCTCGTATGTGGGTATCACTGTCGGTAGTACAAACGCTAATATGACTGCCATCCCCTGGTCATTCAATAGTGATGGAGTCTTTCAGTATGTGGCGGGGGACACCCTGCATTTCGAGTACAAGACAGTGAAATTGAGCAGCTACTACGGAGAAGTAGGCCCTATCCTGGATGAGAGCTCAGTATCTAATCTCATCGTGAATATCGTGACACCCTCGGAGATTACAGCCTCCGCGGACCCCGTCACTGGAGTAAAAATAAAACGATATACGGACCATATCAAAGTGATCGCCCCTCAATCAGGGATATTCCTGAATCCGGACTGCGATTTCGCGGGATGCAATTTTTACCTGAGCCTCACCGCGGGCGGCGGGACTACTGGCTACGTCCTGATGAATAACGTGCTGGTCACTAGTGTGGACGACTCGGAAACAGAAGACGTAGTCATACAGGATACATCGACTACGGACACTGTAAATAATTTGACGGTACAGACTCTGAAGACTCGTCAGGTGACAAACCTGTACTATACGTATACTCTCGATAAGGCGGTCATAGCCCATCTGGTCGTCGATGGAAAAATACCGAATATTTTTCTATCAGACGGTCAGACCCTGAGCGAGGATGTCGTCTACTATTTCATAGTGACAGCTATGATATTTGATAAAACTCTGAATGAGACGGTAGAGAGTCCTTATTCTATAGAGCTCGAGGGCACGTTTTTAAGATACACCACGACCTATCAGACTCTGCCTAAAAGATCACGCAGTGATATACTGTTTTCCATATCTCAGGACATGATGACTAACAATGAGCTGATCAGTGTCATACCGGGATCTGTCATCAGAGATATGCTCGACCCGGTCTCTTTGGAGTTTGAGAAATTTTATGTGATTGAAGATTTCATTTTTACCACCCTATCCATAGATACTCTGTTAAATTTTGACGACCAGGATGGAGATGGGGAGAGTGATCCTGTGGAGCTCAACCCCCGTAAGAGCGCCCTGATGAATGCTCTGGGTATCACAGACCCGGTCAATCTGCAGCTGCTGATAGATGAGCAGTTCGATAAACTGGCGGCTAATTTTAATATCAAAAGGAAACTCGCTACGAAAGCCGTGGGTACGGTATTGTTCTATACGAACATACAGCCCACTCAGAATATCCTGATCTCAGACGGCCTCATCGTATCCTCCCAGGCTAACCTGGACCTGAATATAGCCTCTATCTCTTTCTCTGTGCAGGGTAGTCAGATAATCGATATAACGAATCTGGTACATTACTATAACCCCACTACGAAGCAATATGAATTAGAAGCCAATATACAGGCGCAGCTAGTGGGGAGTAGGGGTAATGTCCCTGCAGGATCAATCATAGTATCGAATAGTCTCCCGCCTACTATAGCGGTGACAAATAGCGCTCCTACGCGTTTTGGTACGGACAGGGAGACGAACCAGGACCTGGCGAATAGAATAAAATTAGCCAAAATATCTTTCGACTCTGGCACAGAGGGTGGATATAGTGATACCGCCTACAATGTGCCGGGGGTCCTACAAGCCCGTATCCAGAAAGCTGGAGACCCTCTGATGATGAGGGACTACGATCCTGAGACAAAAAAGCATATAGGCGGTAAAGTAGACGTTTATGTAAAGGGTATAAACAATGTCCAGCTGATGGACCAGGTAGCTTTCAAATATGATTATCCTACGGATACCTTCGGGAATAAAGTGGGGGAGCAGGCATCTATAATAAATGCCAATGAATATACAGTGAGGACCACGAACTCAAAAGTGACCGACCTCAGCCCTATAGTCTCTGTGAGTAAAGTCCGAAACCTCACAAAAGCTAAAGACTACAGTCTGGTAGGACTACAGATCATAGGAGATGGAGATACGATAGTACTCGAAAAGAACTACCAGAACCTGTCCATAGGTATGGCTACTCTGGACGTGATAGAAATAAATTATCTGTATAGGAGCTCGAATAGCATCGTCCTGACCAGTCAGCCTGTAGAAGAGATAGTGTCTGTGGTGTCCTCTACTGGAGTCGTGATAGATACATCTAAATATACTCTGGTAAAGATTGAGGACCCCCTGCAGAACGGTAGATCGAGTATAGCCAGTGACTCTATTAAATTTTTCTTTAATGAAAATGATGACATACCGGAGTTTATCCAGATCACTAATGAATCCCATACTATGCTTTTGGATACGCCCACCAGGCTGTCTCTAAAAGGTGTAGATATTTCCACTATAGTGGTCGGGCCTGGGAGTGGTACGGGTCCCGCCTATTTGCTGGACGTCGATTACTCTGTGACAGTGGGCAGTGAGTCTGCCTATACGTATCTCAATTTACTCCAGCATGGTAAAATCCGTCATGGGGACACCGTCCTGGTGTCATATAAAGCCAGTGAAAATTACAGTGTCACCTATATCCACAATGGTTTGATACCGGAGGTGCAGGACGCGATAGATGTCATGAAGCATGCCTGCGCGGATACTGTCGTGAAAGAATCTGTGAGGAATCTCATAGATCTCAGTTTTAGAGTAGTCCGTGAGACGGGTACTGGTAAAGGTGGTGAGACGAATTACAGTCTGCTCAAATCTCGTATACAGACGGCGGTAGCCAACTATCTGGCCAATTTAAAAATGGGAGATACGTTCACTCAGGGTGAACTCATCAGCGTCATACATGGAGTGGATGGAGTGAAAGAAATAAAGATACCCATGACGCGCATGATGAAGCGTAATGGATCTTTTATATCTCTGGATGATCTGGGTCATTTGACTTTCGAGGTATATCAGAAAACCAGCGGTAGTGGAGTCACATCGTATCGTACGATGGAAAATGTGCTCAGCTATAAGACATCGAATGGCGGGGGAGACCCCAATTTGTTTCGAGGGATATACGAGGACAATATCCTCCTCACCACAGTCACCTCAGCGTCGGACGTCGCCAAAGGACAGGGCAGAGGCTATATACAGGCTGATGGGAGGATCGTGGTGAGTACGACGGACGGGTACGCTCCTCAGTCTAAATATTACAAAGCGTCCTATTACACATACTATGCCGCGGATGAGAATATTGTACAGGATCTCGTGACCAATGAGGTGGAGTATCTGGATGTGGATAGTGTCAGTATGAGGGATATAGAGATTTTGGATGAGAGAGTAACAAAACGAGGACTATAAAATGGCTATCAATCAAGGTGAAAATGTATCGACGTCCTATGAGGGTAGTGGGTATGCTTTCGATAAAGTTTATTTTCAGCCTGGGAAGCCTATTCTCAGCTCTGAATTGAATTTATCACAGGAGCAGCTCGAGACACTGACTCAGAAATCCACGGCGCATATGCCGTCCGGATGGCTCAGCTATCGTCCTATCTATACCGCCAAAGATCTCGGGAACAGTTTCTATACGCAGGACCCTGACGCTCCCAAGCCCGAGGTGGCTCTGGTGAATGGATGGCCTGTGTATGTCACGAATACCAATACTCCTTTAAAGCATATAAATAAAATATCGTTTGATGATAATGATCTCCGCTCCGGGTCTCGTGTGGATGGAGTGTTTCTGGAGGTATGGAGATCTCTCATATCTCCTCAGGATTCATCTGAGACAGTCGATGGTACAGTAAAACCCCAGCCGATAGTGAGAGTGAGTACTCTCAATAGTGTGTGGATCTACAATGAAAACATCGGGTGGTCGGTAGGAGAGAACGGTACTATTCTGAAAACCATCGATGGAGGCAACAACTGGAAAACCATAAACACTCCCATCAATGTCAATTTCAAAAAAGTAAAATTTCTGGATTTGGATATAGGCTATGCCGTATCTGATAAAGGGCATATCATCAAGAGTGTGGATAGTGGTGAGTCCTGGTTTTCATTAGATACTCCTATCACGGATGATCTGAATGATTTGTATATCATAGATGCTCAACATGTCTGCGTGGTCGGCAATAATGGTACCATACTGCTGTCGATTGATGGTACGCATTTCAATTTGGTATCTCAGACCGCGGGTAACATTGATAATCTGTATGGAGTGACTTTTTTTGATACCTCGGTGGGATGGACGGTGGGAGACAACGGTGCCCTACTGATGACGAAAGATGGGGGAAACTCCTGGCAGAAATATATCGTCAACGATTCATCTACCAGCACGGTAATCACCGAGAAACTGCTGTCTGTAGCTTTTTACAATCTGAATGACGGTATCATAGTGGGAGCCGATGGTCTGCTGCTGCGGTCTACCGACAGTGGATTCACGTGGGCTAATATGTCATCGAGGATATGGCATGATGGGTCATATCAGACTATACAGGAGATATTCCCGGGTAGCACTATAGATTTCAACAGAGTGTTTATCAGGGAAGAGTTTCCGATACGTTTTACTATCGCGGTATATCCTGACTCTAAGAATTTTTTCAAAAATCTGCTGTATAAGATATCTCCCACGAACTATCCGAACTCTCTGGTTTTGGAGTTCACGGGGACGCAGGATAATATCAACTACGTAAAAGTCCTCGATCTGGATAGCTACGCTACCTCAGAAGCCCTACGGGATGCTATCAACAATCTGACGAGCGCCTATAGAGCGGACGACGCCTCGCTGCCTGATGTGCAGCGTCAGAAGGTGCGCGTATTCGAGGCCTCTATAGAATATGAATCTTTCTCCAAACCGTCTGATTTCCGGCCTACGTCGGGGAGTTTCTCCAGTATCAATCCTGCGCAGATATCTTTTTCCGTAGAGGATAAAGCATGGATAGCTGGCAGCAATGGAGTAGCTCTCGTCAGCAGCAACAGTGGATCTAAATGGGAGGTCCTCGACCTCAGCACGGGATATGATTTACAGGATGCGTATTTTGTATCGGATACCAAAGGATGGTTTTCGGGGGCCCAGGGCACTATCATAGGCTATGACGGTGGACTAGTCTCCCCCATAGAGACGCAGAGTACTGATCTGATCACCAGAGTGCAGGGTAGAATTTTCCCAGAGGGTAACGTACTCTCCATGGCTGAAGATTATTTGAAAGATAATATCATAGATCCTCAGGTGGGTGTAGAGACTACCAAGAGAGTGCAGATACAGTATAGGATCAGGATAGTCAGCGGTATAGATCCTTTTAATCATCCTGAGGCTGGGCTGGGGCATGACTACGTGTATAGTATGGGTCCTAGCACCAGTGTGACCTCCGCAGGTAACTATACCTTTACGAATATGGGTCAGGAGAATGGGGACTATGGTCTCTGGCGTGCCCGGTGTCGGAGTACGTATGATGGGTATAGCTGGGCCATACCGATGTTTTTTGTTTCTCGCAGGAACTCAGGTGCTTTCAATGTCGATAACAATATCAACGGGTCCACCTATTTTGATCTGAGTGCTATACGTCCTGATGGATTGACGTACGAGCAGATCACTGATGATGATGTGACTGACATACGCAGGCAGGTGGTCATACAATCTTATAGTCATTTTCTGCAGAAAAATCTGGAGAAGCTGCTATCGAATAATCTCAAAACTAGTCTGAGTGATAAAGATCAACGGGGTCTGCAGTATGGTACCTCTATTTTGATGGCTGATCAATATACCGGTACTACAGATATTGAAAATCTCGTCCGAGGAGGAGTGTCTTCAGCCGCGGTCATCGTGGAGGATCAGAAACTGCTGGACCCGAATATACAGATCACGGAGGCGGAGCTGACATTCGGACCGCGGGATAACGGTCTGTATCATAATGACCCGGCATATTATAGTGCCTATGTAGTGAGGGACGGTACGCCTACAGCGGAGCCTGTGCAAGGTACGTGGGAAGGGCTGGGCACGAATACGGTCATTTTTCATATAGCTGATAATTTCACTCCAGCGGGTGGGACTCTGGATGGGATACAGTATCAGGTGACTGCTCATTACATTGATTACTCTCGTGTAGGTCTCACGAGAGTGCCGCAGACTCCCATATCCGTGAAGTATCAAGCGGATCCTGTAAACTCTGCTCAGACCTATTATTTCAATGGTGTGGATGCTCGTGGTGATAGGCGGATACTCGAGTATCTGACTGAGAATGTGTCTGGGTATATGGATTATACGTATATCTATTCCGCCAAAACGGTACTCGATAATGTACAGGATCAGAATCTTTATGAGCTTTTGGGGCATACGGCTATAAATGATCCTGACGCTCAAAAGAGTTTGAGAAAATATGAGGGGCAGCAGTTTCGAGGGTCGCTGGTAGAGTATCATTATTTCATGCAGACGACGGTCTCTACTGACGTACTCCGTATCCCGAAAAATTTAAATGGGTATGCTATTTATGGTGTGCGCTCCGTCCATAATGTGACTGGGGCCTCATACAAAATCTCCATAGATTTCGCGGGAGATCTCTCCATGCGGGATAGAGAGATAGTGGGAGTCACTCTCGATAAAGATAACATCGTCGTCTATCTGGATGAGGCTTTTACCATACCTGCTAATGCTATCCTGGAGGTGACTCTGGAGGCGTGCGTACCGGGGAGTGCTCTCGGTGGTGCTACAGCAGATACAGGTATCACGGTGTCTAGCACTGGAGAGAATCAGGATGCTCTGAGGACCTCGTTTACGTCTAATTTTAATGTAGCGTCTAGAGGAGTGGGTGGGATGTATGTAGGAGTGCTATATCCTGTTACTCTTACTGGTCTCACTACAATTTTTCCTATAGACCTCGATACTTCTGCGGTATCAGGGCTGGTCGGTGGTACTATACTGGGTATGATATCGTGTGAGACCAAGGAGAAAACTTATCAGCCATATTTGTGGTATCAGGCGTCGTCACTCCCTCCTCAGAATAATTATTTCACGATGGTGCCTGTGTCTTCTATTGATCAGCTGGGGACGTCATCGATTATAGTGACTATAGATCCCAGGAAAGCCGTGCAAGCTGGGACGATACTAGTGCCTCTCCTGGTGAAACTGGCGACGCTGCCGTATCTGGCCGCCTCGTCTGTAGCTACTGCGTTTTATAAGTTTGTGCCGTATCAGACAGTGGGCAATTTGCCTGCTGAGCTCACTGTAGAGATCCTGAACATGTCCGATTTCGTATATATCACTAATCTAGGTACTGGAGCCAGTGAGGTGATACGTGGGGAGCCTTATGAGATACCCGCGGAGCATATAGCAGTGAATGATGACTCCGTGCAGAATGATAATACATTCTCAAACGTGGATGATCTCGATTTTAATAATTTCAGGATAGATACCGGATTCGTGAAAATGCCTGGTATCCTGTCTCAATATGTGGGAGAGGATATTACTTTATCGAGCCCTAATAACATAGGGGACAAAGTCGGCAGGTCTTTTTATGCGGTCAGTTCTGTGGATGTCGTAGCGCAGTCTGAGAGTATGACTATAGGTACTCCCAGGAAAGTTTTTGTGCCTATGGTCGCTAGAGTACGATCGGATGTCACGTATCCATTCGTAAGGGGTGAGATAGTCCTGCTGATTTTCAGTAAAGTCTATAAAGCCCGTCTCGATAACAAGACAGGATATTTTGAGGATACTGATACGGAGTATGCTCCTGGGTATATAGAAAACGCTGAGACTGCAGTTTCAGTGTATAGATTGGTTAATAGGCCTCTCGTCCGGAAATAAAATAGCAAATGGATAACACAAATCTCATATATGAAATCCGTAATGCGGATGGCACTATAGATTATGTAGTAAATCTGGGGGCCGTCCTTTATAATGAGCGTGTGCTGAATATCAGCAATCTGATCATTCCTCTACGCAGTCAGTCTTTTTTTACGCTCCCTGAGGATAAAGGTAAATTTGCCGCGGTCAATGTTTATTATAATCCGGATGATGGAGTGTTCGTTTTTGATCCGGTTATAAAATCAGATATTTTTATCCAGAACGTATCCTCAGATGCTCTCTCTAACTATCTCCCTATAGCTCAATTCATCATTCAGGAAGCCTATGGTAGTTTCGACGTACTCGTCGTCAATCAATTTTCTAAAATGTCGACTTTTTCCATCACCCAGCAGTTTGAGCAGGGTGATAGAGGCTCACAGGGGCCCGTAGGAGACACGGGACTCGCCGGATATGTGGGAGTGAGGGGATTGACGGGTCTCGATGGTTTGGCGGGGTTTACGGGCTTCCAGGGAGTCACTGGGATGGGGACGCAGGGTGCGAGGGGTCCTCAGGGGGAGACTGGTTTATATCCGTCTACAGAGTTACTTTATTACAGTAAATTCAAATCTGATAGTATACAGCTCGTGGATTATTCTGTTTTTGAAAGAGATCTCGTATGGGGTTCTACGGGGGCGGGGTATACGGGGATAGGATATACGGGTGTAGGTTTAGGGGATACAGGAGAATTTTTTGTTCCTCAGACTTTATCAGCCTATGTAGTTGAGGATGGTATCGTTGATCAGTGTCAGTCGATTACGTATAGAGGTGGGGTGTCTTCTTATACGTGTACGGGATTTATAGGGTTCACGGGGACTATTCAGGCGTGGGTGCGTTTAGACGTGCCACCGCAGGCGGATTTTTCTTATGTAGTGAGTACGAGTAGTTCTTTGAGATATACGTTCACGGATATTTCTACGATGTCTCCTACTCGGTGGGAGTGGGATTTAGGGGATGGTGGAGGGACTGTTACGGCATCCAGTTTTTCATATTTGTATTCGGCGCATGGGGATTATATAGTGACGCTCCGGGCGTATAATGCCGCGGGAGTTTCTGAGCGTTCTAAAGTCATTACTGTTTAGTAGGTTTTTATATGGCTATTGTAGCTGATTTCACGGTATCGAGTAGAGTGGGTGACAGTTTCAACACTGTTACTTTCGCTGATGCTTCTACGGGTGTTATTACGTCCAGGAAGTGGATATTGGGTGATGGGGAGGTAGTGGAGGGGAATGAGACTACCGTAAAACACACTTATTTGGCTGCGGGTACGTATGATGTGACACTCGTTGTACAGGATAGTACGGATCAGGATAGTGAGACTAAAGTCGGGTATATCATAGTCAACGATATTAGGCCTACGCCGAATTTCATTATCATGCAATCTTTTGAGAGATCTTCTGGATCATACTGGAGGTTTTATATAGACACTGCGTTTCATCTGGTTTTTGAGACGCATCAATATATTTATCGTTCGAACGATAGGGTGATAGATATCAGGCAGTGGGCTTTAGTGCAGTTTGATTTTCTTTCTGAGAAAATGCACTGGGGATCGTATTTGGGTCATTATAAGGAGATAGGGTCTCATAAATCAGTGAATGCGTCTCCTTTGGTTCTTTCGAGGTCGGGGACGGACATAGCTCCTGACAGTACTGTAAAGTTAGATGAGCTTAAAGTGTGGTCGGTAGAGAAAAATTTGAGTGAGTATCACAGCGCCACTCGAGGTCGAGCGGGCTATTTAGATTTGAGGTGAGTACATGGTCACTGCAGACATTCTTTTATACAAGAATGGGGAGACGGGGCCGAGCGGAGAGAGCGGCCTTTTTTTGTATGCTGCCCCATTATCCGCTCAGTTTAAAGTCAGTGTGACGAGCGGTATTCCCACGGCGTTTCATTGGGATTTTGGGGATGGGGGGATTAGTGATGTGCGGGAGCCTTATCATACTTTCAGTTCTTATGGGCGGCATCGGATAGTATTGACTACGACTGATTCTGTTGGTACGGATATTTTTATTTTCGATCTTATTCTAGGCAAATTAGATTTTTATGCTGATGTTGTGAGGGGATTGAGTCCTTTGACGGTGCGGTTTGAGGATCAGAGTGTAGCGCCGCTTGGGTGTCATTTCACCGGGGCTGTCTGGAATTTTGGGGATGGTTTGACGGGTATGGCTCCTAGCATTAGTCATGTTTATACTGAGAATGGTAAATATAATGTGAGTCTGAGTGCTTTATTTACTGATGTGTGATGGATGCCTAAATGAATCAATGAATGAGCTGTAGTATGTATCGTTTTCCAATCACAATAGATAAGACAAAAGTCAAAGGTACAAATACCAATTTCGTGTATTTGTTTTCAGAACTCTGCTCTTCTATTCCTTCCGGATTCTGGTCCCATGTTGTTGATACTGTTTCAGGTTTAGATATTCGATTTTTTGATACAGATGGTCTTACAGAACTCAAACGAGAGATAGTATTTTTTGATGTTGGTGGTCATAAAATAGAGTCATGGGTACTGGTCCCTTCCCTGAATGACGCTTCCGACAAAGTTATTTACTGTCAGTATGGGGTATTAACAAAAGCAAATGACTATGACCTCTGGACGATTATCGGGGCCGTCGCAGTATACCATTTTCAAGGAACATCCGACAGCACTCCCAATGCGAATAATGGAACAAACCACGGGGTCAATTTTCAGGCCGGAAAGATCGGAAACTGTGCGAATTTCGATAGGGTCGACAGCGATTGGATCGACGTACCGAATGCTCCGTCTCTTTTATGTCACACTTGGAACTATGGGATCACCGCCTGGGTGAAAAATAAAGTTGGGTCGTTGGCGGGGGGAAATACGTATGCGCAGATGTGGAGTGACCCTGTTTCGATGATGAATTTTGTAGTTTATGGAGACCCGACCTGGGCCCATATTCTATTAATGATGACGGACACCGGGTCATTTAAATGGGGAGGACACTTTGATTCTCTTAAACCCTTGACGGAGGACGTCTGGCATCACCTCACGGAGGCAAAAGCTGATGCATTAGTACGCCTTTTAATTGACGGAGAACCAAAAAACACAAATCTTGATTACGTCGGAGTGCCGTTCCCAACAAATTTAAATCTTGAGATAGGTCGTAGTCGCGCTCCAACTTACATGGATGGAATGATTGACGAGTTACGAATATACTCAGATGGTACAATTCCGACAGCAGACTGGACGAATACAGAATACAATAACCAAAACGATCCAGCAACATTTTCTTATTGTGGTCCGGAAGAACATGAAGACATCAGAATTTTATCTGCTGGTGGTGCTTTTAATTTAGGACCCTACGGTGCTCACAGAAGGATAATGGTTTCTGATGATAATGGGGTAACGTGGAGTACCATTTATATAGATGATATTGATGATAAGTTTGTAAGTATCACTAAAGGCGATGGTCAAATAGTTCTTGCTTTAACAGTATCAGGAAAAATTTTTAGATCTACAGATAATGGAATAAGTTGGACTGATCTCGGGGATGTTACCGGACCATGCATGCCATTCTTTTTATCTAATAATCCTACAGGACAAGTAAAACATTTAAGTGGGAGTACTTTTTTAGCTGGTGGGACTCATTTATATAGAACTACTAATAATGGAGATACGTGGACACAGATTAATTTTACGATTCCTGTAGGTTTAGATTTATTGCCTGGAATGTATATAGGAGCTATTAAGAAATTAGATAATGGTGATATTTTAATAACTTCAGATATTGACCCGTTTTCTCAATATACACCTAAGATGTATTGTTTAAAGTCAGTGGATAATGGATTAACATTTTCCCATATTCCATTGTTAGATACAACATTCACATACCGTCTGCTTTTAAATATAACAGATTTAGGTAGTGGTAGAATTCTTATAGCTGGGCCTGTATTTGATATTGGCGATCCTAATTTTTATGCATCGGTATATTTGACTACTGATTATGGGTCTACTTGGAATAGAGTGTGTAAGGAACTTGATACATTACCTCCGGGTAGCGCTTTTACAGATATAGTTAACATAGGATCTGGGACTTTATTTGCTGTCGGATTCAAAAAATATTATTTTGGAAGCAATTATTTTTTAGTTGAGGTATCTCATGATAATGGTAGTACATGGTTAAAGGTCAGTGGATATAATAATGGAAAAATTATCTGTGCATCTTATATACCATCGATAGGGTTAACTTTTGTCGGAATTGGTGATTACTCAACATTAGGGTATCTTGCAGAGTCAGCCGATCTTGAAGATGGATATAGTTGGATAGGACTTACCCCCACTGATAAACCAGAAAGAACAAACTCCATAATATTTTTTACTCCCACGTTTCCATCTCTTATCGCCGATTTTATAGGCACCCCATTATCAGGTTATTCCCCTTTAACAGTTCAATTTACAGATACTTCTACCGGTTCTCCCTCTACATGGGACTGGGATTTCGGTGATGGTTCTGTATCTACGGAGCAAAATCCTTCTCATGTCTATACAGTAGCTGGGGTCTATACCGTGACATTGTCTGTCAATGGGGGAGCTAGTACTAAAACAAGAACAGATTATATCACTGTTAATATAGCGGCTGATTTTACAGGGTTCCCTATTGAAGGGGAAGCGCCTCTATCTGTTGTTTTTACTGATACCTCTACAGGCTCTCCGGATACGTGGTTGTGGGAATTTGGAGACGGTACTACATCTACTAGTCATAATCCCACCCATATCTATACGACATCTGGAGCATATACCATCAAATTGACGGCATCTAAAGGGGCTATTTCAGATATTAAAATAAAAACTGAATATATCATAGTTCTGGTCAATTATCCTACTTTAGTCACTGAAGATTATGCTGTCTCACCGGAAAGACTTGATGTCAGGACAATGCATGCCAGTTCTGTAGGGAATTATCTGTTTATAAAAAAAGGTATAAGAATAATTCTTAAGTCTCAAGATACGGGCGATAGCGGATTTATACGACCGAACGGACCGACGGTTGTATTTGATTAAATAAAAATGTTAGTTTTATTTAATTTATGAACAAATGTATACATGTTGTTTGTGTTAATAATTATAGACTAGATATAGTATGTAAAACTATTCCTTCTCTTCAATTTTACGCTAAAAGGATCGGTGCTAATTTTAATTTGATAACTGATCGTAAATATCCAGAATGGCCCGTGACCTATGAAAAAATGCAGGTATATGATATAGGAAAAAAATATGACTGCAACATACTGTTAGATTGTGACATATTATTAGATCAAAAAATGTATGATATTACAGAGATAGTACCTTCAAATTGTATTGGTACCTGGATGGTATATGATCCTGCTATTACAATTAAAGAGGATGAATTTATTAAACTGGATGGGTCTGATAGGATACCTGTGACTAATTGTATTGTTACCAGGCAGTCTCAGCATGAATTTTGGAAGCCTTTTGATAGCATATCGATGGTGACAGCTTTGTCTAGAATGAAAAGGGAATTTGTTATAGATGAGTATTGTGTAGGAAGAAATACTAAAAAAAATAATTTTTCTATAGTTGGAATTATAGAAAAAAGAGCGGAAAATAAACTGTTTTTTCATGGAAATATTACAACAGAAAGTAATTCTGAATTTTTTTCACAATTAAATAACATTAAATAGGATGGATTTATGAAAACAGCAGTAGTTACCGTTACGATTGGTGTCAAATTTGAAGAGATGAGCAAACTAACACATCCATCTATTAAAGTTTATGCTGATAAGATTGGGGCTGAGTTTATAGTTCTTAATAAACAAAATCAGTTGTCTCCCACCCCTCATTTTGAGAAATTTCAGCTATATTATTTATTAAATAAATATGATAGGATCATTTATCTGGATACTGACCTTATATTACGAAAAGATTGTCCAAATTTATTTGATATAGTTCCAGAATCAAAATTTGGAGCTTTTAATGAAGGAGCCTTTTGTGAACGAGTTCAAGCTTTTCAAATGGCTCAGCAGCAGCACAAAATTTTTATCAGAAATTGGAATGGGAAGTATTTCAATTCCGGTGTGATGGTTATCTCGCGTATGCACAAATTTTTATTTAAGTTACCTGAAAATACTGATCTTAATTTCTACGAACAAAGTTATTTAAATCTCATGTTACATAGCAACCAAGTAGAAATGTTCGATTTGGATTCAAATTTTAATAGAATGAGTTGTATCGATAGCAAAACAGGATTGCACAGATTAAATAGTTATATTGTTCATTATGCTGGTGCGCCGGATTCAATGGATGTAAATCAGATTATCCGAGCAGATTTTGAAGTTTGGGAGAAAGATAATTATCCACGAAAAAGAAATATTTTATATAGACCTCAAGGTGGTCTTGGAGACGTAATATGCTCTGAGCCTACTGCTAGACATTTGTTGAACACCATGTATAAAGATACAAACTTTTTAATAGAAACTTGGTTTCCTAGAGTATTTAGCCATTTACCTTGTAGAGTTTTTAAAGTAGGTCAGTTTCAACCAGAGCGGGATATTCCATATTATGTTATAGTTTCTATGACTCCGCCGGAGCATATATCGTGGCAGTTTATGTCAGTAAATTTAATGCACACTATCGATTTTTCAAGTCTTATCAGTTGTCGTAAGATTTTACCTGACAATGAAAAGAATATTAAATTAGCTGTTAGTTTAGAAGATATAAAGGAAATCACTGAGATTATTGGTATAACATCTTTGATTGATTTTGTTTTAATACATCCGGGTAAAGGTTGGCCTAGTAAAACTTTTCCGAATAATTTCTGGTCTGATATAATCGATGGATTGGTGAAAGCAAATAAAAAAGTTATTTTAATAGGAAAATACGTATCAGGTGAACAAGGAGTGACTGATATCAAATTCGATCATGAGAATGTACTCGATCTTAGAAATTTAACCAGTCTAGGTGGATTAATTGGTTTAATCAGCCAAGCTAAAATTCTTATCTCAAATGATTCAGCCCCCATACATATTGCGGGTGCTTTTGATAATGAAATAATATTAATTCCAACGTGTAAGCATCCTGATTGGTGCTTGCCCTATCGTAATGGTAACAAATATTACAAAACTCAAGCTTTATATAAAAAAGCTTTATGGGATACATATGATTCAGCCCCTACTAATATTAATGGTGAGGCAGTAGATCGAGTTAATGGTAATTATGAAGATTATTTACCAGATCCTCAAACTGTCATAGATGCCGTTATTAAAATAGGATAGTTATATGGCGTGGTCAACTCTTACTTCTGGTGATAATACCCAAGGCGTAGTTGCTTCTGCAGCTCTCTTTTCTCATAAGGGTCTTATAGGAGAAATCCTAAAACCCGGCTCTTTCCAGCAAGCTGCTTTAAAATACAATCATGCTGCTATTATAGATAATCAAGGAATGATATGGACTTGGGGAACTAATACTTATGGTCAGATAGGAAATAATTCAGTAACAGCTGCTACGTCACCTATCTCTATAGTTAGAACAGGCTCATATATTTTTGTTAAAACAGGTTATAGTTTTAGTTTAGCTATTGATGCCTCTACAGGTAATATATGGTCATGGGGTTATAACAACTATGGCCAGTTAGGGGATAGTACTACAACAAATAGATCGTCATCGGTGATCATAGTCAGAACGGCATCTTATTCTCAAATATCCGCTGGATATGATCATTCTCTGGCCATAGATGCTACCACCGGTAATATATGGGCATGGGGTTATAATAATGTTGGTCAGTTAGGTGATGGAACTACTAATAATAAATCTTCTCCTATAGCCATAGTTCGAACTGCCTCTTTCTCACAGATATCCGCAGGTTATCAATATAGCTTAGCAATAGATGCTACTACCGGTAATATATGGGCATGGGGTTATAATAATGTTGGTCAATTTGGAGATGGAACTACTAATAATAAATCTTCTCCTATATCTATAGCTAGAACATCATCTTATTTTAAAATATCTGCTGGATATAACCACAGTCTATCTATCGATGCCTCTACTGGGAATGTGTGGGCATGGGGTAGTAATGGGGCTAATCCAAATAGCACTAATTATCTTGGTAAATTGGGTAATGCTCCAACAGTTTATAGTTACAAATCAATGACGTTTGGTTATTATTCTTTTATTCTTTTAGATTCAACAGGTACAATTTGGACTGGCGGTGGTAATACTTATGGTCAAGTAGGTGATGGTACAGTTATTGATCGTTCATCTCCTGTCTTGATTTTGCGATCGGCTTCTTACTCTAGTGTCACGGCTGGAGCGTATACGGCAATGGCTATTGATGGCTCTACTGGTAATATTTGGGCATGGGGTTATAATAGTTCAGGACGATTAGGTGATAATACTACACAAAACAGGTCTTCTCCTGTAGCTATAGCTAGAACAGCATCATATTCTGTATTAGCTCCTTTGTATAATAGTAATCATTGTTTAGCTATTGATGCTTCGACTGGAAATATCTGGGCATGGGGATACAATAATTATGGACAGCTTGGAATAAATACCACGACAAATAGGTCTTCTCCTGTAACAATAGTTAGAACTGCTTCCTATGTAGCAATAGCTGCAGGACCAGATTACAGTTTGGCCATAGATGCTACTACTGGTAATATATGGGCATGGGGCAGAAATTCGTATGGACAGCTAGGAGATAATACTACAACAACAAAATCTTCTCCAGTCGCAATAGTTCGCACAGATTCTTATATAGCTATATCTGCAGCAGGAGATAGTTCTGGGCTTGGTTATGGTGTTAGCATGGCTTTGAATAGTTCAGGTACCGTTTACTGCTGGGGATATAATAATTATGGTCAGATAGGAGATAACACCATAACAAATAGATCTTCTCCAGTTGCTATAGCTAGTAATTTATCTTTCTCACAAATATCAGCAGGTTCTTATCAGTGTTTTGCCATAGATATTTCTACTGGTAATATATGGGGTTGGGGTGCTAATTCTGGTTCAGACTTGGGTGATGGAACATTCATAAATCGATCTTCTCCTGTTATGCTAGCAAGACAAATATCGTTTTCTGCGGTTAAAGGTGCTCCTGTTATTCCATCAGCTATTGAAGCAGAAACTGGATTTTTATGGATATGGGGACAAAATCTATATTATTATGATAGTCAATTACAATATTTAGTTTCTGGAAATTTTACAGATGTAGGTTGGTACTATACTTCATATACAGTGCCTCAGTTTATTAGTAAGAATATAGCATTAGATAACCAATCATCTCCTGTAGCTATTACAAGAACAGCTTCTTACTCCAATATTTCAGCAGGATATCAACATAGTTTAGCCGTAGATGCTACCACCGGTTCTGTTTGGTCTTGGGGACAAAATATTGCTGGCGAATCTGCTATTGGGTATAATAATTCATCAGTATTAGTCCCCACAGCTATAGCAGGAAGTCGTTCTTATAAAAGTTTAAAAATAGCATATCAATCTACTTGGTTACTTGATTCATCTGATTATTTATATGAAGCTAAGGTTTTAGCTACTCCACCAAAAATTAAAAATGGTACTTTCTCTGATATGTGTTTAGGGACCTGGTGTTCCTATGTAATTGATAAAAATACAGGAAATATATTAGTGCAAGGAACTAATGAGTATGGACAATTAGGAGACAACACCACAGAGAATAGGTATGTTTTGGCATCAACTGCGAGAACAGCATCTTATTCTAAAATTGTTTGCTCGATGCAACCTCCGACTGCTACGACAATGTCAGCTATGGCTATCGACGCCTCGACTGGAATGATTTGGAGTTGGGGATATAATAATTACGGTCAGTTAGGAGATGGCACTAGAACTGATCGTTCGTCTCCTGTAGCAATACAAAGAACAGCTTCTTATATCAGCATAGCACGGGGATATGCTCATAGTTTAGCTATTGATGCGTCTGATGGATCAATATGGTCATGGGGACATAATGAGGAGGGTCAGTTAGGAGATAATACTACACGACATAGATCTTCTCCTGTATCTATAGTTCGATCTGGATCGTATAAAACTGTTACAGCAGGATTTACGTCTAGTTTTGCTATTGATGCTTCGACGGGTATGGTATGGGCTTGGGGGCTTAATGTAGGTGGTCAGCTTGGCGATAATACTATAATAAATAAATCTTCTCCTGTATCTATAGCGAGGGTCGGGTCGTATTCAGAAGTTGTTTCAGGGTATTATACTAGTGGAGTGATCGATGCATCTACTGGTATGGTTTATATGTCTGGTAGTAATACTAATGCTAGTCTTGGGAATGGTACAAATATTAATAGATCTTCTCCAATAGGTATCAGTCGAATAGGATCTTATAGAAATCTTACTATCAGTAATGACCAATATATTAATGGGGTCGGAGTAATTGATGCGGCAACAGGGTATGCTTTTGTGTGGGGTTTAGGTCTTGATGTACCTTTCCCAGGGACGTTACTTGCAAATGATTTTAGATCGGGGCTTCTATGGTTTAATATTTCTCCTCAGCAAGTTATAAATACTAATTCGTTTGCTCAAATAGCTGCCGGATCTAGTGCATCTCTCTTTTTACCGCAGAATTATTCTGTATGGGCAAATTTTACCAAAGATACTATACATACAAATACAATGTCAGATGTTCATTTTACATCCACTTTTATTAACAATCCTGTTAGTTGGACATGGTACTTTGGAGATAGCACTTCAGTAGATGCAAACCCTACTCATGCTTTTACTATCTTTGGTTCACCTTTGCCTATTTCTTTAGTAGCACAAGGATCATTTGGAGATCCCTATACGGCTACTGATTCTATTAGTATATACTCACCTACTCAGATATCCAACAAAAACACAGTTTATATGTGTGGTTGGGGTAATGCCTGGGCTTCGAATGGCTATGGGAATATTAATTTAAATTATCTCGCCCCACTAACTGCAACAGCAATAGATATAGGATATAGACAATTTACTAATCTATTTATAGAGAAAGATACTAACTTTGTATGGGGGTTCGGTAATAATAATGCAGGTCAATTAGGAGATAATAGCTTAACTAATAGGACTATTCCTACTTTGATTAAATCTGAATCATTTAGTAAAGTAGTTTGTGGCTATAATAATTCTGCTGTTATTGATTCTAATTATATGCTATATGTGACTGGATTAAATACCTATGGTCAAATTGGTGATGGAACAACTATTAATAGGTCTACTCATGTAGCTGTAGTTCGCACAGGATCTTATGCTGATACTGTTCTTAGTCTGTATCATTCGTTAGCTTTAGAAAAATCAACAGGAAATATCTGGGCGTGGGGTTATAATAACTACGGTCAGTTAGGTGATAATACTACACAAAATAGATCATCTCCTGTAGCTATAGTTAAAACAAGTTCTTTTATTAAAGTTACAGCTGGAGATTATTTCTCAGCTGTTTTGGAAGATACAGGTATAGTATGGACATGGGGTTATAATAATTCCGGGCAATTAGGAATAAACAATGTTTCATCAATGTCATCTCCTATGAGCATAACACGATCTTCATCATACAGCGATATATCAGCTGGTAATTCGCATATGCTAGCACTGGATGGTTATACTGGAATGATTTGGACTTGGGGTCTTAATACATCGGGTCAGTTAGGAGACGGCACTATTCAGAATAGATCTTCTCCTATAGCTATAATTAGAACAGCATCATATATAGCAATTGCGGCGGGGGTATCTACATCGTATGCTGTGGATTCTACTGGTCTTGTTTTTGGATGGGGTATTAATTCAAATAATGAAATTGGTAATTATTCTGCCATTAATTATTCATCTCCAGTTATAATAGCTAAGGTTACTTTTTAATGTCTTCCTTAATATTAAGAGGTGGGCCGGGACTCAGAATTCTTTTAACAGAGAATGCTATAGCAACAGCTGATTTTTCCGGTACACCACTTTCAGGTGATGCTCCATTAACAGTTAATTTCACTGATTTGTCTACGGGATCCCCTGCTTCATGGGACTGGGATTTCGGAGATGGCTCTTCGCATTCTACAGAGCAGTATCCTACTCACATTTATACGGTAGCTGGAGTTTATACAGTAATCCTATCTATTAATGGAGGGGCCAGTACTAAGACACAAACAGACTATATTACTGTAAATTTAGTAGCTGATCTTTCCGGCACCCCAACTACCGGTAAAGTGCTTTTAACAGTTAATTTTACGGATCTGTCTACAGGAGTCCCTACATCATGGGACTGGAATTTCGGAGACGGTAGCTCTCACAGTACAATTAAAAATCCGCAACATATCTATTCCACAGCAGGAACATATACGGTAATTTTGACCGCATCAAAAGGGGTGATATCTTCGATAGTAACAAAAACGAATTATGTCACTGCTCGCATTAGATCTGGATTTTCAGGATTACCTGTTATTGGTCAGCTCCCTCTTATTGCTCAGTTCACTGATGAATCTTTAGGAGGAGGAATCACTTCTTGGGCATGGGATTTTGGTGACGATACTTCTGTTATTAGATCGCAAAGTCCTCGTCATTATTATATGCGTCCCGGATCATACACCGTCAGCCTGACCGTTTCTAATGGAGTAGAATCCGACATTGAGACTAAAACAGGATATATAACCGTATCTCCATATACATTGAGTTTTTCCGGCACTCCCAGAACCGGTAATCCCCCCATAGCAGTACAATTTATAGATACCAGTACAGGAATAACTCCTGACGAAAAACTGTGGGAGTTTGGGGATGGGGACACATCTACAGAACAAAATCCGGTGCACGTCTATCGCAGATCTCAAGTTTATTCTGTAAAAATGACTGTGCGAAAAAATCTGTAAATTTTTTGTGTTTTAAAAATGAATAAGAAAGTCAGAATAATCATTTAAATTAATCAGATTGATTCTATAGGTTTGATATGTATTATTTTTCTATCACTATAGATAAGACAAAAGTTCAAGGAACTAATTCTAATTTTATATATTTATTTGATGAATCTGCTAATAATGTTCCCGTCGGTTTTTGGTCGCATGTTGTAGATTCTAATGGTCTTGACATTCGTTTTTACGATACAGATAGTTTAACGGAGCTCAAACGTGAAATTGTGCTATATTCATCTATTACAAATACAGTTGAAGCATGGATACAGATCCCCTCTATTAGTGATATTGTAGACAAAGTAATTTGGTGTAAATATGGAGAAAGCGTTATATCGAATTCTTCAGAAGTTTGGACAGACTCTGGAATAACTCAAGTCAATCATTTGAAATCTGATGGTTCTAATGTTGCTGATAGTGCTCATGGTATAACAGGTACACTTTTTCCCCCTGCTACATCATGCTCCGGTGTTATCCATGAAGGAGTGGACTGTACATCTGGGAGGATTCGTATTCCTCATAGTGTATATAGTAACCCTGGAAGTAATTCTTTTGCCGTTTCATTTTGGATGAATCTTGTAAATATTGCGGCATATGATCCAATTATTCAAAAACAGAACTTTGGAAGTGAGCAGTGGGGAGTATATCGAGGTGGTTCTGATAGCTATGGAATGCCCGGGAAAAAATTGAATTTATTTCTTTCAGCGACATCAGGTTTTAGAGGCGGTTATACAGTCAATAATTACTCAGATGGAAACTGGCATCATGTTGTTGCTATATTTGATCAAGGTTTAGATACACTCAAATGCTATGTTGATGGGTACATAGTAGGCATGGTGATTGACCATGTTACTCCTCCGTGGCCCAATCCCGACAATACTGGGTATGAGGTGATAAATTCCAGTTTATCTTCTGATACAATAAAAGTTGATGAAATAAGATTCTATAAAACATTGCCAACTGAAGATGATATTTTAACACAATTTAATAATCAAAATGATCCCGCTACATTTTCTTTATGCGGTCCCGAAGAATCAAATTTAGTAGCTGATTTTTCAGCTACTCCCTTGTCAGGAGTGGCTTCTTTATCAGTTCAATTCACGGATACCTCTCTAGGTACTCCTACGAGCTGGTCCTGGGACTTTGGAGATGGTATCACATCAACAGAACAGAATCCTATCCATGTTTATGGTGCTGCGGGCGTTTATACAGTAGTCCTCAGGGCGATTCGAGGGTCTTTTGAAGACACTGAAACAAAATCTGAATATATAAAAATAGGTTTTACGGACAGCATAACAAAATATGCCTATATAATTTTAACGCCGCGTCTATCTACAGATGATGCGGCCATACCACCGAGCAGGCCTGAGCTAGGAGTCATGTATGCAGATGGAGTAGGCAATTATCTATTTATAAAAAAAGGAATACGTGTAATCCTACCCGCTCAGAGTTCTATTGAAGAAGGTAGCGGATTCGTACGATCGAGTGGCCCTAGCGTAATTTTTGATTGAAAGGGAAAAAATGCTGCAATCAAATTCAGATAAAATAAAAGCTAGCACCGTACCGAATTTCTCGGACGACTCCGTACGGATAAAAGCGGGATCTTTTGTCTATGACAATAAATGGATCAATTTTAGTGGTACTGTTTTTAAGGTAAGAGATTATATAACCTCCGTCCTGGTAGGCACCCGGACTCGTTTCTTTAAAGATAGAAACTACGCGGTCTATCTCCTCATAGGGCTAGACCCCACACAAGGCATCCGAGTGATAGAGGGACAGCATGTCCCTTTTTCGACGCTACAGGGAGTCCCGCCTCCAGATTCATATGATTTCCTGCCTCTGGTGGGAGTCATAAGTATCCAGGATGGTACGAGAGATCTCAATTTCGGATATCTACCTTTGAAAAATGAAAATATCATATTGTTTTCCGGCTATGGTAATATCCTCGATAAAGACCTCAAAGGCGTACAGGGAGACGCGAATTATACATACGGAGAAACAGGTCTCGTAGGAGGGACTGGATTAAAGGGATCCACAGGTAATCAAGGCATTCTTGGTGTCACTGGACAGAGGGGTCATACTCCTACCCCACAACGTGGATATACGGGTATAGTCGGGATGACTGGTATCTCTTGGAATATCCACGTACCATTTGAGGAATTTTATTAAGAGAATGATAATCTCTTAATTTATCCCTCTATTCATATGTCCCTCATAACGAAGCAGAAAAAAGATTTTACTTTAAAAACTAAAGACTCGCGTGAACATGGTGAAAATATCGTTTTCATCAAAGGCGGATCTGTAGTTTTAGAAGACAAATGGATGTTTTTCCCGGACCTCCGTATTGATGTACAGCAATTAATATTAAAGTACGTCAGCGAGACCTCGAGAAGAATATTCAATAATTTTAACGATATCCTCTATGTTTTAATAGTTTTGGATAAAACCGGTCAAGTCAAAGTCATCCCCAGCGTATCCTATAATAAAAGCTCTTTCGGTGATGTAAAAGCTTTCCCGGATCTATCTGGTAAACTCCCTCTGATTTTAGTGCGCCTGACTCAGGATGGTAGCGCCGATCTAAAGGCTTTTAAACCTATTCTGCCAGATGACATGGAACTCTATCAGGGCTACGGTAATTACACGAAGATGGGCCCTAAAGGGGAAGAAGGATATAAAGGTATTACGGGGATGATAGGCATGACGGGTCTACAGGGCATCACGGGCTATTATGGACTGACCGGTTTCCAGGGAGCTACAGGATTACAAGGAAATGTGTTACAGGGAGTGACGGGTGTAGAGGGGTTGGTCGGAGCAAATTTATACGCTGTGGTAGTAGATCGTTAAAGGAGTTATGCCAAATGAATATAGATCCTCGTCATATTAAGCAAATATCAGATACTAAGGCAACATTATCTGGTGCTGGTCCAAAAAGATTAAAAAAGAAGCAGATCGCTATTCAAGAAGATCTCTCTGCTAAAAGATTGTCTTTCAGAACATCTCTGAATGAATATGTCGAATGCGCAAATGTAGCTGATGCCACAGGCATTACCGGTCCTGCTGGTATACCAGGACCTACAGGGCCCTCAGCGGGTCCTCAGGGAGATACAGGATTACCAGGTCCTACGGGTATAGCAGGGACTTATGGGTTAACAGGATTGCCAGGGATACAGGGGCCTACAGGAGCTTTTGGTGGTGCTCCTGGAGAGACAGGATTGCTTGGGGCTACTGGCGTCCGCGGCATGACAGGTATTAACGGTCTTATAGGCAGTACTGGATCGCAAGGTTTAACGGGTGCGTCTGGTGTGACAGGTATTTCTGGAGTGACTGGTGATCAAGGAAATACGGGCGTCCAAGGTTTAACTGGTTCTCAAGGAGCTACTGGAGTATCTGGCGTTACAGGATTGTTTGGTGTGACTGGAGATCAGGGGAATACAGGAGTACAGGGTGCGACTGGTGTAGGTCTGCAAGGAGTCACAGGAATTGGTGTCACAGGTCTCAGTGGGGTAACCGGCTCTCGAGGAGAGACGGGATCTCAGGGTCTCACCGGATTGATTGGAATCACAGGGCTCGAAGGGAGTACGGGTGTCCAGGGAATAACTGGTGAACCTGGTTTGACCGGTATGCCTGGAATCACTGGTCAACAAGGCGCACAAGGGCTCACAGGTATCATAGGGATTACAGGAGCTCTTGGGACTACAGGTTTTGTAGGAATTACAGGTTTTCAGGGAATAACAGGTCTGCAAGGATCCCAAGGGATAACTGGAGAACAGGGTGCTACAGGAGCTCTTGGGACTACAGGTTATATAGGAATCACGGGTCAACAGGGAGCTCAGGGGCTCACAGGTGTTATTGGGCTGACCGGATCTCAAGGCATTACGGGAGAGCCTGGTCTAACAGGAATTTTAGGCATTACAGGGATTGTTGGAGTTCAAGGTTTAACGGGAGATCAGGGATCTCAAGGATTGACTGGTACTATTGGATTAACAGGAACTATTGGAATTACAGGACAGCAGGGAGTATTTGGATTAACGGGATATGCTGGTATCACAGGTCCTGAGGGAGCTGGTGGTAATACGGGAGCACAGGGAGTAACTGGGAATCAAGGAGAAACAGGAGCTGGAATTCAAGGATCGACGGGATTGCGGGGATCAACCGGGATGTCTGGTATTGGTAGTGCAGGAGGCGTCACAGGAATGATCAATATCACATTCAACGGTAATAGCAATCCTGTGTCTACAGGCGAAAAAACCATAATAAATCTACCGTTTAATTTACAGCTGGATGGCTGGAGATTTCTAGCGAATGCGACAGGGAGTATTTCTGTTGATATGGCCATCTCTAGCTATACTAATTATCCTTTTACAGGGCCTCTTATGCATGCCGGTTCTACAGGTCCTTATATATCTGCTGGAATAAAAAATGAAGATACAGATCTGAGTGATTGGGTTAATGCAACGGGAGCGGCAGGAGAACTAATCAGAGTTAGTGTAGGATCCGTGACAGGGATTTCTATGGCATATCTTTCTTTAAATTATCATCAACTCTATAATGTCATTTAAAAATGACGTTGTGGGAGTCTAGGGAGCTTATTCAATAAAATGAATATGCAGACGTTACAACCAAAGTTCAAGAACGTACCTACGGATGCTTCACTAGTCCGTAGCTCTACAACTCTACCATTAAACAGGAACGAAAGCGCCAGTGTGGTAGAGAAAGTACTGAGTTGTAACAATCCCGAAGTGAATCTACGGAAACAGGTATCCGGACTTACAGTCATTGTACCTGTACTCTCTTTGGAGGGGAGTCCTCTAATGCCGTGCACTCCAGTTAAAGCACGGCACCTTTTAGAAAAAAGGAGAGCCCATGTCGTAAAACTAAATCCTTTTATTATTAGATTGAATTTCAAGTGTGAAAGCATAGTTCAGGAAATCAGTTTCGGAATGGATGCCGGATACAAAAATATTGGATATTCAGCGATTACAGATACAAAAGAAATTTTATCAGGTGAAATAGCTCTGGATAATAAAACTAAAAGCAGAATGAACGAAAGAAAAATGTATAGAAGAAATAGAAGGTATCGTCTGAGGTATAGAAAACCAAGATTCGATAATAGGGTAAAACCCGAGGGATGGCTCCCTCCCTCTATAAAGAGAAAATTTGATACCCATATAAATTTCATAAAAGGGCTCAAAAAAATGTTACCTATCAAAAAGGTCACAGTTGAGATAGGAAATTTTGATATTCAAAAGATAGAGAATCCCGATATCTCTGGAGTCCAGTATCAGCAGGGTGATTTATACGGGTATTATAATTTGAAACTCTATCTTTTGGAGAGGGAAAAAGGAAAGTGTCAACTCTGCGGGAAAAAATTCACTAAAGAAAATAAACCCCACATGCACCATATAAAACAAAGGAGTGAGGGTGGTACTAGTAGAGCTGAGGGTATCGCTCTTATACATAAAAGTTGTCATGAAGATTTGCATAAGAAAAAATTATTTCATAAATTGAAACCAGCTAAAGCTTATAAAGCAGAAACTTTTATGTCTATAGTTGGAGGGATGTTCAAGAAATTTTTAGATTGTGATGTTACTTACGGATATGAGACGTGTGCTAAAAGAAAAGAGTTAGGTTTAGAGAAATCTCATGTGAATGATGCCTTTGTTATAGCCGGAGGGACTATTCAAACTAGATGCCTACCTAGTATGATAGAGCAAAAGAGAATTAATAACAGGACTCTGCAGACGAATAGAAAAGGTTTTTCTTCTTCTATTAGGAAACAGAGGCATAAAATACAAAATAGAGATTTTATTTGGATTAGTGGTAAAAAATATTTGAGTGGAGGCGTGGCTAGTAGAGGGACTCAGGTATATTATTTTGATGGGAGTGAGAAGAAACTCATCCCTTCTAAAAAGATTGAAAAAATTTATAATACTGATAATTTGATTTGGCTAGATTAAATGTCGTTATAGAGTTAAAAACAATATGTACCGTTTTCCTATAACAATTGATAAAACCAAAGTCCAGAGCGTCAATAACAGCACGAGCTTTATTGACGTATCAGGCAAAGTTTGGACTGCCGCTGGTAACGCCAAGCTGAGTACCGGAGACTATGAATTTGCTCCAGCTTCTGGTGTATTTGATGGCAATGGTGATTACATATCTACGCCAAGTCACACCGACTTTAACATGACGGTTTCTGATTGTACGATAGATTTTTGGTTTAAAGCAAACTCATTTACTAATGGTTATCCTTTTTATACTACATCGGATACGCCAAACCCTACTTATGATAATAATACCATGATATACCCATATAGTGATGGGCGTATTGGTATAGGTAAGCAAGGGTTAAATGAGATTGCATCTGCTGCAGGTACAATAACTACAGGAGTATGGACCCACGTAGCTGTAACAAGAACACAGGCTACAGGAGTTACTAAGATATATGTTAATGGCGTAGAGAAGGCAAGCAATACTACCGCTGTTTGGTCAAATTCATCCAAATCTACTTATATTGGCGGTATGCCAACTGTCCGATTTTTTAATGGCATGATTGATGAGTTTAGAATCTCGAAGGACATCGTTCGTTGGACTTCCGATTTTTCCGTTCCTACAGCCAGGCACACTTTAGATTCATATACAAAAGTTTTACTTCATTTTGGCGATGATATTACTAACTTTCCGTTTTTATTCAATGAAGGATGTAGCAGTATTCCTTCCGGATTCTGGTCGCACGTCGTCGATACTGTTTCAGGTTTAGATATTCGATTTTTCGATACAGACGGAGTAGCTGAATTAAAGAGAGAGATCGTTCTATATAATTCTGGAACGAGTAAGGTTGAAGTATGGGTACAAATCCCATCACTGGGTACCGCTTCCAACAAAATTATTTACTGCCAGTATGGGGGTGCTACTAGAGCTAGTGACTATGATTTATGGAACGTTTTCACGCCCAAAGGAATTTATCACCTACAGAGTTTATCTGATTCTTCCACGCAGAGTGTTAACCTGACCAATGTGGGCGCTTCTTCTACTACAGGAAAGATAGAAAATGGGTATAATTTTGATGGAAGCCACTATGTTTATAGGACGGATACAGATGATAAACAAGATATAACAGGCTCATTTACCATGAGTGTTTGGGTAAATCCTACTAGTTTACCTAGTATAGTAGGAACTATCATAGCTAAAAGACTAAATGGTAGCGGAACACATAATTATATATTTGATGTTACATCCACTGGAAATGTAATTATCTATAACAACGGCCTTACTCCAGGATCTTTGACATCAACGACAACCATATCAACTGGAATTTGGTCTTATGTAGCTGCTGTTTACAATGGCTCTACAGTAAAATTGTATATCAACGGAATTGAACGAGGGTCTCAATCTGTAACAGGAGCTCCTGTAGCCGATTCTGGACCCTTTGGGATAGGGGCAGATTATCCAGGCTCGTGGACAGATTTCTTTTCTGGAAAAATAGACGAAGCACGAGTTTTTGCATCCGCTTTTTCGGCTGATTGGATAAAAACGGAATATAACAATCAGAATGATCCCTCTACTTTTTCATTATGTAGTGCAGAAGAAGATGTTACAAGAGTATACAAATTTCCTATAACAATTGATAAGACTAAGGTCCAAGGTACAAATACAAATTTCGTGTATTTGTTTTCTGAACTCTGCTCATCTATCCCTGCCGGTTTCTGGGCCCATGTAAAAGATTCAGGAGGATTAGACATAATATTTTTTGATACAGACGGTGTGACTGAGTTAAAAAGGGAAATAGTCCTGTATTCTACCGGCACGAATAAGGTCGAGGCATGGGTACAAATCCTATCACTGGGTACCGCTTCCAACAAAATTATTTACTGTCAGTATGGGGGCGCTACCAGAGCCAATGATTCTACTCTATGGTCAGATGCCGAAGTAGTCAGTACATTCCACTATCAGGGAAATGCTAATGATTCTGGAGATAGCAACAACGGGACAGTAACAGGAGCTGTACAAAATGACGGTAAAATACAGAAATGTTATAGTTTCGATGGTACAGGTAATAAAATCGCATCCGCTCATAATGCAAATCTAATACCAGCGAATATTTCACTATCTGCCTGGGTATATTGTAGGAGTTTTGTTGGAGCTACCGGTGGATATATGTGTGTCGTTAATAAAGGGCATGATGATGGTCTACATGGGTATGATTTTGAAGTAAAAGAAAATGGAACTAAATTTAATGTAGCTTGGTATATGGCACATAATGGAGACTACTCCACTCCACTTTCTTCTACTAATACCTACGACAAAAATGCGTGGTACCATCTCGCTGTAACTTTTGACGGAACAGATGAAAAGATTTTTGTTAATGGAACATCGGACGGCACTAGAACAGATGCTTTATCATCTACACAGAATACGGGGAATTTCACTGTAGGTCGATTTGCAACTGATGGCGTGGGTCTCAACAGATATTTTGATGGACTCATAGAAGAAGTAAGAGCCTATAATGTGGCTAAAACTACTGATTGGTTTAAAACAGAGTATAACAATCAAAACGATCCCGCCACATTTTCATCCTGTGGCGCAGAATCATCTGTCATAGGAGAAGAAATTTTTACCGTATGGATACCAGGAATAATTTAATAAAATATGGATCGTGAAAAATAATGGATATAAACGTTTTAAATAAAATCAATAATAAAAAATTCAAGAGCGGTATCGAATATCAAAAGCAGCTCCTGCAGATCACACGCTCTATTCAGGATATGCTGCTGCAAGGCCTCCCCAGCAACTACTCCAAAGATCATAATACAAACCTGGCTGAATTTTTCAGAGCAGTATCTAAAGAATTCGCCCGACTCCAAACATCATCCTCCGACGTAAATGAAGACAAATATAATGATGAAACACGTGTAGAATATCTATATCAGATCCTGGGAGACTCGCTCTTCCTGGGAGAAAAAGCAATCAATGAAAACCTCAACGACGCAGCCTATAGAGATTTCCTGCTCAAAGTAAGAAACGCCTACTATGAAGGCAGCCGCAAACAAAACCTGGAAGACGCCGTCTCAGATATCATAGGCCTCCCCGTCACTATAAAAGAACTCTATCTGGACCTGAGAAAAAAGAACTCTTTCTATGGCCTCAAAGATACACACAAAATGTTCTTCGATATCCTCATGGATGACGTCACCGCCGCCTCATCCATAGGCCTCATACTCGAAGATATAAAATTTTTCATAGACCTCATAAAACCCGCCCACACTATCTACGACACCCGCCTGATATGGACAGACACCCTCACTAACAGAGACGGTGAATGTAAACCGTCCTATATAAAAGAGGACATGGACTATGTAATATACGGCACGTCCCGTATCTACCAAGTCACCTACCTCGCTAGCAAAATTTATAAATTCTCGGGCACAGACCCAGCAGAAACCTGGGTAGAAGGCACTATCCAGACCATAGACCTGAATAAAGGAATATTCTATCTAACCGACAATAGAATACTCGTCTATAACGCTGACACCCTCCTCTATTTGAGAGACGGTACCGGAGACCACGAAATACTCCCTGAGGCATTCTCTGTAGGAGACGTGATCAAATACTATGCCACTAAAGATGCCGCGGCCAGCTCTGAGATCATAGACAGCACCTGGGGATACACGGGAATAATAGATGATTTTTATCTATCAGAAAATTTGATCACACTAACGGATGGATCAGGAATAATTTTCAATAACGATACTCTGGCCTATACGAGAGACTATAACGGAGAATATCGTATAGAGGTAGAGGATCTGACCTCAAATCGTGAGATAGCGTATAAAGCTGAAAGAAATACTCAATCCTATAAGTTCTATAGGAAACCAGCAGCAGTACAGAGTAATTTTTTCAAACAATTCGATAGCGCCGTCATAGAAAAGCCCTCTTTTCAAGACTACGTAGAAAAAAATAAAGAGATACCCCCAGGGACTCATGAAGGATATGACGTCTATGTAATAGACGGCGTAGCGACAATAAAAAATATCTCTACGATGTTTTATAAGAGGGATGACTCCAAAAGTAATAAAGAAATTGAGATCAACAAATACACACTCTATATAGACAATGAGCTCCAGAAACAATTCGAGATGGATGACGCCCCGAGGACGCTGACTCAGGATGAAGCTAAAAATGTTTTTATTACCGCCTACGGATATACTGGGCTGCAGGAGCCCGACGTCAATTATAGAATAGACATAACAACGACCGGGGAGCTGATCCAGGACGGTCCCTCATCTACAGTGCAGACTATAGGCGATCATACTGAGATGTGCGATCGAAAAGCTGCCTGTCAGCTGGTACCCCTGTATGAGGATACCCGTAAATATTTCACATGGCCTGATCTGCAGCTGACCTCCGGATTTTTTGATATAACATTTGGATTTACTGGCGGCGTGGGTATAGAGGACACCATAGACGATACCCTACCTATCACAGAAGATGTCGTGGATGAAGATGTAGACACGATAGAAGACATCGTGGAATACGGTATGGGCTCGGGTGATGACGCATATGATGTACCGGGAGCCTATTATACTTTTACGGGTATCAGTGAGCTATCCTCGAGTACTATATATTTCGGACCGAATCCTTTAAACGTACCCACATGGCATTATATATCCTCTGATCCTAATTTATACCAGATGCCCTACCTGCCTATGCTGGGGGCTGACGGACTCCCTGCAGAGGCCAGCGATGTGACAGTGTATGTCAGCGGTAAAAAGGTAGATGATGCTATATCCTCTATCGATCCCTGGAATGGTATAGTCTCTCTGAATTTTATACCGCCCTACGATACTAAACTCAGGATTGATTATTACTATTCCAAGAGATATCCGGATCCAGTTTATTATCTGAAACAGGTGATTTCTAAAACAATCCAGGCCGCGCCAAATAATATAGCAGGCATTTTTAACGTGATCAATCCAGGCGGTCTGGTATCACACCTCACGTGGCCTTTTGCAGTGACGGATCCGGCACTCTACGGAGATGACCAGGACTATCAGATGAACAAGTTCCCGATGCTGAATAATAAAGGGGAACTCGTCACAAAAGAAGAAATATCGGTTTTCGTGGGATCCGCTATAGTATCCGGCACAATAAAAGTCACCGAAACCGACGAAACCGGCAGCACTCTGAAAAATATGAGTGGTGAGGACTGGACTCCCGTGGCAGATGGTGACGTGATCATCATACAGGCAGAGAACTATCTGGATAATACGCTGATCTATGTAATCGAAAGCGTAGATGCTGTAAACGACACTCTCCGCCTGCCGAATTCTCTACCAGTGCTGGACGCCAGCTATCCCTATACTATTATACGTTTCATAGAGGTACCGGACGCCGTGGACGACGTCCGTCCTCTGCTGGGACACGTGCGACTGAATTTCATACCCCCAGTGAATAGCTATATACGGGTCAATTATTATTATACTCCGTATGAGAGAGATTATCTCATGATGCCTGATGCTCCTGTCACGGGTCTCACTCCTGGAGTGGACTATGGAGCTAGTAGCTATACGCCTGATACGTTCTATGGATCGAAAAACAACTATACCATGTCTGTGGATGCCTCCCCTGACCTGATGGACGTGCCCTATTGGAGTTTTGATGAGTTGCTGAAAGTGGGATATCGATACAGGGCTTTTGATCTAGCGCACTCCGCGGCACTGGACTCCGAGCAGCTCCGACTGGATGATTATGTGGCTCATAAAAACAGGGCGTCTTTTAATAACAGGCCTGGTCTGTTAGACAGATATGATTTGATGTTCAGCCCGGAATTTTTGACGGATAAAGATAAAAATGTCATCCTGAATGATAAATATCTGCAGAAGGACCTGCCCGCGGTCACGGTCCTCAATCCCGGCACGCCTGTATTTGAGAAAAGCTTTACTGATGATGCGCATCACACGAATGCTCTCTATCCCGTATCAGAGGATACCTATGATCCTGATTTGATGGATGGAAAAGATTTGAGAGCCAGTTTTACTATTATAGATCCGGATGATTCAGGGATCATCGATTATAATCCTGTCTGTCAGATTTTAGACAATCGTCAGATAAATCTTTATTCTGATTTCAAACAGGTAGAGTACCCTAACGGAGGTTTTGACGCGCCACTGTCCACGATAGATGAGGGTGGTACCTCGATACCTTTCAAAACTACTTTCATTGATCAATACTACCCCAACCGAGAACTCCGTCTCACGGATTATATGGACTATATCAATCAGGTGCCTACTGAGTATCGTTTTGGTAGCCTGAGAGTTTTGAATGGATCTACTATTGTTAAAAATGTAATAAGTGAGACCGGACTAAAAACTTTCAAAGCTCTGAATGTCGGGGATATGGTCACGGTAAAAGGTATACCTTATGAAGAAGAGACAGGATATACCGGCTATGTAGGATATTCGAAAGCTCAAGATTTACTAGGATACGTGATGGAGTATAGTCTTGGATATGGTGAGACAGGACTAGGAGAGACTGGTTTCAATGTAAGAAGATATAAAGATCTGGACCACACTCTGGTAGATATAATCGATTTTGAGACCGCTCAGATCAGTCCGGTTTTTAAAGGACCGGGTGGTACGTATGATTATGAGCTGACCCGCAGCAAGACATATGCTGTTGATGTATCCCTTTTTGGTGGATATGGTGAGACTGCGCCTGAGTTTATGGTAGGTAATCTCAACAGGACTCTGGTCCTCAATGGGCTGCTCGGTTACACATACAGTCTACCAGACGCTATCCTGCAGCATTTGCCGGGATATGGGGATACGGGTACTAATTTTGAGTTGCATTTTCCGGATCCTGATCCAGATCCCTATCCCGCGAATCCGGATAATCCATGGATACCAAATCCTACGGGTATATCCTATTTCGATATGGGATATCAAATAGAGTACAGATTCACGGGGAGCATCACTGGTGGGTATACTGGGGTCTACTCAGTGCGGTCTAATCGTATCAATGCCACTACAGGCCTCGTGCGGACGTCTCAAATCATCGATGAAGAAGGTAATAGCTACGGATATACCGGGCTGCTATCAGGGTTTACAGGGCCTTCTGGAGCGTTAGATCTGGGGATCACAGGGCCGGTGGGGGATGTCAATCCTCGTGTGTATAAACTCAGTGACTCGTATGTGATACCGTCTGGGGATACGGGAATTTTTATATCTTACAGTGAATCTGAGTATCGGGTGCAGTGGAGGAACTGGGACCAGGACATGATAATAGTCGGGCTCGGGACTACGGGTAGTGTGATGATTGAGGATCCTGTGAACCTCATGGATGATATAGGTGATGGTATCAAGCGTAGTTTCTGGAGTGTGTCTGGGGCTGTGTTGAGAGAGATGCGTTTCCAGGGGACTGTGATAGAGACTGCCGAGAAAATTTATGATAGTGTGCTGGCGTCGTCTTACTCGAACGGTCTGATCTTGTTGACTCAGGATCAGGTGGATTTGATAAATGCTGGGCATCCTCCGGCTCATTTGAATGATGTCAGCTATCAGCTCAATAGGAGGATCATACGGGAGTTGCTGCATGACGGGTCGATAAAGGTGACTGAGGTGCAGGAATTCATACCATTGTGAGAAGGATATTTTTATGATACAGGTTTCTGAAAAGATAAAGAAAATGGCCATGAAAATAGTTTCGGGTTGGTTGGATGTTGAGGCTAATACTGATATGGCATGGGTGGAATATGTAAAAGGGGATCCTAAAGGAATGAAGACACAGATATGCAAAAGCTGCAGAGAGGGCAAGCACATGTCGTACGGGAGTCATCATTTACCTACAAATTTTAAAGTAGAGTTGCAAAAAGTAAAAAATAATCCAGAAGATTTAGAAGAATATATTTATGATGTCGGGAGATATAGCTGTAAAAATGTAGGCATGCTAGATGGAAAACAAGTACAATGTATGTGCAGTGCATCGTCATTAGCTGAAGGGACACTAACTTTACCATTTTAATACAAAAATAAACATTGTTTCTATTTTAGTTTAATAATCTCTTGATAATTAATGCTTATTATGTAGCATATAAAAAACCAAATTAAAAGGAATGTCGTATGAGTTTTTTTAAAGAGAGCGTAAAAAAGATGGGTAATCTTTTTCACATGGGATCTATTATGAAAGAACGAGAGACTTTCAGATGTATGAAAGGTCAACTCTTTTTAAAAGCCTACGAGAATGGAGTGCTGGTACATGAGTATACCAGCTCCAATATCATTGTTAATACGGCTTCTATTCTGATCGCCCGTCTTTTGAAAGACAGCTCGGAGCCCACGTGGGGTATATCCTATTTGGGGATCGGTAGCGGTAGTGGTGAATGGGACCCGTTTGATCCTCCTGCTCCTACGACTTCTCAGACTCGCCTCGAGAATGAATTTTACAGAAAAGCTATTGATCTAGCCACATTCGTGCATCCAGAGACTGGAGAGCCTACCACTGTTTTCACGAACATCGTGGATTATTCCGTATCGTTTGGGGAAGGTGAAGCTGTAGGGCCTCTGCTGGAGATGGGGCTGTTTGGAGGAGATGCTACATCTGAGCTCGGATCGGGTACGATGGTGAACTGGAGGACATTCCCGGTGATCAATAAAACGAGTACGATGACGCTGACGATTATTTTCCGTATTACCGCGTAATCAATGAAGCATCTACTCAAAAAAATTTCCGCGTCGAAATCCAATATCATCGCTCATATAAAAATGGGCGATGATACTTTTAATTTGACTACTCGAGAGGATAAGGTACAGGCCACCTATAACGGCTGTGATGTGCTGAGTGCTTCCAAAACGAAGGAGTCTACTGAGAAAATAACGCATGTCGTTCAGGATTTTATAGGATATTATTTAAAAGATTCTAAAAATGCTAGTGTATCTGTTTTTAAGAATAAAGAGAGTGGAGATTTTGACTCGTTGATGGAGCAGCTGAAAGATATCCCGGGTATCAAAAAAATAGTCATTAAAACGCTCCCTGATAATGCTCGTGATATAGAGAAGACTTTGCATCCTGATTTTAGTCCTGAAAAAGGTATAAGAAACAGTGCTATCATAAAATGTTTAGAGGATTTTTCTAACATCGTAGGGGAGATATGCACGCTGCTTAATGTGTCTCGAAATGATGCCCTGACGATCACTCAGGGCAGGCTAGTGGGTACGATGTGGGGCGCGAAGCCGATGCAGGAGATGCTCGAATCGATACATCAGGAGATAGCTGATAACGATAAATGGGACCGTATAGAATTTTTTTCTAATATTATTATCAAGTCTATTGATAGGCTCATACACAAGCTGGCGACTGAGTTGAGTAGCGTGTGTATGGAGGAGAAGAAAGTCATTTACAATATTCTTATCCCTAACATACTTGATGGTTATGAGCAATTTAAGCAGGTAGTCGGCAGCGCTCTGATGTCTTTATCTTCTTTAGTTTATATAGATGTTATTTTCAAAAAGATGACTAGTTACCCGGCCACGTTGTTTATGAGTAGCAGTATGCTGGGAGATTTGAATCAGGATTATCAGAAGCTTTTGGGATTGCTCAAGGACATGCCTCGGATAGAGCGGCAGGTCATTTATCCGCTCGATATGATGAGACTGCAAAATTTTAAATAGGATCATATATGGCAGATTATTTTGGTGATCAGCAAAACAGGGTGCTCAGCGTTACTCAGCGTAGTCTGGATAACGTGGTTTTTCAATATCGAAAGCCTCCGCTGACTTCCGAATGGAATCTCATTAATCAGATCAGCAATGAAAAAATACAGGAGATCACTAAAGCTTCATATCCATCGGGATGGATGACGGTCGGTGAAATTTTACAGGATTGGTCTGAGAGTGACGTACAGACAGGACAGGTCAATTGTTCCGCGACATATACGGCTAATAGTTTTAAATTGTTCTCTAAAAAAGATAACGTGGCTATCGTAAATGGATGGCCTCTCCTGATAGAGGGGACGAATTCGCCGGATTCGAATAATATTATTACGCTGGGGACTCCTGCGGGGCAGCTTTATGATTTTGTATTTCTAGAGGTATGGAGAAAACTAGTAGGGAAAGATGATCCGATATATCCCTGCGGCAATGTTTTGTCAAATCCTTATTCTGATAATGAAATAGAATGGCCTGCCATAGGTACTGAGACTACAAAGAGAGTGCAGCTCCAATATCGGATTCGAGTAACGGGTATAAATAGTCCGGTAAATCCTACTCATGACGGTTTTGATATAGAAGATATCCATCCTGTAGGTGGTAGGACAGATGGAGAATATACACCATATAAATTTGCAAAATATGGCGCATCTGATATTGGTCTGTATATCTCTGGTGATGGGTCGAGTACGAGTCAAACTGTTTTGAATACTGTCGATGGCTATGTGTATGCTATCCCGATGCTCATGGTGTGCCGTCGTCAGAAATGGGATGATATTTTTACAGCGTCTACGATGCGTCGGACATTTGTAGATAAAGCGGGGCTAGTAGATGGATATGTCCCTGACCGTCCTGACGGTGCCCTAGCGGATGTGATCTATAAAGATGATATCGTAGATTTCAGACATAAAGTTTTGAGCTCCGGTAAAGATGTGGAGATGCTGCTGGATCAGACAGTATCCAAACTGGTAGCTGGAGAGCTCACTACGGCTGTGAAAAGAGGTTTTGGTACTGATGGTGATACGAATATTACTGCTAGTATAGGTGGTGGGACTCTCACTAAAGTAGAATGCTTAAATGCTAGCTCTGGGATACCTACTATAGGTACTGGTAGTGGGACTACTGATTATGATTTTAAGCGTAGAGTTTTCTCTAATGCGGAATATACACACGATCATAATGTGATCAGAGTCCCTGTAAATGGATCTGGTGTGTGGGCTGTCGGTACTTTTTCAGTAGCATCTGTTTTGTCTACCGCTCCTACAGGGACAGTGGTGTCTGTTGATGGTTTTTATATGCCTGATGAGAGCAGTCCTATTCCTACGGGGGTCACTGCTACTGCAACTACTATCACTATAGCGAATACCGGTATAAACCCCATTGTGGGTTCTTCTAAGAAACTCATGATGGAATTTACGTTTAAATATGACTCATCGAGTGCAGGATTTAAAGATGTACCGCGGGAGTTTTTGGAGGCGGGTAAAGGTACCCTCCTCCCGATAGCTACATGGGATAATGACGTCCCGCTGCGTTTCAATAATGGTGGATATCTCCTGAATTACGGTCTCAATCCTGGGCTGCATCTCCCGGGTAAAACAGATCCGAGAGATTTTTTGAGATATAAAGGCGGTAACTACACTGAAAATTCCGCATTTGGTCATGAGATGGTAGTATATCGTACTACAAACGGGTCCGGTATAGTCATTATTAATTTGTCTGATAGTAAATATAATGGCTATCATATTTTGGGTGTGAAATCCATAGAGCCGGAGAACACGCCAGGCACCTACTATCTACCAGTAGATTTCACAGTACAGAGGGTCCTTACTACCAGTAGCCCATATGTGATCGAATTGTATAGTATCGCTACGGTATTATACCCTAATAGAAATGTAAGAATTGTACTTTATGTTGGTAGCAAAATCCCTGATGATTATGATTTCGACAAAGTTACTCGAATACCTCATACTGACTCTTTAAAATTTTTCGAACTGTCTAAACAAGGTAAAGGAGTGATCGATACTTATGAAGTGATAGAAGCTGTAGGCTCTGAGAATCCTTTATCCTCAGGTGTTTTCTGGATAGATACGGGAGATAAACCCATAATCGCGCTGCTCACAAAGGCAGTAGCATCAACTCCGACTACGCAGCCTATTGTTGGATCTCCTTTTGTTTGGAAATATGATAGCACAGCTTTTTCCGTATCTATAAATAATCCTATGATTAATCAGGAAATACCAGTGTTGGTTTCCTCGGTTTATACATCCTCGTTGATGCCTACAAAGATGGCGATTACAATTTCTACAGAAGCCGGTAATCCGTCCGGAAGAATACGTGTACCTTTATTGGTACATAGCTATGTCACTCAGACTGAGACCCCCTATAATTTCTTTTATAAGACGAATGCTTATCAGGGGCTACTCGATAGCGGCACGGCGTACTATGGTAAAGTCATAAAAGAGGGTCCTGCGATAATAACGACGTTGGGATCTGGTGCGGTGTCTAATTATACCTATGCGACAGTGGGTAAAGCAATTTTTCAATCATCTAGTAGGACTGTAGCGGGAGTCATATATAGCGGTAGTCTGCCTAAGTGGACAGCTTATGTAAGAGCCGGTGACTATATCCATCAAGCGGCTAGCAGTCAATACTATCGTATTTTGTCTGTGGACAGCGATATTCAATTGACTCTGGCAGAAACATTTGTAGGTAGTGGCGGGACGCCGGTAAATTATGAAATAATACGGATAGATGTCCCCCACGATAACATTTCGAACGTAGTCGATCGTCTGCCTGCATTGAATATAACAGCTTTGACCACTGATGACTTGGTAGACTACCGGTGCTATTCGGATAATTTTTTCACTAGCCCTTTTTTCTTTCATGGTATATATCTCACTCAACCAAAACAGAAAATGCAGGACCCTCTGAATACTCTGACTAATGATTTTGTTTTGGGATCCAGTAGTACGAGTAAGAGGGGTAGAAATAATTTCCTTTTGACTAACGGCCAGAATAGTATATTCAAATTATCTGATACGCCTCGACCTCAGATACTGTACGAATATGCAATAAATTTGCCGGAGTCGGGTCACAACAGAAAAGTCTATCAGATATATCTATTCAATCAATCTGCGAAAGATACTGGGGAGTCTGATCTAACGGGTAGACTCTATCTCATGGTAATCAGCGGTGAGACAAAACCCGTAGATCCGACCGAGACATCCCTGAATGGATTTTTTAATAGAGATACTGTAGATATTTATGAACTCGTGGGCAGACCGATCATTAAAATGGGATGAAAAATGATATCAACAAAAAATGTATGCAATGTTTTGAGAATGGTGTCTGCTGGAAAAGATCCTGCCGATCCAGGGCAAGCTCCGGGGATCCTTTCTGTCTCAAGGCCTATAGAGAAAAGCTATGTCCTCTATATGTATTATGCTCCAGAGGATAAAGCTATTGATTTCAAAAACATTTCAAATGATCTAGAAAATTCTGCGAAAAGCGATGCTCTTGTACAGAAACTTGAGAGCAAAGGTGAAAAAGGTATAACGGAGTTTAGCGCGGGATATTTCTCTTGGAGAAAAGTAGTCGTAGTAACGAATAAATACGACCAAACTAAAAAAAATTACATAGTTTACTCAGCGGATGTAGATAATATGGGTAAAATTATACCAGGCAAAGAAGAAATAACCCCGGACACTAAATATCCTACGACAGATGAAATCAAAAACACGTTTAACATTTTTAAAGATGGTGTTCTGAACATACAGACTGATTCTCCAGGCAGCTATGAGGTCTATTATTTCAATGGAGATCCTCAGGCAAATATCGTACAGCGTCTATTGGCGAAACCTGAGGAGGCTACCAGGGGTGAGCGTTACAATGATTTTGTGAAGAAAATGGATCAGTTTAGGATTTGGACGGGAAATGGACTTATTAGACCTGATTTCCGTAAATCTAGAAATGATGGAGTAAAAGGGAATTATTACCCAGGCGGTAAGGATGCTTTTAACGAAATGATTCTATCGCAGGTTAAAAATAAAAAGAAGAAAACTCTTTTTAAACCCTATGAGCCTGAAAATCCGTCTCTGGGTGAAAAGGTGGAGGAGAAAGAAGAGAAATCTATTTTCGAGCCTGTGACGAGAAGTACCGAACCCGTAAAGGGGGATTATCTGGATACGCCCTCGCAAGGAGTAAAAATGGCCAATAAAAAATCCGTACGTAATGTGATGTTCGCCTATCTGAAAGACGCCGCCTATAGTACAGTGACTCCTGGTACGACTACTCAAATGCAAGGTATGCCAAAACCGGGTGAGATGGTATCACCAATGACTACGGATACTGTTAAAAATAAAAGAGAATTTGAAAAAAGGAATAAGGCTATCGAGGATATGAAGAAAAGAATGAGTCCGACGACTACCGGAACCGGCACTCCTGGCAAATATTAATGGGAAAACTTCGATTTTTGGAAAAATAAATTTATTTGAAAAACGTATAGCATTTTTTGAAAAAATTACTTTATTTTTGGCGTCCACGATAGTATATTGAAAAAACGCCGAGCGGTCGCCGACCTATTCCGAGTAGGGCTGCGGCTGAAGTTTTTGGAACTATACCCAGGGATTTCCTGATGGGATTTGCTGAAAAGCCCTCCAATGCTGCTTTTCTGCTACAGTTGCGGCAGAGTAAAAAAGCGGCCCTCAAACCCTGCCCTCTCCTGAAATCCTCCACGGTACTGCGTACCTATCAGGTTGTCGGATGCATACATCTCATATCTCTGTCCAGGATGGTCCTGGGAGACGGAACCGGACTCGGAAAAACGATTTGCGGAATCGCTGCCTATGCATATCTCCTACAGAAAGACCCTACATTAAAATTACTCGTAGTCACCCCCAAATCCGCTATGGATCAATGGGCTGAAGAATTCGATAAATTTTCGTCAGGTATCACTACCCACGTACTATCCAACGTGTACGGTAAAATAAAGGGCAAGGATGAATACGGGCATGTGAAGCTACTCGAGGAGAGGGGCACTCCCTACACGATCCTACGGGGCTTCCAGGCGCGTCAGGCGCAATACAATACGGTCTCAGCTCACGTGCTGATCTGCAACTACAATGCCGTCATGGATGATTACGTTTTTCTGATACAAAACCGTATGCCGAATTATATGGTGATCCTGGATGAAATACAGGCTATAAAAAACCATAAATCCCAAACTCATTTTGGCGCGAATGAAATAGCCCAGTCCGCTAAACGTGTGTATGGCCTCAGCGCTACTCTGATAAAAAATAAACTGGAAGAAGCCTATAACATATACAACGTCGTAGTGCCAGGACTTTTCGGGGGAAGAAATAAATTTCTGGCTGAGTATACCGTCCGTAAAAAGATGGTGATTTTCAGAAAGGGTAAAAGAAGACGATTTAATAAAATTGTGGGATACCAAAATCTTAAAAAATTCAAAGACGTCATAGAGCCTTTTTTCCTCATTCGACGCACCCGTGAGGTCGCGGATGAACTCCCTCGCCTCATATCGAAAAAACTCATATTGGAATGCACCAAAGAGCAGGACGCTCTCTATAAACTGGCCCTGAGTGGAGAGCTCTATAAACGTCTGATCAAGGACAAGTTTTTCAAATACGACAAGTATATGTCAGGCAACAGCTCCCCTACGACAAAAGAACTGGAAACTCTGGAAAAACTCCGTGAGAAATATGATGAGTCCCTGACGAAAGATGGGATGCAGAAAAATAAAATAGCGGGGCTGTCCTACTGTCAGATGGTGAGTAACGGACCGGGATGGATACATGAACCGGGAGAGAGTTCGAAAGAGACTGAGTTCTCAAGACTTTTCGAGCAGGAACTGATGGGGGAGAAAGTCATAGTATTCAGCAGGTTTAAATCCGGCATCCCCCGTCTGGAAAAAATATTGGACGGACTGGACGAACCAGCTAAACACGTGAAAATCACTGGGGATGACACGTCAGACGAACGTAATATCGCCAAAAAAATATTCCAGGACACGGAGAGCGGCGTCAATGTGATTTTTATCACGCAGGCAGGATCCGCGGCTATCAATCTGCAGGCCGCTAAAATAATCCTGTTCTATGACACTCCATGGTCCTATGGAGACCTGTATCAAACCATAGGACGTGCCCAACGCATAGGCAGCGTGTATGAGCACATATGTCTCATGCACATGATAAATAGAGATACTATAGACGAGCATGTTTTAAGGATCCTGGAATCAAAAAAGAGCCTGATCAATGAAGTCATGGGAGATATCGCTGAGGGTGCTATCGAGTTTAAAGATGATGCAATATTGTTTAAGGACGAAGAAAGTTCTATAGACGCTTTATATTCTTCGGTTTTTGGATAGTTTGCAATAGTTTGAGGAAAAAATGTCCGCTGAAAAGATACCGTGTCCCTACTGCAAAGGGGCGTTATTTATAAATACGGGATATACAGAGAAAATCCAAAATGGACGACTCACTCTTTATCCATTTGCCCAACCCTGCTACTGTGAGCTGAATCATTCTATAGGTAAAAAATTCGGGATGCTCTATGCACTCCCAGACGCTACTCCTGAGGACTCCGAGGCAGTCCACAAAAAATATAATGAGAAAGGTAAAAATAAAGGCAATTTTATTTTTTACGGTGATGAGCCTGCTTTTCGATATACTGTCAAGAGCTATTTCTTGAAAGGGTTCACGCATAGCAGCTATGAACTGCTCGAGGGCGTGAATATCGTAGATAAATATAATCGCCCCGACTCCGACACCGGCGCACGTTTATCCATAGGGCTACTAGATCAGTATGATCTGGTCGTCATACTTTTCACGTCGAGGTCAGAGCCCCCTACCCTGAAAGCCTGCGTAGCGGATGTCGTGAAAAACAGGCTGAGGATAGAGCGTCCCACGTGGATATATGCTCCGGATAAAACTTTAGATACTACAAAGGAGTACAGCAAAGATCTGGCACCTTTTCTGGAAACGTTTTTGTATGTGGAGATAGGATCGACGACCTATGCTGGTTTTTCCAACGGTGACTCTGAAAAAGTAAAGAACCAGAAAGCCCGTGAATTACAGGACGCTCTGGGGAGTTTAAAACGATGACAGAACTAGATACCATTTTCAGATCTATAGTAAATTTCCGTAACGCTAAAAATGAAGAGACGGTCTCTCAAAAAGATCTGCTCAAGAATTTCAGGGCACTCCAGCAGATAGTGCCGGAGCCCCCGGAGGAGAACGTCTATAAAATCCTGTATTATTTCATATGGGACTATGTAAAATCCAGTGACACTGAAGAGACCGAGCTGCCCTCATATGAATTTATCAGGAATCATTTTCAGGTCAAAGAAGGGAACGAAGCTGTCGTAGGAGTGCTGGATAGGATCAAAAGCCAGCAGCCCTATGTAGGTCAGGACTATAGAAAAATATTACGGTCATATAATAAAGATCAGAATGCCCTGAAATTAGAAAGAGTGCTGAGTAACTCAGGGAAAATAGCTTCGACAGGGATGGAAATAGGGCACGGCAAAAACAAAGTCAGATTAGAAGGGGTCCTGGATGCGATAAGCTATTTCGCCCGAGAGACGAAGGACCTCCAAAGGAGTATCACTCATATAAAGACTGAGTCTCAGATAGTCAGTGATGAGGACTCCAATGAGGTCATAGCTGAATATAAAAAAGCGGAGGCGGATCCCACTGAAGGTATCGGTATCAATACGTGGCTCAGAGAAATAGATGATGATACCAACGGTTTAAAAAATAACGAACTCATGATGGTCATGGCATATACGGGTCACTGTAAAACCACTTTTTCGATGAATATGGCCTATAGGGCTCTCTATGGTGGCTGGAATACCGCCTATGTGACATTAGAGATGTCGTTTGATGAAATACGCAGGCATATGTTTACTCTGCACTCCTGTAACCCCCGGTTTAAAGAAAAATATCCAATATATAAAGACCTAGTAGGTAATATCTCCTATAATGATGTGCTATACGGCCATCTGCATGATGATGAAAGAAAATATTGGTATGAGATATGCAAAGATTTTAATAAAGCCTATAGTGAAGAAGCTGATAAATACGGCAGGCTTTTTGTCTGGAGGCCTGAAAAAACGATCACTACCGTATCTGATATAGAGTTTAAACTCAGGACCTATCAGCAAGAGTTGCAGATGATGGGTCGGAATCTGGAGTTTGTGATCATCGATTATATCAGCCTGATGGGAGCTGATAAAGAGGAGCGTACGAGGGACCCGAATGAAACTACAAATAATATCATAAAGTCCCTCAAGCAGCTGTGCCTCACGTTTAATAATGGTAAAGGTATCCGTATTCTGTCTCCCCACCAGGCGAATCGTGAGAGCTACAAAGAGGCCAGGAAAAATGAGGGACTATATAATCTGACCGGTATGTCCAATGCTCATGAGGCTGAGCGCTCCTGCGATATAGTCATATCCATTTACAAATTTGATGAGGATGGAGATAATAATCGTTTGAAATTCTGCTGTCTGAAAAACCGCAGGAACAAACATTTCAGGCCCTTTGATGCGTGCATAGATTTTGAGTCCGGGTTCATTTACAACTATGCTCATGCTATAGAGCAGTCGGACAGCCTGGTAGATGTCAGCGCGGTGGTGAAAGCATGAAAGACTTATCGAGTCTCATAGAGCATATAAAAAATAACGTGTCCCTGCGGGACATGCTGGTCGCTAAAAATCGTATACGAGGCGGTCTCTCGGAGGAGCAGTTTTCGTGTCCGTTCCATGGAGCGGATAGAAAGAAAAGCGCCAGATATTACAAGCATACTGATACGGCGTATTGCTGGGTGTGCAAAGAGAAATGGGACGTCATATCCTACACCCAAAAAGATGAGGAGATGTCTTTTGCTCAGGCTATAAATTATCTGATCAGAGAGTATAGGATAGATATCTCGAAGCTACCTGACGCCCCGGAGGCTGAGGCAGAGAGGATAAAAGCTAAAGATGTAATAAAGATAGATGCCAGGAAATTGAGTGTGGAAAAATTGTCTCAGGCTATACAGGCGGTGCGGGATGAGGTCCCCGCAGTCACCTATGATAAATTTGTTTATACGTATATGATGCTCAAATATATAGTGCCTGATGAGAAATTTACGGAGACGTTCGGGAAATTTAAAGAGGCGATGCTGCGGATTTTTAATAAAAAATAACATGGGGATCAAATTATGTCTGGAATAGCGATAGCCACTGGATTACTGAGCGATTTTACTGAAATAAAAGTAAAAGAGCTTTTGGAAAAAAGAAAATGGATGGAGGGTAAGAAATTTATTCTCCTCACTAAAATAGCGGATATAGAGCAGTATATAGATCACTGTATTGAAAAAGGGCTGTGTGTACTGGACCTCGAGACTACCGGCCTCAATACTCGTATCAATAAAGATGGGGAGTCCTGTTCTAAAATAGTGGGTATGTGTCTGGCGACGAATGCAGACGAGGGAGTATATATCCCTGTAGCTCATGAGGACAAAGAATTCAATGTACCCCTGAAGTTGGTCCTCAGAGAGATCGCCCGTCTCTGTGCCAACTGCCGGTGTATCTTTCATAATTTTAAATTTGATGGTCAGATGCTCAGGAATTACGGGATAGTTATAGAGGATGATGATAAATATGAGGATACGTATCTGATGGCTGCTATCTGGGATGCCTCATTGAAACCTCAAGAGAGAGGTTTAAAATTCCTGGTAGAAAAATTTATAGGTCGTGAGATGATAGAGATAAACGAGCTGGGTATCGAGGGGAGTAAAAAAAATACTGTAGCATTCGATATGGTACCACCTCAGAAAGCCGTATACTACGGGGCTAGTGATGGTATGTGTACGTTCGCTCTTTATGAATTTTTAAAAGCTAAAATAGATGAGCAGGATCCCACCGGTAAAAAGGGCCCCTGGGCTATTTATGGGATAGAGAAGCGCTGCATGTTTGTTACGATGGAGATGGAGCGTAGTCTGGCTAAAATTGATCGTGTTTATTTTGAGAAATGCAAAGAAGATGTGATCGATCGCATGAATAAACTCGTGACTGGTATCTATAATATAGCTGGTAGGGAGTTCGATGTAAATAGCCCCAAGCAGCTGGGTACACTGCTGTTTGAAGAGTTGAAAATACCGTATCCTATTAAAGAGATGACAAAAACCGGTCTCTATATCACCAGTGAGAAGATTCTAGAATTGCTGGAGGGAAAATATCCGATCATCGATATGATATTGACCTATCGTGGATATGGAAAAGTAATGGGTACCTATATTGAAAATTTTCTTAAAAATGCGGATGAGAATGAAGAGGTGAAATTCAGTCTGAATCAAATAGGGGCTGACACAGGGCGCTATAGTGCGTCGGGAGGTCAGGGACTCAATGAGGACGGCTATAGTGGAGTAAACTGTGAAAATATCCCGAACTATGATCCTGATAATCCTAACTCTGTAAATTTAAGAAGAGGTGTGATAGCGCGTCCCGGCTATAAAATGGTCTCCATTGACTACAGTGGAGAAGAGCTGAGGATCGCGGCGAACTATTCCAGAGAGCCAAAATGGATAGATGAATTTTTAAACGGCACTGGAGATTTACATACAAAAACAGCTCAGGCTGTGACGGGTAAACAAAAAGTATCTAAAATGGAGCGTAGGAATTCGAAGACCTTAAACTTCCACATTCTGTACGGGGGCGGGGCTGGAGGATTCGCGGCGAGGGCGAAACTCCCCTATCATGTAGCTAAAAAAATGCTGATAGATTTCTTTAGAGAATATTCCTCTTTGAAAAGATGGATAGATAAAGAAGCCAAAGCAGCCAAACTGCGGGGATACAGCCTGACAGCACTAGGCAGGAGACGTCCTCTGGGAGAATTCTATAATAATCCTGATCCTAAAATAGCTGCTAAAGGAGACCGCTGCGCAATTAACAGCGCTGTCCAAGGTGCAGCGGCGGATCTCATAAAAATTGCTCTTTATAGAGTTTGGAAATGGATACGAGATAGTGGCCTACAAAATGATATACGTATACTCGCTCCGATCCATGATGAGATATTGTTCGAGGTAAAAGAGGATAAGCTCGATGCTCTGATACCTGAGATGTGTAATATAATGCGTCTACCGGATATCACGAAAGCATTAAAATGGCCCGTGCCTTTAGATGTGGATGCGGAGTATGGGGACAGTTTCTATGTCGATCATAATTTCTGGGAAGAACAGAAAGAAAAACAAAAAATGACGCCAGCGGAAACTCCTAAACCAGATAGCACGGAGACTCCGGTGGATAGGCCCCCAGTAGCTCCACCTGTAGAAACTATACCACAGCCTGAACCGGATCCCGTGGAGGAAATAAAACCTGCAATCATTAAGGAGGCCCAAGAGAAAAAAAATGATAATGTTTCTGTAATCTCTGTGGTAATGCCTGATAAAATGCCGAGTACGGTCACAGCCAGTGACATGATGCCGTATTTTTATAATGTCACGGTAAAGAAGTCTGTGACTGAGGGGGTCGATAAAAAGAAGGATATACAGGATATTTTGAATCAGACAGGGGTATCAAAAGACTCCAAGCCTGCTTTTCAAGACGCCCATATAAAAGATAGGATCGATGAAAGAGGGTATTTTAACTATCCTCTCGAGATCGACTCCATATCGGCACGGAAACTGAAATTTATTTTTGACACGCTCGTATCGGCTGGAGACAACGTCTTTATAGGTCCGAAGTATAAAGTTTGTCTCTTAAGCAAGGAAGGAGAGGTCTATTTCAGGTCGTCCGAGATCGTGGCCATAGACGCTTTTGTAGCGCTGTGTCTCGCGTTTAACATATAAATACAAATTCATACCCGGGGAGACTAGTGTATGATAATCGTTAAAACTGTTAAAGAGTTCGTGAAACAAAATGAGAAACATCTCATATGGTTTTTGCAATATAAAACGGGTATCAACGATAGAGAAATGATCGATGATACTCTGCAGGAATTTTATATGCGTCTGTACCAGACAAAAGCTCTGGAGTCCTATGATGAAAAACGAGGTACTTTTGATACCTATATCGGCAATCTTTTCTGCTGGATGCTACCTTTCTTATCCAGGAAAAATTTCAAATACAGGCACACTCTGATGCCTAAACGGTATCGGGATAAATATCTGGATAAAAATGAGAAAGGCATTAGTAATAATCATATGTATGATTATAGGATGATGTCCTATGTGAATAAGGATAACAGCAAAATGTGGGTGGATGGGGATGATGTTTTTAACTACGTCCACGAGAATAGTGCCACATTTAAAATCAGCAAAGCATACGAAACATCTTATTTTGATACAGATGAAGATCCAGCCCTATCCGGATATCTGGAGAGTTTTAAAACATATATCCGTGAGACAGAGTCCCCCAGGAGTGCGGAGAAAATGATACTGTTTTTGGAGCAGAGGGTGGCGGGATGCAAAGGCGTCGAGATAGCAGGTATGATGAAAGTATCAAATAACATGGTAAAAATCATCAAACATACTCTAAAAAGGAAATATGATACATGGCAGACGATAGACGCATAGATAAAAATCTGACACGAGAGGCTATCGTAGCTGAGATAGCCGTACTCCAGGATATCATTAAAAAATATCAGGCTGGAGAGCCTGTGATTGGAGTATACTCATATCCAGCTGCTCTCCAACGTTTGATGTATTTACGCCATAAACTGACACAGATCAAAAAGAAAATAAAATGACATACTATACCGGGGTCGGCTCTCGTCAAACGCCTACAGATATCTCAACCCTAATGACCGACATCGCTAAATTTCTTAGCGAGACTGGTTATGTTTTGAGATCGGGTGGAGCGAAGGGGGCCGATTCTTTTTTTGAAGCGGGCGTATCAGACCCGACAAAGAAAGAGATTTATCTCCCGTGGAAAGATTTTAATGGCAATAAATCCCCTCTGTTCAGAGTCACGGATGAAGCCCTCAAACTGGCTAGCAAATACCATCCTGCATGGAATAAATTATCCTACGGAGCTCGCAAGCTCATGGGCCGTAATGGCTATCAGGTCCTGGGATCTAATTTGAAAACTCCGAGTAATTTTTTGATAGTCTGGACAGAGGATGGAAAAGAAATAGGCGGGACCGCTCAGGCTATGAGAATAGCTAAAGACTATAAAATACCTGTGTATAATTTATTTTTTGAAGAATGCAGAAATTTAATGAATTATTGGATAGCCAATAAAAAAGTAAAAATAGTATGACCGATGAAATAGACATCAGTGACATCCTGGAAGATGAGGTGGAGGAGAGTCCCGCTCAATCCCAAGTGACTCCGGCTATCCCCGACTCTCCAGACAGCCCCGCCCGGAAAGAAATAGCGCAGCTGAGAGATCGTCTGAGAGTATCTCACGAGCACTGCCGTGATCTTTTCGTGGATATGAGGACTGTGGACTACATAGCTACTCCCGATGACTCCTATATCGAATTTCTGGATAAAAATTATTACGACAAAAGGCTGTATTTTAAAGTGGACCCTCAGAGACCGAATGATCCTAAAATCATAATAGCCCAGCAGCAATTTTGCAAGCTGCTAGGTATCCCCTATAAATTTTTTGCCGCTAACAGGCCCTCCCTGAAAATGAACATCGTGAAGACCTGGCAGGCAGGCCTGACCGCGGATGAGAGTAAAGCCCAGAGCGTCCTCAAAATTCGGGAGTCTAAAGATTGCTCTATCATCAGAGCATTCATACCAGTAACTAAATGCTGCGTACCTCTCTATGAACTCATAGACATAATCCTGAATGGCGTGACTATCCCTCTCACAATGGAGTTCGTGTACGGGGATGAAAGGGATGATTTGATATTACACGCCCGTTTTCTTTTTAACAAAGAATATACGGTACTGGGATCTAAGGTGTGCGTGGGATTTTCTTTGATAGCGTCTGAGCTGGATGCCTCCCCATTCATAATAGAAATCTTTTTACATGATAAAGAGTTTGCAACTTCGTATATTAGTACATATGGCGGGGACCCCTTTTTCAAGTCTAAATATGACGGTATCAAAGCGGATCAAATTAAAGATCTGATCCCTAAAATGTTAAACAGAATCGATAGTGAAGCTCCCGAAATGATAGAAAGGGTAGAGAAGAAAGTATCCGATACTATGCAGAGCGGATTTTTTTGTGCGGAAACTGAGTGCGTATCGCTACTGAAAGCTAAGGGTATCAACGGCAAAGTGAAAAAAGCGGTATATCATCAGATTACTGAGTGCCAGGATAAAATCAAAACTCCCTGGGATATTGCTCGTCACGTGGGTCTGGTGGCTAAAGATTTAGATTCGATAAAGAGGCTCGCTGTAGAGCGGGCTATAGGTCAATATTTGCGACTAACTTTTTCTAACCCTACAACGTCATATAAAAAATGACGATGTAGGAGTCTAGGGAGCTTATTCAGTAACATGAATATGCAGACGTTACAACCAAAGTTCAAGAACGTACCTACGGATGCTTCACTAGTCTGTAGCTCTACAACTCTACCATTAAACAGGAACGAAAGCGCCAGTGTGGTAGAGAAAGTACTGAGTTGTAACAATCCCGAAGTGAATCTTCACTGGAAACGGGTATCCGGACTTAAAGTCATTGTACCCGTACTCTCTTTAAAAAGGAGTCCTTTAATGCCTTGCGGTTTGATCAAAGCTCGTCACTTAATTAAAGGAGGTAAAGCAAAAGTAGTTAAACTGAACCCACTAGTCATTCAGCTTAAATTTGACTGTGAAAACCAGATCCAAGATGTTTCTTTAGGTATTGATTCAGGCTATAAAACTATTGGATTCTCGGCTGTTTCTGAAATAAGAGAAGTTAGCGCTGGTGAGCTGAATCTAGATAATGGAACATCAAAAAAGTTAATAGAAAAGAAAATGTATCGAAGGCATAGAAGAAACAGGCTGAGATACAGAAAACCAAGATTTAATAACAGAAAAAAATCTTCTGGGTGGCTTCCTCCTTCTATTCAGAGAAAATTTGATACGCACCTCAATCTGATAAAAAAGATAAAAGCTATAGTACCGGTTAAGAAGCTAACCATAGAGATAGGGGAATTTGATATTCAAAAGATAATGAACCCTGAGATTTCAGGCAAAAAATATCAGCAAGGTAATTTATTTGGGTATAATAATATGAGGTCTTTTTTGATAGCTCGTGAGAAAGGGAAATGTCAGTTATGTGGAAAAAAGTTCAGTAGAGATGATCCCTCTCATATGCATCATATAAAACCAAGGATTATGGGAGGTACTGATAGACCCGATGATTTAGCTTTGGTACATAAAAGCTGTCATGATAAGATTCACAAGGAAAAACTTTTTAACAAACTCAAAAAAGCCAAGGAGTATAAAGCTGAGACTTTTATGGCTATTGTAGGGGCTAAATTTAAAAAAGTTTTGGATTGTGATATTACATATGGGTATGAGACTAAGACTAAAAGAGATTTATTGGAGATAGATAAAAGCCATATCAATGATGCATTTGTAATAGCTGGTGGATCTACGCAGAAAAGATGCAAGCCTTATAAAATAGAACAGAAAAGGATCAACAACCGGACTCTGCAGACTAATAGGAAAGGTTTTTCAAAATCTATTAGGAAACAGAGGCATAAAATACAAAACAGGGATTTCATTTGGATTGATAGTAAAAAATATTTGAGCGGGGGCGTGGCTTGTAGAGGGACTCAGGTATATTATTTTGATGCGAATGAGAAGAGGCTTATATCTTCAAAAAAGATAGAAAAAGTTTATCATACAGGGAGTTTAGTGTGGCTAAATTAAATGACGTTGTAGAGCTAAAAAAAATTGAAGAAATTTTTGATGCTATTATCCTCAAACACATAATAAATGATATTATGAAGAGTAGAAAGGTGTCCCCTCAGGATGAAGTCACCTATCAGCTCGTAGAGAAGGAATATAAGGGTACGACGTATGTAATAAAAGCAGAGCACGTACCGATAGAGCATCTGATCAAATATTCGTCATCGAACTGTAAGAAATGTAATAGTAAAGGGTACAGCATCATCTATGTGAGTAAATCCAAAATAGCTAACCCTCAGGATTTCGTAGTGCTGGCGGATAGATCCGTAGAAAAAATGTCAGATGAGGAGAAAAAGCTCTGGCTCGAAGTGGAAAAGAAAAAGCCTACGTGGAGGGTCATGCTCCCCTGTAAGTGTACCATAAAAAATATATCTAAAAAAGAGCACACGATCGTGGCCAATGATATGGGGAATATCGTGGCTAGACTATCGTATGAAATAAAACAGGAGCAACTATGAAAATAGATTTTCTTTTGGCTCTCCTATCAGGAGCTCAAATGATTTTTACGGTAAGGATGCTCACAGTCTGCGAGCAGCGCCCATCAATATCTGTTGCTATAATGTTGTTTGTACCTCCTATAGTGTTAGTGCTGTGTTCAGTGAGTCTGCTCCGTAGAATACTTATTCTTTTTAACAAAAAATATTTACATATTAACTAAGGATCCCTATGAGCATCTCAGTTGAATTACAGAAGAAATTGGATCAGCTGGATAGGTATGATGATGCCTACTATAATAAAGAAGTCATCATCTCTGATGATGGCTATGATCTATTTAAGGAGAGTGTCCTCAAACAGCTCCCACCAGACCATCCTCGTCTGGATAAAATAGGGCACGCTCCCAGTAGCGCGTGGCCTAAGGTAAAACATTTCATTTTCATGGGGTCCCAGAATAAAGTAGATACTGAGGACAAAATACGGGACTACGTGAAAAAGAGTCTCCTGGCTCTCGGGATGAAAAAAGCTCGGTACGTGCTACAGCATAAAATCGATGGATTTTCTCTCGCTATACGATATAAAAATAAAAAACTGGATATGGCACTCACACGTGGAAAAGGCATCTACGGAGAAAACATCAAACCTAATGCCCTGCTATTCAGGAACCTCCCCAATGTCATACCAGTAGATAAAAAAGAAGTCCAGTGCCGCGGGGAAGGTGTGCTGTTTAAAGAAGATGTCCCTACTATCCAGAAAGCCAGGATCAAAGAGGGTGAAAAACCGTTTAAAAACCTCCGCAATGCCGCTAGCGGTATCAGCAGAAAATTTGACGGGGCCCTCAGCAAATATATCCATTTTATACCCTATGATATCAATGCCACAGTAAAAACCGAGACGGAGAAAATAAAAGTCCTGAAGCAGATGGGTTTTTCGCCGGTGACTACCTATACCTGCGAAGATGTGGATGAGATCATCGCTATCTATAAAAAAATAAAGGAAAAAGAAAGAAATACCTATCCATATGAGATCGACGGTCTGGTCCTCAAATTTGATGAGATAGAGCTACAGGAAAAATTAGGGATAGAGCATCAGAAACCGGTCGGTCAGATAGCCCTGAAATTTGAGTCTGAAAAAGCTCTCACGACGATCGAAAGTATCTTGCTGCAGGTAGGACGTACTGGAGTGATCACACCGGTGGCTATTTTGGAGCCGGTAGACCTCATGGGGTCTACTATCACGAAAGCGTCCCTGCATAACATAGGACGTGTCATAGAGGATAGTATAGGAGAGGGCGCAGAAGTTACCATTTGTAAACGCGGAGATATAATCCCTCAGGTAGATGAAGTCCTCAATATAGGGGACATTTATGAAAAACCTACTAAATGTCCGTCCTGTGGGGGGCCCCTCGTAGATGATAGCGTGAATATGTGGTGTCGCAATAAAATATGCAAAGAGAGGGATATCAACCGTATCGTCTACTGGATTGAGACCCTCGACATGAAAGGATTCTCAGGAAAATTTGTAGAGAAGCTATGGGATCTCGGTAAGCTGAGGAAAATATCCGATCTCTATAAGCTCAAAGAGGATGATTTTCTGGCTGTGGAGGGTATAGGTGAGAAAACGATTAAAAGTTTTTTCAGTATATTGGAAGAGTCCTCCGAGATATATTTAGATATTCTTATAACTGGCCTAGGGATCGAATCCTGTTCCAAGTCGACCGCGGCGGTCCTCGTAGAGAATTTTGGTACCTGGGATAAGATAGCCTCAATAAAACCTGCTGATCTAGAGCGTCTGCCGGGCTTTGCAGAGACCTCCTCCGCCACGATATGTCAGGGGATAGCTGAGGCCTCAGACATGGCTACAGAGCTCCTGAAGGTCATCAGGATCAAAAAGAAGAAGGCGGGGCCGCTGACGGGTATGTCGTTCTGTGTAACGGGATCTTTATCGTCCATGGGACGCAAGGAATTTTATGATCTCGTGGTGGAGAAAGGTGGGATAGCGAAGAATTCAGTGTCGGAGGGGCTGTCGTATCTCGTGTCGAATGAGGACCCGAACTCCGGTAAGGGTCTGAAGGCTAAGAAATACGGGGTAAAGATCATCAACGAGGATCAGTTTTTTAAGATCCTGGGAGAGAAACCGGTGGCGAATAAATCTGAAGATAAAAGTGAAAATAAAAAAGAGAGTATCCAGATAGTGTCTGAAAACCTTTTTGAGTAAAATAGATAGGAATTTTTATGCTACTAAAAGATTTAGTGATCTCTCCGTGTAATGCTAGAGACAGTAAGGCTGAGGATGATGGTATCGAGGCTCTCAAGCAATCGATAAAAGAGCATTCTTTGATCAGCAAAATTATATTGAGGCCTGGTAAGGGCAGTAAGTTTGAGATAGTGGCGGGGCAGCGTCGGTATAAAGCTCTTCTGGAGTTGTTAGGGGAGGATAAGGAGCTGCCAGAGGAGGACTATATTTTGATAAAAGATTTGGATGATGAGAAGGCGTATATCCTCTCTATAACTGAGAATCAGATGCGTCGGGATCTCTCCCCCATGGATCTCAATAAAATTATTCTCAAGCTGAATGGTTTTGGGTACAAAGAAAAGGAAATCGCCAAGATCCTGAATGTGACGCCACACCGATTGAAGAGGCTGTCGACGCTGGCGCAGGATGAGCGTAGGATGCCGGAGGCGGCTAAAGTGGAGCTTCATAAGCCTATTGAGGAGTCAAAACTAAACGATGGTCACTGGCAAAAGATACGGGATGTCGAAAATGAGGATGTGATAAAGGATGTCGTGGATTATGTCATTGATAAGGAGTCTCCTCCTCGGGATGTGCCTACCATCATAAAAGCTATTGAGAAGCAGTATAATGAAGAGAACCCTCCGTTGGGGGATGAGACTACTGCGAAAAAAGGTACTGAGGAGTCTGCTGAGCCCTCGGCGGATGGGCCTATTGAGTATGCTCATAAAGGTGAATTGAAGCTGGAGCTGCATGGGGATGAGCGGGTGCTCAAAGTGATGGGGAAAGGGACTGAGAATGAGTCTGAGGAGGTGCCTGTAGCGCATTATATGGAGTATCTCCAGCATCCGGAGAAATTCAGGTGTTTTGTGACTTTTAAACTCAAGGTGAAGCCTGTGGATTAATGGCTGGGTTTTTATTGTGCCGTTGGTTTAATAATCTATCAATAATGCTGATAAATTATATAGACGGATCAAACCCGGCATAAGGAGTTTGTTATATGGCTGACTATCCACAATTCATGTCTGATAGTGTGACTGAATTTTCCAAGGGTCCTAAGAGTATTTATGTACCTTCAGGGATTAGTTCTCGTAATATTATCAGTGGAGTTGTTCTTAATGTGCCTCAGACAGATGAGGATGATGAATGGGGTAGGACGGAGCGTATTGCCTGGGAAAGTTTAATAGATAAACTGAGTGTACTTGAGCGTGAAGTCGAATCTCCGTATAATCCTATTAGTGGCCTTAATTGGAAAATGGATTCTTTATTAACTATTATTGATTTGACCGTGCCTAGTTTGCAGATGGGCAGTATAAATATAGATGGTCTTACGAATACAATTACGGCATCAACATTAAATGTTAATACCGGAATTTTTACTGGGGCTGTTACGGCAGTTGGAGCGACTATTACAGGTACTGTAACTTTAAGCGGTGCTTTTAACAACACAGCTATTTTAGGATCTCTTACTGTTGCAGGATCAGTCACTATTACTGGATCAACCGTTATTAACAATACCGTTACTTTTGGTAATACTATTGCTACACAAGATTTATATCCTAATTTAGGAAATACTTATAATTTAGGTGATAGCTCTGTAAAGTATAAAAATCTTTATTTATCGGGTAGCGTTAATGCTAGTGCAGGTATTTTTTCAGGGTCCATTACGGCGGATAGTCTTACTTTAATAGGAAATATTAGCGCAGTTAATCTCATTTTATCAGGGTCTGTCACAGTGGATAGTCTCACTGTTGCAGGTACCGCTGTTACTACTATCGCAGGCAGCACGTTTCAAATTTTATCTGGTAATATCATTTTTAATAGTGGTTTTGTAGGTATTACGAACGCACTTACATGTGCTTCTAGTTCTTTAGTTACTTTTAATAGCTCCATAAATACTAAAGCTATATATCCAATATCTGGTTTTACTACTGCTGATATAGGGACTATTTCCCTGAAGTATCAAAATCTTTATTTATCTGGTAGCGTAAATGCGGCGACTGCGACATTTACTGGTGGCATTTCAATTGGGGGTGATATAATTCCTATTTCAGCATCATGTAGTTTAGGATCTTCTGTAGCTCCTATGAACAATTTGTTTGTAAGAACTGCTATTATTCCAAATAGTAGCGATACGTGCAATTTAGGATCTTCTACAATAGGATTTAAATTTTTATATATGACAGATCAAACTACTTATGCTATAGTAAGATGTAGGGTATTGAGTGGAGCGTGGCAAATTACATAACATTATATAAAAGGTAAATTTAGATGAAAATACAAAATTCATATGTGGCGGAGGATGATTTTATTTCGGCTTTCGATGAACTTTTGAAGAAAGACATGCCCGCCAAACAGTGCCTGGAAATGATAAAAAGCGAAGAGATCCTCATAAGCCATTTCAATAATTTAAAAAGGACTCAGAGGACTATCGTCGAAAAATATGCCAAGAAAAAAGATAATGGGGAGATAGTGCTCGACGATAAAAATAACATAGTGTTTAAAAGCAAATCCGATGAAGAAAAATGTAAAAAAGAGATAAGTGAAATACGTGAGGAGTTTATCGAAATCCCTCTGACGAATAAAGTAAAAATTTATGAAGATGATATTTTCACCGCTCGCAAACTGGTCCTTTTAAAAGAAATTGTGGATGTGATAAAAAGAGATACGCCGGAAGAACCAAAAAAATAAATCTTGACTTTGTTCTGCGATCGTTATATATTGATTGGTAGATAAGATTTAAAATCCGAACATGCAGGATAAAGCGCATGTACAGGCGGGCCGCTGTTTTCGAGATGCCCAAGACCGATGACCGTGACACGTCATCACTTCATAGGAGTAACCTATGTCTACGCAAGACAATGCCTCTGCAATTGCCCCCAGTGTCGATGTCTCTCAGATCCAGCCCTCATCAGGAAACAGTGTCTACCTCAGCAAAGACGGCGCGATCTCGTCTATTGGCGAGCGTGTGAAAAAGGCCTCGGAGTTCACGGGTGTAACAGAGAAAGATCTTTTTGAATGTCTCAAAAAGATCGGTATCGATGACACTCCCCAGGGCCTGCAGATGTTGGATTCGGATATCGCATCCGCAGATGTCCTGGAGAAAGAGATCACAGTATTTTCTCTGATCCCTACCCTGAAACGTAAAGCCGCGGTTGCTATTCTGAAAGGAACAGACCCCTTTAAAAAAGACCCGCCTGAGAAGAAACCCTCAATGCCGGTAGTATCTGTGGAAGGAAATGCTCTGTCTGAGGTTGTAAAAGCTCTCCGTGATATCTATAAAATGAAAGATAAAGAATTATTGGAGCTTTACAATAAGGAACGAGATCAGTTGGATGTTGAACAGGAATTAGACCGTAGAGTAAAGCATCAGCCTTTTATAATTTTACGAGGCGATAAATGCGAGCTTGGTAAAGAAACGCCAGATCTAGATATTGAAGCTAGCTTGGATCAACTTCGACGAGCACGCCGCGGCTATACTGTCCCGTCAATGGTGCCGATAGGTGAAAACAAAGTTGCACGCGTGTATCGTATTACTGAGCTCAATCCTGATGACCGCATAGTAGAGATGTGCCCTATCTGTGGAGAGATCCTCTATAAGGGATACTGTCCTAAATGTGAACTTGATTTCTCCGGTGTCGATGATGATTCGAGGGCCTATGTGAAGCTGGTGGTAAATTGCGAGAAATTCGACGTTAAGTGTCACTCTGACCGCAAAGCCGTCCATGCGAGTGCGTCAAAAAACCTGGCGAATTTGAGGACTACGTGGCCTTCAATATCTCCTACGTTTGACGACCTCAAAGCAACGAATAGCCTGCCGAAACTGCGGATGATAAAAAATATGCCCGCGGTGCAGGTAGCAGATCCGTTTCATGTGAGCGGTAATAGAAATTTCTAATTTTAACAATAGGGAGCTCCTTTTTGTAGGAGCTCCTCTTTTTTAGAAAGGATTTTTTATGCGGTCAGAAACTATAATGGAACACAAAGGCTATAAAGCTCGGATCATGGAAGCGGAAAGGCTGACGGGGGATCATGTACATGGATTACCTCCGGGTACTCCTCTGCCTGCATATCCCTCAGATATGTTTCTCAATTTCCCGAAAAACTGGATAAAAAATTCTTACGTAGTACCAGTCAGACCTAACAAAGGTCTCTGGTTCGATTGGACTTTTTGTGATGCTGCTAATACTGCGATATTACCTACAGTGAAAGGATGTAATCCTATTACGGGCATGCAGACATCTGGGTTTCATCTGGAACGATATGATGCAAAATGTCCAAAGCACGGCTGTGATTTTATGGCAGACCGATATTGCCCAGAGTGCGATTACAGATGGCCTTTTGGCAACTACGTTGCTTCACCTAACACTCTCTGGTGGGACGGTTTCGCAAATGTCAAGGACGGTACCGTGCGTCAGTTCTTTTTTACAGAAGAAGAAATGCGTGACATAGCCACGCGACTCATAGGAAAAGATCAAACAGTACCTGCATTTGGTTTCGCATTTTACAGGCCTAAAGAATTACGGCAACCCCAGGTCTCTTTGTATCGAGGGATTTTTAAATCATTTCCTATAAATGATGACTCGGATATTGACTCAGATTCTACAATATATTGTGATAGCGTATTGAATGAAAATTATACTTCAGGAACTCTGAGTATTCAGAATGCACCGGGAGATCCGACTTCCAGCGTGTATTTATGTGCTACACCCTCTGCGGGAGCGCCGGTTAAAAGCGCATGTTATGCAGCATCGACAGATCACACAGAAGTTAAGGGAGTCGCTTCGTTAAAACATCTGCAGACTAGACGGTATAGGAGTTTTTCCGATACTGTGAAGGAAGTGTCCGTCGGAGCAGGGGCAAAAATTTCACAAAATTTAATACCAGATCCATATGGGCTGGATACCTGGTGTGATACCCCGGCAGCAGTCATGACAATTTATTTCGTGTTTCAGGAGAAACTCGAGGAGCTGATAGCCGGAGGAGTCCGCGATCTAGAGGGAAAACCAGAGGGGATGCTCGCCGGGCTGCCGGTCGGATAATTTTTTTCATAATATCCTGTTTATTTTTTTGGTCCTGTGTATATTATATGCATGGGACCTTTTTTATTTTGAAAGGGGGTCCTTTTATGAATGCCTTAGAAATGAATTTATGCTATGATCGTATAGAGCTGATAAATCGTGAGCAGCGCAGACAGATTGAAATACATAAGTGGATCCAGTCAGAAAAGTCGGGCTATGATCTCAAAGACGAGGCTACCCTCGAATGGATAGAGAAATACGCACCTCTTTTCAGAAAATGGGCGGAGTCCCTACCCTATACCTGTATGCATTGCGGGGCCTGTAAAGGTCCTAATGCTGCGGGTATGTGCCCTACTCCATTCGATCAGAAACGCATAGATTTTATTGAGAAAGATAAAAATTGATATTCTTTTAATATAAAATTTCTTTTAATATGTATTAAACGAAAGGATTGTATATGCAGAGAGTAATAGTATATCTCGGTAAAATAGCAACTGCTCTAGAGCAGAAAGGTAGGACTGACTATGCGGACTATATCAATCAGGTGTCTGCTTCTTTAGATGTAGATGCCTCGTTGGATAAATCCGCTCAGGAGCTGGTCGCCGCGGAGGAAATCTATATCCAGGAAGCGGTGGATGCATGTGATGATGCTAATCGTGACATCACGGCAGCGACGCAGATTATAGAGGCCGCTCGGAAAAGGAAGAAGAAATGGGTGCAGAAAATAGATCTTAAAAAAGGTCGTTTTACTTCATATTGCAAAGCTCAAGGATTTAAAGGTCCTTGTCAGGCATGTGCTGAAAAAGCCCTGGCTTCCCCGGATAAGTCTGTTAGGGGTATGGCGGGATTCTACAAAGCTACCAAAAAGTTTAAGAAGAAATAATAACAAGAATACAGGATAGGGTAGCTCCCGAAAGGAGGCTCTCCAGGCCTCTTTCCTGTACACTCTAACTGGAGAAACGTATACTGGAGGTACGTATGAAGAAGAGATCTGATTTTAACGATTTAACAGGAAAAGTTTTTGGTGATCTTACTGTAGTATCTTTGGCGTTCACAAAAAATAGAGTTTCTCACTGGAACTGTTTGTGTAAATGTGGTAGAAATAGGATAGTAAGATCTAGGTATTTAACACAGGGTATTCACACTTCTTGTGTAGTATGCTCAAAAATTAAAAATGTCGGGCATCACTATGTGGATCTGACTGGGAAACGCTTTCACCGGTTAATAGTTCAGCATATATCCCATTATGACTTATTAAAAAGGACATACTATTGGAAATGTCTGTGCGATTGTGGTAAAGAAGTAATTATTATTGGTAATAGTTTAAAAACGAATAGAACAAAGTCGTGTGGGTGCCTTGTTTCCGAGAAAGCTAAGAATAGACTTTTTACAAATCTTATAGGAAAGCGCTTCGGTAGATTGTTTGTTATTGGTCATGATGGTATGAAAAAAACTTTTAGATATTGGGAGTGTGTTTGTGATTGTGGAAATAAGACAAAAGTAAAAGCAAGGGATTTAAGGTCAGGGCATACACAGTCTTGTGGGTGTTTAAGAAAAGAAAGATCTTCAGAAGGCTGTAGAAATAGAAGATTACCGGATAACGAAGCTGGCTTTAATAGGGTATATCGGGAATACCGTAACAAAAATGCAGAAAGGCGAGATCTGTCGTTTGAGTTAACAAAAGAACAGTTTAGAGAATTGACTCAAAAGCCCTGTCACTATTGTGGTTTTATGCATTCAAAAAACCAGTTAGGTTTTTTATATAATGGTTTAGATAGAGTAGACAATAAAAAAGGTTATACAATAGATAACGTAGTTCCTTGCTGCTTTACCTGTAACATATCAAAAGCTCGTATGACAGTAGAAGAATTCTTATCTTGGATAGATCGAGTGCACGTGTATCAGAGCCAAAAACAGAACAAATAGCTATTTCATTTGACTGACCGACATCCATAGATACATTCTGCCTGGTTCGTCAGCTCCAATATTATATCTTTAGCTTTATTCTCTTCTTCCCACTGACTAGAAGCTACGTTGTAGAAGAAAAAATGTAGGCGATATGTTTTAATGCTCGGGCATCCTCTGCCCTGGATATAGCTCTCGACACCGACCTGTATATTGTCTTTTCCCATGGCGTCTTTAGTCCTGAATACACTATAGCTAACATTGTAGATATATATAACGTCAGTTTTCTTGCTAGGGACAACATCTACGCAGAATAGTGGGTATAGCGTGATAGGTATGATTTTAAAAACATATGTAGAGCCTACATGATCTCTGTTATAAACAAATTGCTGCTTTTTATACATTTTGATGAGGGTGTCTATTATCGGACGAAATTTAGTTTCATCATATGTTTTCTGGGTATCGTTGGAGAGCTCAGATTTAATCGTAGTTTTAGATAGTATGGGGGCAGACTGGGCGCAGGCATTGATGGATAGCATCAATATCATTAAAATAGCTGTTTTTAACATAGGATCCCCCTTTCTATATCATGGATTTTCCTATAAATAGATTATCATTTTTATGCGTCAAAAAGATATTTAATATAGATCGTCAAATTTTACTGCTAAAAATAATAATATTTTTGATAAATAAAGAAAAAACTTGACATTTATTTGAAAATGTCGTATATTAGAGTAGCTCTTTGAAATAGTTATTTTAGTAAGCACAAGCAGTAACCCTACAACGTCACTTAATAAATGACGCTGTGGGAGTCTAGGGAGCTTATTCAGTAAAATGAATATGCAGACGTTACAACCAGAGTTCAAGAACGTACCTACGGATGCTTCACTAGTCCGTAGCTCTACAAATCTCTCTTTAAACAGACTGGAAACGGTCAGTGAGAGAGGTATAGTACTGGGCTGTAACAATCCCGAAGTGAATCTACGGAAACAGGTATCCGGACTTATAGTCACTGTACCTGTATATGAGTCCTTATTTTAAAATAAAGATTCATTTTAAAATTTGATAGTCTAATCTTTTATCGTAATGTGCCTACATCAGGCACACACCCCATGAGCCTTAGTTTAAAGCCGGGTTCATGGGGGTGTGCCGCACCTTAAAGCACACACAACTCGGATAAAGTCATCATCCGTAAAAACGGATGATCCACATCCTTTACCGCAAGGGCTTACATGATCTCATAAATCATCGCCGGGCCTTAGAGCCCGGCACCCAGAGAGGCGACCGCCCTCAGTGGCGGAAACGTGCTCTGGAAAGCACTCGCAACTTGGATGTAGATTATCTTTTCGAATATGTCGTTCTTTGATAATATGAATAGAAGTTAAAAATTTTCATCCTTTATCGTATGGGCTTACATGGATAATGTTTTTATCTCATAAATAAAAGCTAGATCGTTCAAACCGATCAAATCCCGTAAGGGATGGTTACTCAAGCACTTACAACTCGGATGAAAATTTTTATATAGGTCGCTCTTTGATAGAGCGTGGATTGAAACAAGTCCAGCAAAGCGAACCAAAAACTGCAGCCGAGACTCGCGCATGTTCTTTTTGTCACTCTTTTAGAGAGCGTGGATTGAAACAAATCAAGAAGAAAGCACCAAAAGTTGCATCTGAGATTTGCACACGTTTTTTAAATCGAAATTAAAAATGTATCTTTTACAGTGTGAACTTACATTTAGTCTTGGTTCGACTCCAAGTTAGCCCACGAAAGTAGGCTAGTAGTTCAACGGTAGAACAGTTGCCTATTAAGCAATCAAAAAAATAGTACGCACGACTCAGATACATTTTTAATTCATAAGCCGAGGAAGTTTAGCAGCTCTCTCGGCTTTTTTATTTGCTTGATAAGTTTATTATAAAAAAGTATATTGAAGGCATGGAAATAAGATATACCATAGGTGATTTGATAGCTTTAGGAAAAATTATTTCTAAAAAACCATGGGTTTTGAATAATACCTCATATGCGGATGAATATGATCTCATGCTGATGGATCTTAAAAAATCTTTACAAATGTCAGAAACAGCGAATAGAATTGCTAATGATAAGTTAGCACGTTGGATACAAAAAAATTTTCAATGGCACGGTCCGAATAATTTTAAAAGTCAAATAGTGCTTTTTATATTTCATACGTCGTTAGAGGAAGTGCCCTTGAATATCAATGACGAGCTATTGGCACCTTTCGCTAACTGGCGTCTCCGGATAGCCAAATAATTTTTTTAAGATATGCTTTAAAAAGGTATAACGAAATAGTATATTGTATAACCGACAACCAAAAACAGGAGGTATGTATGGCAGGCGTACATGTAGTTTATAACGGTCGTAACGAGGACATCGCATTCGAGCAGCTCTTCACGCCCGAGCGCCGTGCCGGAGTTGGCATCGCGGATGGGATTGTACTCTCGTCCTCAAACGTGACTGAGGACCAGGTGAAACGCGCCTTGTCTCAGTATTATGATGTCGGTGTGGGAGAATTTGACGATCATTTCGTCGAACTCAACCCAAACGGTAACGTGACCGTCCGTCCGAATACTCCTTTCGGTGGGTAAACTCGGGCGCTCTATAAAAAGAGCGCCCTTTACTAAATAATATTTATATTGGAGGCTTGAAATGGCTACCGCTACTCAGAAAAATACAGCCGCTCCGGAAAAAGAAGAAGACCTGCGGGTAAAAATCCTCAACACCTTCATGACGTGTGACCACCGAAATACCGAAATGTCAATGAAAGTGCACCAAGAGGTCCAGACGAAGGATCCCCTGTTCTATGCGCACCTCGCATGCTGGTACCGTAAGAACGGCGAACTCCGAGATGTCAATGAGGTATTCTCGGCGCTGCTCAGTGTGGATCCATATCTCCCTAACCGTGAGGTAGGCCTGGCGCTTTTCCGGGAGCAGGCCCCATTCATGAAACGGCGCATCCTGGGTTTCATTAAGGGCAAGAAAGTCAAAGTCCGTGAGAAGACTGGTAAAAAAATCAAAATCGGTAAGAAGACCGTGGATGAAGTCAAAATCACCGAGAAAAAGGTAGGTCTCGATAAATCCCTGCCGACTGCGTTCAAGACGGAGGTCACGCGATATCTACGCTGGCTGGAGTCCAATACGGAGAAGTTTGATACGGTCGCTATCCGTAATGCTAAAGATCTAAAGGCACTCTATGCCTCTAACGGTCTGCAGATCAAACCATCGCCGCGGGCGCAGGCTATCCTATTCGATAAGGAGTATCCGAAAGATAGTAAGCTGAATATTTTCGAGAAAATCAGCACAGCAAAAACTCCCGAAGAAGCTGCGAAGCTCATTGTGGAGAACAAAGTCCCGTATACCGTCGCTGTGGGTTTGGTGGAAAAAATCACTCCATCTATCCTGGTGGCGCTCATCGATGCTATGAGTCCTCAGGAGTTGATCAACAATGTCGCCTCTCTGGAAGAAAAGGGAGCGATGGACAATCCGGACGTCAAAAAGCTGATCCAGGCTAAACTGGGGAAAGCTGAGAAATCCAAAACAGTCGCCACTTTGAAATCCAAAACAGCGAAAGCTACTGGTCGTATCAAGGATGAAGAAGTCCTCAAGCAGCTTGATAAGGTAGCTGATGAGCAGGTCAAAAAGAGTGGTACTATTAAAGTCCCTACTGCGATCTTTATTGATCAGTCTGGTTCTATGGATAAAGCGATCGATGTAGGTAAGCGGTGTGCGGCGCTGGTGTCTGGTGTCACTACCGCCGATCTACATGTAGTTTGTTTTAATACGGCGGCTACCCCGATCACGTCTACGGAGAAGACTCTGACTGGTTGGGAGAGGGCGTTTGCGCCTATTCATGCCAATGGGGGTACGTCTATTGGGTGTGCCCTGGATTATCTGATGCGGCGTGGGCATGCGGTGGAGCAGCTCGTGGTTATTACGGATGAGCTAGAGAATAGCGCTCCGTTTTTCACAGATGTTTTTGCTAAGTATAAGGAGCAGGCCAAAGCCACTCCGCACGTTGTGATCATCAATGTCAGTGCGACGGCGCATAGCTATAGTGATCAGATTCTTCATGAGAGTTTGGATAAAGCGAAGATTACATATGATGTATATAAGCCCGCGAATTCAGATTATTACGGGCTGCCGGGTTTAGTGACGTTACTATCTCGTAAGTCCAAACTGGATCTTGTGTATGAAATTCTGGATACGCCTTTGCTGGTCCGGAGGGATTTTCGATAGTCGTGCCAGTAATGTGAGTGGCTGTATGTGTTTATTAAGAAAAAAGTTAGACAAGCGTATTACGTACAATCATACGTACAATCAGTAGTTGGTGGAAATAAACTTTTCTTTGGAGGTTATATGTTTGCCGAATTTGACAAGGTGATTAGGTGCCTTGCGTTGGAGTTACCCGAGTCCGTACATGCCGATG